ACCTGGAATAGTACAATGGGTAGTATAGGTACATATTGGATAAAGGAGAAATAATTATGTATAGAGAATTTGAACTTAAAGAAATTATAGATTCTTATGATGATGAAACTATAAATGAGATGATAAATGATGATAACGTCAAAGGATTTATGATAGAATTTGCTGAAACTATATGTGGAAATGTTGCAATTCTTGATAATGGCGTAGTTAAAGCAATGAATGATATATGTAATCAAGATAAATTTCATATAGTTATGATATATAAATATTTTGATAGAGAATTTATAAAAATATAATTATAAATTTATTATATTAGAGGCATTATAAAATGATTGATGAAACTAAAATCTATATAGTACCTATGGTAAAAATATCAAATAAATATATAGAAGAACCAGTAGAAGTTAATATTTTAATTAATAAATATGGAATTACTTGTAAAAAAGATGGTTATCAACAAAAGTATTTCTATAAAGAATATTTTGAGTGGCTAATCTATAGAAAGTATATAAAGGTAAAGTAATTATAAATTTTGATTACTTAAATTAAGGAGAATTAATATGCTTGGCAAGAATATTAAAAAACATTTGAGAAATAAAATACAAGATTGGATAGACTCAATATCTAATGATAGGCAAGATGTAAAGGATGCTATTCTTGATAATGCTCTTATTACAGGTGGTGCAATAGTATCATTGTTGCAGGATGAAGCTCCAAATGACTATGATATATATTTTAGAACAATTGATTCACTTAAACTTGTAGCAGACTATTACATAAATAGATTTATAAATAAATGTCAAAAGCACGAAAATGAAAATGATGAAAATTCACCTATGGTTACAACTCTTACTACTGTGCCTGAACTTCAAAGATGCTATTGGGATGATATAACTAAAAAATGGGTTGTGCTTAAATCAGGTGACAAAACTCCTAATAATGAAGAAGAACGATTGCGTATATTTATACGTAGTGTGGGTGCATTGGGAGATAATTTTAATAATGCTGATGACTATAATGCATCTAATTTGGAATATAGACAAGCACTTGCTAAAATAGGTGAGACTATTAAAGAGGTAAATAAAAACAAAAAGAAAAAAGAAGAACTTAAATATAGTCCGATTTTTATGACAAATAATGCTATTTCTCTATCAGATAAGATACAGATTATATTGAGATTTTATGGTGAACCTGAAGAAATACATAAAAATTATGATTTTGTACATTGCAGTTCATATTATCTTGTAAAAGATAATAAACTTGAATTGCCATCGAGAGCATTAGAGGCAATTATAAATAAGGAACTTTGTTATATTGGTAGTAAATATCCATTGTGCTCTTTGGTAAGAACAAGAAAGTTTATGAAACGCGGATGGAGTATAAATGCAGGTCAGTTTGTAAAAATGGCACTACAAATAAATGATTTGGATTTGAAAAATTTACATGTTTTTGAAGAACAGCTTGTTGGAGTAGATAGTGCTTATTTTAATGACTTGATTACTTCTATTGAGAGAATGCGTAAAAATGATCCCAATTTTGTTCCTGATACAAATTATTTGATAAGACTTATAAATCAAATTTTTGATAACGAACAAGAAGATGCAAATGGTACTTATAACGATGAAAGATCTATGCCTATATATGAGCATGATGACACTAATTGTTTAGATACAGATGAATAAATGAAAATAATTATATTTAATATAGTCTTGAGTTCATCAGGGTCAATCCTCTAAATATTTATTATAAATGTTAATAAATAATAATGTAATTAAATTTTGTGCACAGGTTTTATTTTATGCGTACAAAATTTAATTATTTTAATATATAGTTTAAATTTAAAAATTTACAATAATTATATAAATATTAAGCTAAATATATTGTATTCTTTAAAAGCTCCCAAAAACGGTTAATTAATTTATTAATATATTTATTTAATTATTTATCTATATAAATAATAATATAGATATATTAATTAATACACAGCTTTTGAAAATAAATTGATAAACTGTTTATTAACAGATTATGAGGTGAATAATATGAATGAATTAGAAAAAAGAGCTAAATATCATGCTAAGCATCAAGATGGCATGAGTCCATTTTATAGCTTAGGAGAAAGTAAAAGTTTAAAGGAAGCACCAGATATATTTGGAATTGAGACAGATGCTGAAATAGCAGCTGAAATGGATAAACGTAGGGAAGCTGCCTGGGCTAAACGCAGAGAGATAATTGATGGTGATATGTTGGGTTATGTTTCAAATTATGAAATGCTCGATAAAATGGCCACTAAGAAGACTCTTAAAGATAAGAAAGACTTCATTGTTAACTACATTATGGGAGATTTACCTGAAGTAAGAAAAGGTCCAGATTTCAGAGGTAAACAATCATTTATATATAATTCTAAATATAAAGATAAGCCTGTAGATAGAGCTATGGCTGAGAAATGTGCTGATTTTATTCTTGATAAATTTAAAAATGAAGATGGAGTTCGTTTTTATAAAGATCCTAATGGTATTGTAAGAGATGCTAATGGTATTAATGTTAATGAGACTCGTTACAATAATAATAATATTAAATTTAAATATCGTGAAGAAATAATGCATAAGAAGTTTCCTAATATCAAATACTTCCACGAATTATCTAAAGAGCAACAAGAAGCTATAGATATGGAAGCTAAGGAATTATGGTTAGCTGATGATAATTATGTTGAAATAGTTCCATTATCTGAATCTAAGAATAAAAAGAAACCATATAGCTCTATAAATAAGAATGCAGGAAATGTAGAATATAACAATAAAATGTTTAATGCTATGAATAATTCAATTGAAAGCCCAATAAATAATCCTGTTAATGGTCCATTTGGAGAAAATATTAGTGGTGAAGGAATAGGTGAATCAATCATTGATGATCATGCAAACCAGAAATCCGCAGATCTACTTACTAGATTGAATTCTTTAGAATCATGTAAAGGTGTTTCAAAAGTTCCTTATGAATTAGCAATACAATACAAATCTATATTGAATGAGTTTCCTGTGGGAACTGTTTTAAAACTAAAAATTGATGCAGGGGAAGAAACATATACTAAAACAGACTCAGAGTTCTGGAAACATTATAGAGCTCCTTGGGGCAATACTAAAGTAATACATGTGCTTGATCTTGCAAGGTGGTTTGCAGGAAGAAAATATATTTCTAGAAGCTCAATTGAATATAGTCAGAAAAAATTAGATGAAGCTGCTTCTAAGAAAGAAACAATTGAACTAGAGTACAAAGATCTTGAATTCACGCAATATGGTCCCAAACGAGACGTAGATGATTGGGATGAGTGGGATAGATGTATTGATTGGACTTATAAAGTAGATAAAAACGATCTTTATACATTTATTTTTGAGTCATGCATTGATGAAACAGATTTTCCAGAAGCATTTGAGGATGAGTTCGATCCAAATAATACAGAACATTGGGCAAGATTTGAGAACTGGCTTGACGATAATTTTGATTTTATTTATAATAAATATGAGCAGAAAATTCTTGAGCATTGGAAAGAAGCTGCGATCGAAGAAGCAAGAAATGAATACGATCCAGATGATGAATATTATAATGAATCACTAAAAAATAATAAAGATAAAGAATTAGTTTATGATAATACAGCAGCTACTCCAGATTTATTTGAAGTAGCTACTCCACAAGAATGTGCAGATTTATTTGGTAAACCAGTAAGAGATGGTGATAAAGTGTATTATCCAAAAACTAATGAAGATATTCAAGCAGATTTAATGAAGGCTAGTTCAGATATAAAACAAATGGCAGCAGAATTAAAGAATAAAGTTAGTAATAATCAATTAAATCTTAAAGAAGAATTAAGTAAAGATGTTAGAGATTTTATAATTGGTGAAGCTGAATATGGAGAATTAGATATAAATGATATTATAGACAGCTTGATATATATGAATAAAAAGTTTGATGAATCTGAAGTAAGAAAATTTGTAGATGAAGTTAATAATGGTAATGTAACAAAAGATATACCATCTGTAATAATAAATGGACAAGCTTCATATAGATATGGAGAAACAGATATAAATAATATAAAAACAGAATATTGTTTAACTGTAAATGAATTAATAGAATATTTAAATACTACGTTTGATGGAGATGAACCAATAGTAATTAAATATAATAATGAATATTGTCCATTAATTGGTTCAAACTTCATAGATGCTAAAATAACTAAAAAGATAGTAGATTAATAAGAATAAAGGAGATTAGTTAACATAAATCTAGTCTCCTTTTTATAATAAGAAAATAAATAATTATAAATAAAGATAAATAAAAATTAAATTATGCTAAATTGATATATAAGCAATAGTTGACTTGTATAATAAAGTATATTACAATAAAAACAGTAAAGGAGATAAAAATTATATGGGAGCAGGAGCAGGTTATACCTTAGAAGCTAAAGAGATTATAATTAGTAGCATACATTCTATAAAGCTCAACAGAGTACTTGAAGCTTATACTACATATGATACTATAAATTTTGAAGCAGAGTTTGATACAGAAATAGATTGTATAATAAATGATATATCTTTTGAATCATATGAATATGGCGACAGTTTAGATGTAGTTCATGGCATAATAACAAAATTAGTACTTAGTTTTGAAAATACAGATGCAAAATCAGAGAGTGATTCAGATATAGCAGAATGGATAGAAAAACATATATATACTATTAGAGAAGAATTAGTAAATGATCATTTTTCTACAAATTATATGGTTGGAGGCGGATATATCCATACCACATTTGATGGTTATATAGTAAAAACAGATGATATGAACGCTGTAGAACACCCATATTATTATGTTAATGATAATGCAATGTGTATTACAGCTGCTGAGGTTATGATAGATCCAGAAGATAAAAATATTGTAGATTATATAGATAGAGCAGTTACTGGAGAAAACATGCTTACAGAGTATACAACAGAAGATAACGAAGAATTTTTTGATGATATACATGCAGCTATAGAATATGCTAAAGACAATGGCTACGATAAAGTATATTATCAGACTCAGAAAGAAACAGTAGATGGAGATCTTGATACCATAGACTATGGCGTAGCTTGGCGAGATGAAGACTATTATGATGAGTTTTCAGAAGATGATTTCAATGAATCATTAAATAAAAACAGCTTAAATGAAGCTAATACGTTTGAGTATAAAGAAATATTAAAACTTGCTAAAGAAGCTGGTTTTACTACAGTAGATGAGCTTAATAAATTTAAGAAAGAGCATAATGGAGAAGACTTAATTAAAGCTCTTAGAAATAGAGTAGGTTCTAATAAACAAGAGGCCAGAGCATTTAAAGTTAATTATAAAGATGGCAATGTTTATGCTAGTAAAATAATTAAAGCTAGCAGCAAAGAAGCTGCTAAGAAAATTGCTGAAGCAAATGGAATTAAAAACATTATAAATGTTAAGAGCATGGACTATGCCGCTGCAAAGAGATTAGGTTTTGATTTTAAAGAAACAATAGGAGAGGGATGTAAACCTATTAAAGAAGATTCTGCCAATGGTTCAGTTTATGACGCTCTTTATGATACAATTCAAGACGCATATGATCCAGTAACTTATGATGAAGCTGAGTATGCTATTGAAACTGCTTATGAAGATGGCGACATTGACGAAGAAGAATATGATGAGCTTATGCAGGAGCTTGATGAAGCAAGAAATAATGCAGATAAGTTTAATAATGAGCAATTAGACGAGCTTGGTAAAAAGTTTGGTTTAGACTATATGTTCTATAAAGATAGAGGCGAAGATGTTATGTTATACGCCCCAGATATAGAAGATTATGACGATGAAGATGCTTATGAAGAACAGCTTGAAGCCTTTGATGATTTTCTACACTATATCGAAATAGATTTAGATGGCGATACTGAATACTTTAGTGAAACTGTGACAATATTACACAGATGATAAAATAGTTGATATATTAGCAGCTATAGATTATAATAAATTTGTAGCTGCTAATTATAATGAATAGGAGATAGATATAATGAATAAAAAAGTGATTATAGCTCAAGCAAAAGCTGATAAGAAGAGAGGGCTTGAACTTGACCCTCTTAATCCAGATGATTTAGAAAATGTCATGGTGGAGTATGGCTATGATGATGAGGAATTAGCTATTTATAAGGACGCCTATTTTGGTACAAAGGTAGAAGAAGCTTTTTCATATGAAGATGATGAGTTCTTCACAAGAGAAGAAGTAGATGACTTTGCTGAAAAAGTTTGTGATCATGTTAATGAAACATTTGGTGAAAAATTTGAAGTTCAAGCATCTTATATTACTAATAATGAAATCGAAGTAATAGTTTATAATGATGATCTCGGTGAATTTATTGGTAAAGAGAAAATTGATATGAGACGTATTAGAAAACCAAGCGATCTTGATAAATATGTTTTAGATGTTGCGGAAAATATTATAGACGAAATTAAAGAAGTTTTGATTGATAGTGATTATCATGATGCAAGTGAAGGTGAACTCAAAAGAATGGGAGTGTTTGATGATTCTATAACAGAAGATTCAGATGGTGATCTATTTGGAGTATTTTCTACTGGAGGGTCAATAGGATCAAATGATAGCGATAATCTCAGGGTATGGAGCGGCAATAAATCGGGACAGTTAGTTAAAGTATTTCATTCAAGTGCTGAAGCTCAGGATTACGCTAAGTCTGCAAAAGGACGACTTAGTAAAGGTGAACGTTCATACTATGGTATGACTTATTTTACTAAGAAGTTGTCAAAGAAGGATAAAGAGCATCCTCAAGTTATCAAATTAATAAATGAGTCAGTAATTAAAGAATCACCAGAAGATGATGGGCCATATAGCTATAAAGAAACAGAAGCTGAACTTCAATCATTAACACAAAATTGGACAAGAGAAAAAGACCAATTAAAGTGTGGCTATGACGAAGAAAAGAATTATGGCATGGAAATTCTATCTAAGCATAGTTATGAGTGTAATGCTGATAAGCAAGGCGGATGGTGGATAGTTGATTATTGGAAAGATCTTGATTCTGATAAAAAAGGTGTAAGATTTGGTAAAGCTAAAAAAGCAATAGATTTTGATCCATATGCGTATGATAAAGACATATTTAAGCCTGGTATAGTAGTTGAGTTTATGGAAGATGTTTTATATGGTGATGCTGAGGTTGTAGCTGAAGCAGAGCTTGATAAATATCCAGTAACAGACACTGAGGTTTATGAATTTATAACTAAGCACGGTTTTAAAATGTCTAATGAAGATGAAGGTATGTTCTATATTCCTAAAGGAACTAGAGCTAAATTCATTGGAGAATTAGATGTTGGATCAAGCTGGCCTATGTTTGAGGTAAATGGTATCGAACTTGAATTTGCTAATGATGAACCATTTAAAGTAAGCATTATAGATGATTCTATAACAGAAGCAACTACAATGAGACATGGTTGGTATGGTTCAAGATATACTGATTATAATAAAGAAAACGGTTGGACAGATGAAGATATAGAAACCCATAAAAATACTAATTGGGCAGCAAGAGATTATGAAGAGCTTCCAATTCCAGAGGATAATTTCATTGGGATAGCTGTAGCTTATACTGATAATGGTGTAAGAAAAATTAAATGTAAATTTATAAAATTTATAAGACCAAATCCTATATATCCTCCTTATTATGCTCCAGAAAAGAAACCATTTACTGATGTTGTAGGACCAATGTTTGATGGTAAAAAGTATAAAACTTATGATATACATGATAGATATGAGAGTCAAGATGTATATGATTATTTAAGTAGATAAATCATTAAGAGAGAGGGACATTATTATCCCTCTCTTTATTAATTTAACACTTTATTTATAAATAAAAAATAAAATTATAGTATAATTATAATTATAATTAGCTAAATATATTATAAAATATTATAAAATATTGTAAATGTTGTAAGGAGATTTACGTATGCTATTAAATGAAGATTTTTTTAAAGATACTCCAGATTGGGAAGAAGTTGCTTCAAAGCAAGTTTTAGATAGTGACGGTTTTTATACAGACTATACTTGGTATAAAACTAATACTCCAGATGGAGAGAAGCATATATTTATGTTTGGTGATAAAGATATTTATGAGCCAGATGAAGGTTATGCTGATTGGATAAGCTATACAGAGCAAAGTGCAAAAGAATGGTTTGATAACTACAATGGTTTTGAAGATGATGAAGACGATGAAGAATATATAGATAATCTTTATCATGATGCTTCAGAAGATGAACTTAGAAAAATGGGTGCTTTTGATAATTTGAATGAATCTTTCGATGGCAAATTCTGTATAATAGCTATTACAAATGATGGTAAAAGAAAATATTACAAAGATGGCAGTTTTATAGACAATAAAGCTGATTGTACTATATTTACAGATATGGATGAAGCTAGATCAAAGTGGTTTGATATAGATAAATCTAAATATAAAAGAGTATTTATTCCTAAATATGATACTAAAACAGAATCTTATGATAAATATGGCAGACCAGAAACTTGTGAAAATTGTGGAACTCTTTTAACTGATTCTGGAGAATGTCCAAAGTGCGATTTAGGTGAAGAAAGATTAGATGAAAATAATTTAAAGGAAGCTTATGATAGTAATTATAGTGAAATTAGAGGAAGAGTTCACGATGAGGTATATGATATGCTAAGAGATACTATTGATAATCTCCATTTAGTTATTAATAATAAAGTACCGGCATATAATCCAAGTTGGATAGCTAATGATAGTTTCACTTTTGATATAGATATAACCACAGAAGATATTGTAGATGATTTAATGAGAAATTATCATAAATAAGGAGATTTAAATATGAAATTTGAAAAATATGACACATTAAAAGAAGCTTTAGAAGTAAAAAGTTCTATGACTAATGCTGGAGAATTTTCTGAAGAAAATAAAGGAATAGCTCCTGTAGTATACTCTGACGCTATAAATATGAGCAAGAAAAATGTAAAAAAGATAAATGACGAAATGAAAGATAAACAAAAAGAAGTTGATGAAGTTGTTAAAGATAACGAAGTTGACTCTCATGATAAACTTCCAAAAACTGATAGTCTTAAAAAACTTAAATTATCTGAAGCAACAGCTACACTAGATTTAGCAGTAGATACAAGAGATGATCCACTTGAAACTTTTGAAGACTACGATATGTTTGTATTTATCACAAATTTATTTACAAGAGATTTAAAAGGTAATCAAAGACCTTTAAATCCACTTGGTAGAAATCATAAACATTTTGAATATTTAAATAAAGGAGATACAATTGGAGAAGGTTCTCAAGTAGGTGTAACAAGAAACGGTGATATTATACTAAAATCTGATAAAATTGAAGATTTCGACGATGTTAAAGCTATATGTGACAAATATAAATTTAGTTATATTGGTCCAAAAGAAGCTAAAAACGATACATATAAATATTATATAACAGTTATTGTTCCTAAGACTAAAGGCGGTTACCCTCTTAATGTTGAGGATTATTTTGAAAGCATAGGTATTAATCCAGTAGATGTTCTTCCAAAATGGTACTTCAACATTAAAAAGAGATATAATAAAAAGTATGGCATAGAAGAAGATTATATTCAAAGAAAAGACGAGTCTGTTGAGAAGCAAGCTGAAAATATTGCAGATTATTTATCACAGTTTTTAAATGACACTTCTAATATAGAAAATCTTAGTGATTATCTTGATGAGTACGATATAGAAAATTTAACAAAATCTATAGATGCTTTATATTATTTTGCACAGAATTACAAATCAAGTAAGATAAATGTAAAAGAATCTAAATCTCTTAAAGAAGCAGATGAAGATATTATTAAAACAAGAGATGACTTAAATAAATTTGAACCTTGGGAAGGTGCAGTTCATACTCTAGATAAAATTAAAGAAGCAGATAAATTGGATTCATTAGAAGCAATGCTTAAAGAAATGTACCCAAAAGGTATAACAGTTGAAAAATTAAATAATCTGTTGTGGTTTGAAGATGATTGGATTTATAGTATGTTAAATATAAAATCATATGATGAGGATTAAGTTGTTTAACAATCAGGAGATTTATATATGAAATTTGAAATAATTAATATTAATAAAAATAACAAGCTCTATGAATCAAAGCATAAAGTTTTTAAACCTAGTAAAAGAAAAGTGATTGTATCTGAAGATGTTAAAAGAAGAATGCGAGCATATGAATCAAAGCATAAAACAAAAAATGAAGCTATAGAACATATAGATTACGCAGAAAAGAAAAGATTGCTATCGTTATTAGATGATTTAGCATTTTATCTAGAAAAAGATAATTATGCACTTGTAGATACAACACTAAATAAGATGATAAATGTTAGAAAAGGTTTAGTTGAAGATGTTGAAGTAAAGGTAGATAGTGTAAACTCTACTGAAAAAGTTCCAGAAGCACCTAAAACTCCAGAAGATACAGGAATTGCTACTATATTAAATAACTTAATTATAGATGAATGGGAAGCAATCAATGGATATAATTCAGCTATAGCAACACTAGTAGACATTGGAAAAACAGATGGTATTGATGTTTTGAAAGATATTGTTAATGAAGAAAATGTGCATGTAGGTCAACTACAAAAGGTACTAGAGACTGTTGCTCCAAATGTAACTTCTATAGGAGAGGGAGAAGCAGAAGCTGAAGAACAGCTAGAGGATAAAGGAGGGCCTGATAGTGAATAAACATATACAAAAATTAGAAGAAGCTGATTATGCTCCAGCTAGTTTAAGTGATGCTGAAATAATGAATCCTTCTAGTGTAAGTTTAAAAAACGTAGCTAAAAGAAGTAAAGAAGAAGCTGATAAAGCAGCTGAAGCTGAGGTTAAAAAAGCTAAAAGAGCTGAAATGAGATCTAAATATGCTAGCGTAGAAGACATTATTGAATCAGGATTCAAAGCCGGTAAAAAACCCTCTGATATACTAGAAGACATTTTTGATATAATGGTTCCAGGTCAAGGTATAGCTGATACAAGAGCTGGAGAAATTGTAAGAGCCATGATGAGAGTTTTATATAGATATTATAATGATGGCAACTATTTCTTTGAAGGCTATGGTTTAGAGACAGCTGCTGACAGCATTGCTTATATAATGGACACAATTAAAGATGCTGATAGTTTCATAAGAAGAATGATAGAATATAGTTATAAATATGAAGACAATGGTGATAATTATGAGGCTGATCTAGAAGAATTAACTGATATTGTTATTCATTATATAGCTAAAAATTTCGATGAATTGCTTGATTTAAATACAGAAGATAGTAGAGATTGGCCTAGTCAATCATTAGATTACATAATTGACAATCAACCAACTTATGAGTACGATGTATATGGTTCTGATGACGTTGTTGCACTGGTTGAAAATGGAGTCATAAATGCTTTTGATCTTAAAAATTATATTGAGAGCATGCTTTCATATGATAATAATTTTACTGGAGCAGAAGTACATAGACCTTCAACTTATGATTCAACAGAATTAACTATAGAAAATCTTACAAAAGATGGTTATGAGACTATTAAAGATTGGTTTGAAGGCAGAGAAGATCAGTTTTGGGAAGATTTAGTTTCTGATTATCAAGATGAGCTAGATAGCATTTATAATGGTGATACTGCTGATGAAGAAAGTGAAGATGAAGAAGATATAGATGAATCTAAATCTAGATATAAGCAAATCAACGAAAATATGTTGCATCCACGTAATTCTGATATTATATTAAATGCACTAGATAATGGCATAGTGAAAGCTGAAACATTATTATTACAAATATTAAAATGGATTCCAGAAGATGATTTAGATGGTTTCGTAGAATTTTATGGCTACAATGATGTAGATGAATAAAATAAACATAAAATATATAAATAAATTATAGGAGATTTTGAGTATGGATATGTTTAATAATTATGATAATATACCTGAAAATTATACTCCTAATAACTTCAAAAAATGCTTAGATGTACCAGATTGCAATTCTAAATTAATAGTTATTGAAACAAGTAATCCTTATGCAATTGTAAACATAAATGGCGATTTATTAGGATATAGCTGGAATTATGGAGATACGCTTAATCTTCATTTTAAGCTAATTGGTGAATTTGATGTAGAAAATAGTAAGCCAATATATTTTATTTCACATAATTGCAAAGATGTGCCAGACAGTCCTCAAGTGTCTCAGATAACAGCAGAAGAATTTGTTAAAGATAAAATAATTGAAATAGAATTTTTAAACTTTAGGCAAGAAGTTGTTTATAGTAAGACTTTACCTGGAAGTGTTGATATAATTATACCAATTGATGACACTATCTACAATAAGTTATATAAAGGTGTATATACATTAAATATATATTTAAAGAATGATAATTCAAATATTGCTATATTTAATAAGGAAGACTGTATAATTTTAATTAAATAAGGAGAGGAACAATGTTTAATTTATTAGCTAATAATATTATACAAGTTAATAGAGGCGATTCATTTACAGTTCCTCTATTTATAAATATAAATAATGACATGAATCCAATACAGTATAAACTTCAGGATGGGGCTGAAATTTATTTTGGAGTTATGGAGCCAAATCAATTTTTTGAAGATGCTATTATAAGAAAAAAGTATACTTCAGATAATTTAAATATTGATGGAAATATAAATATAGTTTTTAATAGCGACGATACAGCTTATTTATTACCAGGTTTATATTATTACCAGATAAAAGCTAAACTACCTTTAGAAGATGGTTCATTTGTTGTTAATACAATTGTGCCAAAAACTCAATTTTATATTTTGGAGTAATTATGATGGGACCAATAAAATATATATTAGCAGCATTGAATCAAGATGTTAGAACAAATATAAATAAAGATTATATTATATCTGCTTATATACGTAGTGATATAGCTAAAGAACTTAAAATTACACAAGAAAAGGTAGTACAAACTAATGATAGAATTAATTAATAATATGGGAGCCTGGGGAGTACCAGTTGTTATAGTTTCAATTATAATAATTGCATTTATTATAATGCAAGTTACTGGAGAAATCATGGAGTGGTGTGGCAAAGTAGCTCCTGGAATATTAAAAGTAAGAAAATATTTTAAGGAAAGAAAACAACACAAATTAGAACAAGATAAGTTGTTTAAAAGAATTGACGAGAATATTGAAGCAATAAATAATAAAATAGATAAACATGATTCAGCTATTGAAACTATTAATATAAATATTGCGAAACTTAAAGAAGATTCTGAAAAGTATACTAAAATATCAGAAGATATGTTTATAGAAAATCATAGATCTATAATTATAGATTTTGCTTCTAAAATTCGTGATAAAAATTTTATACCTTCTAAAGAAGAATTTAGAAGAGTATTTAAAATATATAATGAGTATGAAGAATTTCTTAAAGAACATGGTAAATCAAACGGCGAAATCGATTTAACATATACTATTATTCAAGAAGATTATGAAGATAGATTAAGAAATAAATCATTTTTAGAAGATATAAGAGATTGTAATAATAAAAAATAATAATTATTTGGAGGTATTTTATTATGGAAGAATCTATTGGATTATTAGTAGAATTTTTTAAAACAAATGGTTTAGCATTGACAATTATAGCAATCGTAGGAATAGTTGTATTAGGTGTATTAAAGTATTGTAATCTGTTTAAGAAAATAGATGAATCAAAAAGACACTACATATATTTAGGTATATCAGTAGGATTTTCAGTTATAGCTACAATAATTTATTTGGCATGTATTCAACAACTTACCTTTACATATGTTTATACAGTAGCAACAGCAATATATGCACTAAATCAGACATTTTATGCTGTATTTAAGATTACCCCTATTAATAAAATTGCTTCACATCTCCTCACAATGCTATTAGGATTTTTCAAAAAGAAAGCACCTGAAGTAGCAGAAAAAGCTGAAGAAATTATAGATCAAATAGATAAAGGTGTATAAGTTAGTATAAGACATAGAGGTATTTTTATGCATTATATTGTTATAAGAATTATTGTATTTATTACATAAATAACAATATATAAAGAAAGGATTTTTCATTAAATTTAGATTAATTGAGAAAAGTTCAATTGAAATGTTGAATCATGCACAAAAAGTATTTGAAGGTAATAACTATGACGTTTATAAACGTGGACGTAAGTATATTAATATAGATAAAGATGATGATTCAGTATTATATAAATTTGATTTTAAATCTAAATCTTATCTCGAATACGATTTAGACGAGTTAAATGATGATGGTAAGTATTCAAAAGATGAAATCAATATTGTACGTTTTTTTGTTGATAATCTAGATCTATTTAATTTTTACAGGAAGACAATTGGGGACGACAATTTATTATATGATGATAGTGATTTTTACGATATACCTGGTGATTATAAGAAAATTGTACCTGCTGTTTCATTTATCACAGATAATTTATCTAATACATCTAATGTATTTATATTATCAAAAGATAACTTTGATTTAGTTAAAAACTATAACACGGTGCGAAATTCAATAACTTATTTAATTATTGATAAAAGTGTGTAATATGATCTCAATTTTAAATTTTCAAATTTACAAACAGTAGAAATACAGCAAGGTATAAAAAATTAGCCAATCGTATGTTCTGGTGTTGCAAAAGCCTTACAAGTGTAACTATAGGAAATAGCGTAACAAGTATAAGCTATGCGGCGTTCTCTAGGTGTAAAAGCCTTTCAAGCATAACAATACCTGACGGCATAACAAGCATAGGCAATTATGCGTTCGAGAATTGCAGTAGCCTTAATGAAGTGTTTTACAAGGGCACAAAAGAACAATGGGAAAATTTAAAAGACAATAGTACTATACTTGGAAATGACTATCTATTTAATGCAAATATAATCTTCAACTCCTTAAATGAATCTGCTACAACAAATAAAAAACAACCAAACACATTAACAGAAGAACAAGAGGTTTATTTTTTGGGCAAGTCAAGTAAGAGATAGATAGGCGAAATAAGTATATATGAATGAGGTGGTATAATGAAAATATTTCTTATAATATTAGCAACATATATAGTTTTATCAGGAATTATATATATAATTTTAGATAGATTATACAAAAGTGGTAAGTTAAAGTATTTCAAGAATGTCCGTAGTAAAACATTATTTTATATAATACAATTCACATGGGCTTTGCTACCTACATTATTTGGTTGTGTTGTCGCTTTTGTTTTTATTATAACAGGACATAAGCCAGTAAGATATGGCATGTGTTTCTGCTTTGAAATGAATGTAAATTGGGGGTTAGAGTTGGGAATTTTCTTCATCTCCCATCCTAAATCAAAAGGCACTAAAAATCACGAACACGGACATGCAATACAGAATATATATTTAGGTCCATTTGCTTTGTTATGCGTTTCCATACCGTCTTGTTTGAGATTTTGGTATAGAGAGATATATCAGATGATGCACCCTGACCGTAAACTTGTTCCCTATGATAGTATATGGTTTGAGGGAACAGCTAGCAGTAGTGGTAAGGAATTTATGAATAAATTAGAGAAATAATATATGAAATTTATAATACTTAGAGAAAATTTTGAAATTCACAATACATTAAATAAGAAATTGTTTGATGATAATAATAAATTAAAACCTGAAATTAAAGATAAACTTATAGAGATAGCAGATAACTTTGTTTCATTTATTAAAGATGAGGAAGTACCTTTAAAAGTTTATGACTATTGGCTAGTAGGTTCAAATGCTTCATATAATTATAACAAAGATAGCGATATAGATGTCCATATAATAGTAGATATGGATAGTGATAAAATTGTTCCAGGTTTATTACAGTTACTATATAATTATATGAAGTCAAGTTTTAATAAAAACTATGACATTAAAGTTAAAGGTCAAGATGTTGAGTTGTATGTAGAGGATATAAACACGTCAGCAATAACAAATGGTATATATTCTTTACAACAAGATAAGTGGATAAAAGTGCCTAAAAAACTTACTCCAATACTTACTAATATAGAAGATAGTCCTCTATATAAAGAACTTGTAAAAGAATATAATTCACTTAAAGACGATGACGTAAATAATTTTATAGATAATCTTTATCTTATGAGAAAAGAAAGTCTTGCTAAAGATGGAGAATTTGGAGAGGGAAATTTAATATTTAAGGAATTTAGAAATAAAGGCTATATAGATGAATTAAACGATAGACAAAATAAAATTAAGTCTAAAGAATTAAGCCTTGAATCTTTGTCAAATTAACTACGAACAAAGGATTATTGATATGAAGTTTAGATTGATAGAAGAATATATATTTGAAGATATAGAAGCAGTTAGAAAATATTATCCAAATATTTCTAAAGAAGACTTCAATAGAATTATTGCACTAGATCCAACATTTCACAGAGAACAAGATAAGCTGGGAACATATGGGAAATGGATATTAAGTTTGTTTCAAAACGGCAACTTAAAAAATGAGGGGCATGTCAAGGATATACTTATGAGATTTGAAAATGAAAAGAAGAATCTCAAAAATAAGGATATAATGACATATAAATCTTTGGAAGACCTTGATAATGCCTTAAATGACGAAAATTCTTATAAAGATGAAACAGATAGACAAAAACTCCGTAAGACACAAGATGCTGTTAGAAAATCTGATTTATCCAAGGAAGCAGAAAAGGTATATGAGGATAAAGATTGGGAAGTATGGATACCACATACATACGAAGCCTCATGCAAATTAGGTAGGGGTACACAGTGGTGCACAGCAACAACAGAAAGTGACCATTATTATAAACAATACACAAATGAAGGTAAACTTTATATTAATATAAATAAAAAGAATTCAGAAGAAAAGTATCAATTCCATTTTGAATCTAAGTCTTTTATGGACGAACAAGATGAGTCTATTGATATAATAAATTTCTTTGTTGATAATCCAAATTTATTTGATTTCTATAAAAATATAATTAATAGTGATATTCAAACAGAAGATGGTTATGAAATTGTGCCTACTGCTTCATTTATATTAGATAACCCATCTGATACATTTATTTATCAAAAAGACAATGCAAAGTTATTTGATACATATGGTGTATGGCTTTCAGAAAGAATAAAGCATCTAATTATAGATAATAGTATTACTAAAATATTGTGGATGTCTTTCGCAAACTTTGAAAATCTTGAAACTGTAGAAATATCTGATAGCGTAACAAGCATAGGCGATAGCGCATTCTATGGTTGCAGTAGCCTTACAAGTATAACTATACCAGATAGCGTAACAAGCATAGGCAGTGAAGCATTTATTGGCTGCAGTAAACTTACAAGTATAACAATACCGGATAGCGTGGTAAGTATTGGCGAGAATGCATTTGGCAGTTGTATGAGTCTTAAAAATATAGTACTACCTAATAATATAACAAACATAAGCAATGGTATGTTAGCTAATTGTGGTAGTTTAATTAATATAGTTATTCCAGATAGCGTAACAATTATAGGTGAATGGGCATTTGAGGGCTGTCGCAGTCTACGTAATATAACTATACCTAATAGTGTAAAAAATATAGGTGAGTATGCATTCAGAGGCTGCACAAATATTGAAAAAGTATATTATAAAGGCACACGTGAACAATTTAAATTAATAGACATTGACCAGAGTAATGGAGATCTTGGATATGGCGATATATTATTTATAGGAGAATAATATAGCGATGCAATTTAAATTAGTAGAAGATATAGATACTCAATATCTTGATAATGAGGGGAATATTTTAACTACAGAACAAGTTGAATATTTTAAAAACAGTAAAGTTCGTGATAAAGATAATAATCTTTTAATATGCTATCATGGAAGTGAAGAAAATCATATTGATGTTTTTAAAGAATTAGATAGCTATGGTATTAATGCAATTTATTTTTCTGATTCAAAAGAATTAGGTAATAAATTTACATATAATACAGGTAAAAATTATCAGTGTTATTTAAATATAATAAATCCAATCATTATAGATGCAGCTGGTAAAGCTTATAATAATATAATATATAATAATGAAATATGTCACATATCAGATATATTACAAAAAATCAATCATCATAATAACGATGGATTAATTATTAAAAATATCAAAGAGTACGATGGACAACTATGTAATGATTATATTATATTTAAATCTGAACAATCTAAATTAATTACAAATAAACATCCTACTAGTAGTAAAAACATAAATGAAACTATTTAATTATATATTATATATTATATAATATTGTATATAATATAAAGGAGAATATAAAATGAAATTCAAATTAGTTGAATTTATATTAAAAGAATCACTTGCTCCAAAAGATTATAATCCTAAAATAACAGGTAAAGCCTATAAGGTATTTAAAGTAAAAAATGGCAAGTTATATCCACCTATGGTGGCAAACCCAGGTGGTAAAGATACTCCAATAGGGGTGTGGCTAACTGCTGATGAGGGTGAATTTGCAGGGTTATCTAAAACAGGAAGACCACAAGTAAAAGCCATAGGTAGTGGAACGTTAGCATATAGACCAGGGTGGCATCTAGGAGATATACCATTAGCAAAACAATTTTATAGAACCAATAAAGAAACAGGAGAGAGGGAATTTCCTGCAGATTTTGTTTGGGCAGAATGTGATTATGTAGCCGAAGTAGATTATCAGAAAGAAGCAGAAGAACAAGGCTATATGAGAACAAAACCTGATGGGACACAATATAGAAGTGATAAATATCAGCATTCGTTAGCAGGACTTCCTAAATTACCAAAAGATGGTTCTTATAGATATAGAACAAATCCTGATCCAGATACAGTACCTTGGGTAATAACAGGAGCAATGAAAGTAAACAGATTATTAGATGATTATGAAGTAGCAGACATTCTTGCAAAACATGGAATAGAAGCACCAAATAGACAAGGTGGAAATAAAACACTTAAAGAGCTTGGCTTACAGTAAACATAGGAGGTGTTAAGTTGGTTTTACCAAATAACATTGATTTAAGTCAATTAGATGGCTTATCTGAAAAAGAGAAAGAATATGCCTTACAAATATTAAAAGAACTATCTTCAAAAGGTGTTTCAGAAAAATTTAACAATTTATTATATAGTGATTATGAAGAAATACCTGTAGATATTGAAACATTTTTACATGATTCAAAATATTTAGGTAAAGGCCTTGTTAATGAAGAAGGTAAATTTACAGTATTTCCATATTGGGTAGATGTACTTAAAAAAGTTTTTCCAGATCCATTAAAACCTGCGGCATATAATACACTTGCATTATCAGGAGCAATAGGTCTTGGAAAATCATTTGTAGCAGTATTATGTGGCTTGTATGAGCTATATAGAATGTTGTGTCTTAAAGATCCTTATTTACACTATGGTTTACAACCAATAGATAAAATTACTTTTGCATTTATGAATATTACATTAGATGCTTCAAAAGGAGTCGCTTGGGATAAATGTCAACAATTGCTTCAAAGTTCTCCTTGGTTTATGGAAAAGGGTACGGTGAGTGGTACTACAAATGTGGTTTGGAATCCACCTAAAGGAATAGAGTTAATTGCAGGTTCACTATCAAGACATATTATAGGTCGTGCAGTATATTGGTGTTTAGATGGTGATACTGAAATTGCTACTAGCTTAGGTGATTATAAATTATCAGATTTAGTGGATAAGAAAATACAAGTATATAACATAGATGAAAGTGGATTATCTAAGTTAAGCGATGTATGTACTGTAAAACCAACTGCAATTGAAACAGAAGAATACCAAATTGAATTAGAAGATGGTACTATTATAAAATGTACCCCAACTCATAGATTCATGTTGAGTGATGGTTCTTATAAAGAAGCACAATATCTCACAGAAGAAGATGAGATTTTTTCTCAAAAACCTTTTGGATATATATATAAATTTACTAATATTAAAACAGGTAAAATTTATATAGGCAAAAGAGAAAAATTAAAATTTGATGAATCTTATTATGGTTATGGTAAATTATGGTTGGAAAGTTTTGATGATAAAAAGGACATAATAAGAGAGGTACTCTGCTGGGGTGTTTCGAGGGAAGATTTAAATAAAAAAGAAAAATATTTTATTAAATTATTTAACTCACAAAATCCTCAAATTGGTTATAACGTTCATAAAGGCGGTCAAGGTGGCAATTCTTTAAATAACATTGATGCTTGGTCACAATTGCATCAAGGCAAAAAAAATGGAATGTATGACAAACATCATTCTGATATTACTAAACAAAAGATAAGTAAAGCTAATAAAGGTAGAAAGTATAGTAACGAGATAAATAAAACTAAAGGTAGACCTGGTGTATTAAAACCTAATGGGTTTGGAGAAAAGATTAGGCAAGCTAATTTAGGTAAAAGTATATCAGAAGAAACAAAACAAAAAATAAGTAATTCATTAAAAGGTAAATCTAATGGATGTATTTATAACAATGGTAAAAATGAAAAACGAATAAAAGTAGGTGAAGACATACCTGATGATTATGTAAAAGGTAGATTAATAAAAGGAAAACTTACAGGAAAGAAAAATGTTTTAGGTAAAAAGTGGTATAATAATGGAGTCAATGAGATATTAATTGACAGCAGTCCTCCTAATGATTATGTTAGAGGTAGAATTAAGAGGTGCAAAAATGAAAATTAAATCAATTAAAAAATTACATCTTGATAAACCAAAACAATATTATGATGTTATAAATGCTAATCCATATAACAATTTTTTAATTAAAACAAATGATGGTTATATAGCTTCACACAATTGCTTTTTTGATGAGATTAACAAACTGGTCTCCGTTCTTAGTAATAAGTTCGAAAAAATACCTGTTGAATTGCTGGAACATTGCTTCAACTTCATTAACTACAACGCAAAGATGAAATATGCTTAATCGTGAATGTTTGAAAAGAATGAAGTGCAACAATCAGCAACCAAGCCTCGAATAGAGGAAGGCTCAACGACTATCGAAAACACATTCAATGAGTGGAAGTGAGTAGAGTAGGAAATAATTCCCAAGTAGCAGGCATCCTACAAATTAAGATGAGGATGAAGATATAGTCTACATAGCAGTTTTCAACCTAATCAAGATGTAGCTAAACAGAAAGAAAAAGCAAAGACTCTTGTAAATACAGCTGCAGCCCGTATGCAATCACGTTTTATGAAAGGTGAAAAAAACCCCACATTATTAGTACTTGCTTCTTCTAAGAGAACAGATAGCTCTTTTATGGAAACATTTATTGAGGGTAAGAAAAAACAAGATAGTAAAACAACTCTTATAATAGATGAGCCACAGTGGGTAATAAGAACAGATAAGGATAGTCCTAATAAATTTAAAGTTGCTCTTGGTAATAAATTCCTTAATTCAGAAGTTTTACCTCTAAATGTAAGTGAAGAAGAATTAAGGTTATATATAAATAGAGGTTATACCATATTAGATGTTCCTATGGGCTATTATGATAGTTTTATAGATGATATTGATGTAGCATTAACTGATATTGCAGGTATTTCAGTAGCTAATTCAAATAGATATTTTAACGGACCAAGAATAGCTGCTGTTAAAAAAGAAGGACTACAAAATCTATTTACTAAAGATATTATTACAGTTGGAAATGATTTAAAAGATACTACTCAATATTATGATTTTATAGATTTATCTAGATTAAATCCAGCTATGAAACAGATGCCATTATTTGTTCATATGGATATGTCTGTGAGTGGAGATAAAACAGGTATTGCTGGTGTGTGGATAGTCGGCAAAAAACCACCTGTAGAAAATCAGCCACCGTCAAAAGAATTATTATATAAATTAGCATTTAGTGTATCTATTCAAGCACCCAAAGGTTATCAAATATCTTTTGAAAAGAATAGACAGTTTATATATTGGTTAAAAGAGCAAGGTTTTAATATTAAAGGTATTTCTACAGATACATATCAATCTTTTGATACTGGACAAGCTCTTGCTGCTAAAGGTTATAATTACTGCATAATATCTGTTGATAAAGTAGATACAGATAAAATTTGTAAACCATATCAGTATATGAGAAGTACAATATATGAGGAACGAATTGAAATGTATGATGGTAAATTATTAACTGAAGAATTTCTTGGTTTGGAGAGAGATAATAATAGTGGCAGGATAGATCACAGTCCATCTGGTGTAAATTCAAAGGACCAAGCAGATGCAGTTACAGGTGCTACTTGGAATGCTTCAAAACATGCTGAAGAATTTAATTTTGAGTATGGCGACTTATTAACAACTATAGTCAATGTTAGTTCAAGTATAAATAATACATATATGCCAAAACAGGTATCAGTAGATTTTGAACAAGAATTAAATAAACTTCTAGATCCTCTCTCAAATAACTCAGGAACACCTCAAATGCATAAGCCAGATATAAATAATAATATTAATAAGCAAAATACACAAAAACAACCATTTATGGATTTTGGCTTAGGTGCAGCTCAACCTTATCAAGGCGCATATCTTAAAGATGGAATAATAATTTTTTGAAAGGAGTAACTCATGCCATTAGATAAAGTAGACACAAATAATCGTGAAGATATTTTTGTTAATGACAATAATTTATATGGTAAAGAAACTAAAACAGTTCCTAAGCCACAATCAGATATTAGCATAGATAATGAACAATTTTTAGATAACATAGTAAATGCTTGTATATCTAGTCAATTAGATATAAGCGCATTACAATCTTTTACAAGAGTATCTCAAAGTAGGAATCAAATTTATGATACAATAGATACTATGTGCGAAGATTCAATGGTTGCTGCAATACTTGAAACATATGCAGAAGATGCTACAGAGTATAATGATCAGGGTCAAGTAATTTGGGCAGAAGCTGAAGATGCAAATGTTTTAAAATATATAAGTTATTTACTTGAAACTATGCGTATAGATAAACATATTTATAAGTGGGTACATAGTTTATGTAAATATGGTGATGTATATTTAAGACTCTATAGAGAATCTGAATTTAATAAAAATGATATTTTCGAAGAAAAAAATAATCTTGAAGCTGTATCAAATATAAAATCGAGGTTAAATAAACTTCAAGAGAGCAAATTAAATAATAATGATAAATCAAAATTAAATGAAGATGTAGTCATTAAAGCTTATGCTAAAAGTGATCATTATGTACCTTATCTAGAATTAATGACAAATCCAGCAGAAATGTTTGAATTAACTAAATTCGGTAAAACAGCTGGTTATATAAAAGCTGATGTTAAACAAATGTCATCCAAAAGTATAAATAGTCAAAATATGATATTACAACAGTACAAATTTAAAAAAGATGATGTAACAGTTTTTAGTGCCACTGAATTTGTTCATGCTTGTTTGGAAGATGATTCAAATAGAATACCAGAAGAAGTAGATATTTTCTTAGATAATGCTTCATACGATAGTGATTCAAATGCCATAACATATACAGTAAAAAGAGGTCAGTCATTATTTCAAAATGCATTTAAGATTTGGAGAGAACTTTCACTGCTTGAAAATTCTGTGATGTTAAATAGAATAACTAAATCAGCAGTAATAAGACTTGTAAATGTGGAAGTTGGAGATATGCCAAAAGAAATGATTGGTCCACATCTTCAAGGTATAAAATCATTAATGGAACAAAAAGCAGCTATTAATGAAGGAAATTCTTTAAGTGAATATACCAATCCAGGACCAATTGAAAATAATATATATGTTCCTGTAAATGGTGGTAAAGGAGCTATCACCACATCTACAGTTGGCGGAGATTTTAATGTTGGTGATTTGGTAGATCTTGATTATTTTAAGAATAAGTTTTTTGGAGCAATGAGAGTTCCAAAACAATTCTTTGGCGATACTGATGATGGTGCAGGTTTTAATGGTGGGCAATCTTTATCAATTATTTCATCTAGATATGCAAAGATGATAAAGAGAATTCAAAATACTATAATTCAGGCAATCACAGATGCAGTAAATCTAATGTTGCTTGATAGAGGCTTAGATAACTATATAGGAAAATTTAGTATTCGTATGTTGCCTCCTACAACACAAGAGCAAATAGATAGAAGAGAAAATGTTTCATCTAAAATTCAGCTTACAAGAGATACAATGGATATTCTTTCTGATATAGATGATCCTATTACTAAATTGAAGATATTAAAATCTCTATTATCAGATATTATAACAGATGGTGATGTTATTTCTACAATACAAGAATTTATAGATAAAACAGAAGCTAAATTGAATGCGGATAATTCTGAAACAGATTCTGACGATAATCTACATAAAGATAGCTCAAATAGAGATTATTCATATGGCGATTCAAACGATGATAGTGACGATGACATTGATTCTAGTGAACCCCTTGATTTAGATGGAAGTAATGAACAAGATAACGATTTATCATCAGCTATAAATGATTATGCTAGTGGCATAGAGTCAGATAAAGGAAATTTACCATCTCCTGATGAATTAGGAGTAGGAGATTTAAGTGATAATAATAATCCAGATTTAGGTTAATCTAATTAAAAAAAGGTAGCTGGGTTAAAATCCAGCTACCAAATATAAATAACTAAGTTGATTATATCAAATAGGAGAATTAATAATGATAAGTAGAAGTGATTGTTTAATACTTTTAAAAGAACTAAAAAATAATGGAATTGAAACAGATGATATAGTAAAAGAATTATATTCAACCAATAATATTGCTAAAGTTGTAAAATTTATAAATGATAATAGGCAACTAGATTTAAGTGCTTTTTATGAAAGATTAAGAAAAAATTATAATGATAAAAAATCTAATTTATATATTAATATAGTAAAAAGTGACGAAGATAATTTTAACTCAGATAAAATTTTATCAACCTTAGCAGCATTGCAATTACAAATATTTTTGTATAGCAAAAATTTAAATGCAGATTCTAAGGAAATGTTTTTAAGACATAGCAGAGCTAATGAGATTTGTAAAGTTTTAGATAAATATCTACAAACATATGATTTACGTAATCCATTAAAATTATTGCAACTGATTAAAGCTGATTTAAAAGCATTAGAAAACAGTTAATAAACAGTTTATCAATTTATTTTTAAAAGCTATGTATTAATTAATAAATTAATTTATATATTAATATAAAAATTCTCTAAAATTATAATTTTAGAGAATTTTAATTTATTTATTAATAATTTATAAAAATAAATAAATAAAAAAATAAATAATCATAAAAAATAATAGCTAAATTTTATAGATTTGTGTGAAAATAATTTATACAAATTAAAGATTAGCTTAATAGGAGAGTTCAATGTCAGATTTAAGTGTAAAAAAAGAAGATCTCGTATTAGATGATACTGTCAAAAAGAACTCCAAAGGCGAAGCTATTTTAGGTCGACTATATGGACCATGTGCTGATTTTCTATCACCTACACGCAATGGAAGAGGTTATAGTGAATCTCTTTGGGAAAAGGTTTTTGATAGTGAAATTGTAAATGAATATTTTGAAGCAGGTGGAATTCTTGGAGAATTAAATCACCCAGTAGATAGATCAGAAACAGATCTAGAAAAAGTTGCAGTTTGCATGCCTGAAAAGCCTAAAAAAGACAAAGATGGCCATTTAGTCGCAGAATTTGATATTCTTGACACACCAAATGGAAGAATAGTTTATACACTAGCAAAATATGGTTATAAACTTGGTGTAAGTTCACGTGGTGATGGCGAGATAATCGAAGGAATTGACGGTGATACTGTTGATGAAGATTCATATAATTTAGAAGCTTTTGATATAGTTTTATTACCAGCAGTTAAAGCAGCAAGATTAAAGATGGTTGAGAGTGTTCAGAAATCATTTAAGGAAGCTTTAACAGAGTCCTTAAATAAATCTACACCAGAAGAAAGAAAGATTATGGAAGACACGCTCAAAGATCTTAAGATTGATTATAAATCTGAAAAGATTGATAATATAGAAGTAAATCAAGATAACAGTACAGCCAATGATGTGGGAGTAAATGTGATAACTGATTTACAAGAATCTCTCGAAAGAGAACAAAAGCTTAGAATTCAAATAAAAGAATTACAAGAACAGCTGTCAGTTTGTTATACAAAAGAAGTTAAGTTAAACGAGGAGTTACATAAATATAAATCCTCTGTAATTACTTTAAGTGATAAAGCTAAGCAAGTAAAAGACTTGAATGTTAAAGTTGAATCATTAGAAAAGCAATTATCTGAAAAAGATACAGTGATTGCCACAAAAGATGATAGAATTTCAAAATTAATTGAGAGTCGAAAATTAGATAAAGATAGCACAAAAACTTTAAATGAATCTATTCAGTCAAAAGATATAAAGATTTCTGAGCTCCATAAACAAAATATAGAGTTACAAGAAAATCTTGAATCTACTAAAAAAGATTCAGAAAAAGTTCAAATATCTTTAAATGAACAAATAGAAGATTTAAAGAAAAATTCAGCAATCAAAAAGGCAGAATTTGATAGTAAGCTAAGCAAAGCTAATAAATTAGTAGAACAATATAGACGTATAGCAAAAGTTGCTGTTAATAAATATATTGAGTCTAAAGCTAACATATTAGGTATAAGTCCAAATGAGATTAAAAATAGGTTAAGTGAAAATTATTCATTTGATGAAATTGATAAGGTTTGCGATAGTTTACAGAATTATCAAATAAATATAAGTAAATTACCTTTTGATGTTGGTAAAAAATCTGTTAGAATGAAAGTAACAGAAGCTAAAAAAGATCCACTAAAATTAAATAGTTCGTTTGATGATGAAATTGACGATCAACTTTTAAGATTAGCTGGAATAAATGATTAAATTTAAGGAGAATTAAATATGGCAAATTTATTAGAACAATATAAATCAAGACTTGCTGTAGCTGATAAATATTATGCACAGCAACACAATGGCGCTAGACTTTCTGAAGGCAAGAAGATGGTTGTAGCAAAATGTTTGGAAAATGTTAATAAGTTTATAAATGAAGCTTTTAGCAATTCTGTTGGAACACAAAGAAGCGATCTTGGAATGTTTAAGAGATTCGCACTTAATCTTACTAATGTAGCTCTTCCTAACCTTATTTCTCATGATCTTGTTATAGTTCACCCTATGTCAAGCATGTCTGGTTACATAAACTATATAGAGTATACAACTGGCTCGAATAAGGGTCAAGTAAAGCAAGGTGACGTTATAAATAGCCCATTTGGTCTTGGTAACGTAGATCCTGATTATACATCTGCTAGAGTTGTTGAGACTGTAACTCTTGATGGTGGAGGTAATGCAACACTTGCTTGGGCTCCTATATATGATGGTGATGATGCCGCTTCTAAAGCAGCAGTTGTTGGTGCTGAAGGTGCTACAGTTGAGGTTGTTGATGCTAAAGCTGGTAAGATAAAGGTTACTGGTGCAAGCGGTGAAGTTAAGATTAAGTATGTATATGACAATGTTGTTATACCTCAAAATGACATTCCGATTGTTAATGCTAGAATGCAGGCTATTCCTCTTATAGCTAAAGCAAGAAGAATCGCAGTTTACTATTCTCAGATTGCTGCATTCCAAGCAAAGACTGATTACGGTTTTGATCTTGGTGATCAGCTTGCTGAAAAAGCTGTTGGAGAACTTTCTTATGAGATAGATACTGAAGTTACTCAGTTGCTTATAGACAATGCAGATGAAGATGCTAGATTAGTTTGGTCTAAGACACTTCCTGTAGGCGTAAGCAAGACTGAGCATTATGAAGGATTTACTGAAATACTTGGCATTGGTACTCAGATAGTATACGATAGAACAAAGAGATTCGCTCCTAACTATATGCTTATAGCTTCTAACGTACTTCCTGTACTTAGATTTATTAAGGGCTTCACAGCTGCTCCTACTGGTTCTATCAATGGTCCTTACTTCGCTGGTACTCTTGATCACTTCAAGGTATTTGTAACTCCTAACATTGAGCCTGGTAAGTTTGTAATTGGTGTAAATGGAGATGACATGATGTCTTCTGCAGCTGTATATGCACCTTACATGGCAATTGTTCCTACTCAGTTACTTCAGTATGCTGATGGTGGCACATCACAAGGTTGGTCTACACTCTATGACCTTAAACTTCTTAACAAGAATCTTCTTGTTTCTGGTAGAATTACAGACTAATATATACTTATAATTGTATATTTATAATATAAAATAATGAGAAACTGACTGGGAACGGGGCCCCTCTTAGTTCTCAGTCAGTAGTATCTTTATGAGTATGCATCAATCATTTGATGAAATAAAACAAACTATAACTAAAGATGTCTTGTGGGATTATTATAAGATACGCATAAATGCAAATACTGCACAACATTTTAAAATATCACAAAATAAGTTAAAGCAGTTAGTTGAACTATATAATATAGTAAAAACAAAAGATGATATAAAAGCTACAAAAGAATAAACCCGTTTAGAAAGATATGGCGTAAAGAATCCATTTCAAACGGAATCTAATATAAAACGTGGTGATGGTAACCCATCAAGAAAATCTGAAGTTATTGAGAAAATATTAAAAACTCGTAATGATAATAATTCTTATAAGAGTGCAGCCTTAAAAAATAAAGAAACAAGGATACGTAATAGTGGTTCTTTAAAAGATTCTTACTATAATGGCATCAAGAAACAACAAGAAATATTAATAAATAAATTTGGAAATCTTGATGCTGCTTATAAAGCACAATAAGAAACTAGATTAAATACTTTTAGAGAAAAATATAATGTTGAAAATCCATATCAGTTGGATAGTGTTAAACATAAAATAATTGAAACATCTAAACGAAGATATGACACAATGAAAATAAAATAAATTAATTGAATTAAAGTGGGTGTCCGACTAAGAGATAATTATATTTTATCATCTTAATCGGACATTTGTTTATATAGAAATGAGGATTAAATAAAATGTTCATATATGAAAAGAATAAAATAAATTCAGAAACAGGAAAATTAGAGCAAACCCTTAACATAACCTTTGAAGGAAATAAGCCAGTAGAAAATCCTGATGTTATTGTTACTAAAGATGGTATTGAGGGGATAAAAAGCGACTCTAACGCTTATATAGCATTGTTTCCAAACGACACTGACAAAGTTTCGTCTTATAGTTTAGACGGAGAAGTTATTGCAATAAGTATTGAGCAAAATTTCCGTACATTTGCTCTTACATTCAAAAAATCCGTTGGAATTAACTTAACTAACGACTTATATAATTATTTATATTATATTAGAATTCATAACGATACCTATACATATACCGAATTAAAAACCACAGAAGGTGATAGTATATATTTACAAGATATTGGTGAGTATATTGTTGATATAGAAAATAAAATATTGCATACTCCGACAAAAGACTATAATTTTACAGAATTATCAACTGATTTTAATGAAGCAATAAACAATAAAACATTTATTGGAATATCATTTACTTATGATATATAAGGTATAATTATGAAAACACTATTAAACTTTATCGAAAAACATAAAGAGTATTTCAAAAAAAATTGTGCGTTTTACAATCGTATTTGTAGCATATTAAGTAAAAATTAAAAAGTTGTATATATATAATATAATAAATTTATAAGGGGAGGTTTTTCATTGTTGTGAAAGTTTTAAATGATGAGGGATTAGCACATTTATGGAGTAAAATGAAAGGCACTTTTGTTCCTAACACCTTAACAATAAATGATAAACCTCTTACTTCCAATATAAAAATAACAATAGAAGATTTAGACATAAAAATTGCAAATAGCAGTACAGCAGGTTTAGTTAAGAGTAGTGAAGAAGAAAATAAGATTAAAGTTAATGAAGATGGAATAATGGAAGTAAACACTATAAATATAAATAAATTAGTACAATCATCAGGAGATAAATTAATATTAGATTGTCAGGAGGAGTAATTTTAAGATGGCGGAAAAGACATTAAACACAAGAATTATAAATAAAAATGCTACATCATCTGAATGGAGTACAAGTGCACTCGTATTAAAGAAAGGTGAGATAGCACTTGCTCAAATCATATCTGCAGAGGGTGGGAATTATGACGTACCTACTTATGCAATGAAGGTAGGCGATGGTACACATACATTCAGTCAATTAAATTGGTTAGTTGCTCCCGCTTCTGATGTATATGACTGGGCAAAGAAAGAGTCACTAGCATATAGTGATTTACCAACAGCAGAAATTAATAATGCTATTACAACTGCAATTAATGCACTTGATTCAGGTGATACAGCCGTAGCAAAGCAATTTGTAACCACAGTAGGAGTAACAGACGGAAAGCTTTCAGTCACTCGTAGAGCACTCACTGCTAATGACATTCCTACTCTTACAATAAGTAAAATTAGTGGATTACAAACAGAATTAGATGATAAAGTATCTTCCTCTAATTATAATAGCAAGATGACAGATATAGACACATCTATATCAAATTTAGATGGTAGGGTAGGTACAGTAGAGGGTAAACTTGATAGCGTTACCAATGTAATGGATTTTGTTGGTGCATTTCCAACTGCTCCTACAACAGCTCAAAAAGGTGATGTGTATGTAAACACAACTGATGGGAAAGAGTATGTTTATGATGGTACAAAATGGGTAGAACTTGGTGACGAAACACGCCTTGCTCAATTAGAAACCAAAGTAAATGATTTATCTAACAGTCAGTTAAAAGCAGGAACTGCAATAGAAATTGATAGTGAAAACATCATAAATGTATTATATGATAGTGGTGTATTTACAGATTACTATGGTTGCAATAAAGGTTTAACCATTACCCCTGAGAACAATATATTAGATATAGGATTAAAGGGAACTGATACATATATTATCAATAGTTGCAATAGTGGCTTTTTAAACATAGTAGGAAACTCACTCGAAATAGATGCTGTGGCTTCAGACGGTCTTCTAAGAATACAAGGTAATAATGATATAACCGTTCATAATAACAGTTTTGGATTGTATATAAATGGTGAAAACAACACCACGAGTCCAAACAGTCTATTGATAGGTTCAGATAATTATGGCAATATTAATTTAGATTACGCTTATTTACAAGTAAATAGTAGTAGTATTTCCATAAGCGTAGAACCAACTAACAGTAATGATATAGTAATTAAAAAATATGCTGATAGTCACTATTTAGAGTTAGCAGATACTTATATCTTAAATTGTGGTGGAGCGTCATAAAAATAGAGGAGTATAAATAAATGGCAGAAAAAACATTAAATGCAAGAGTCTGCTTAAAATATGATACATATGAAAATTGGAAGTCAAAAAACACTGTATTAAAAAAGGGTGAAGTTGCACAAACCTATGTATCATCTACTTCTACTATTGATTCGACAGGAAAAACACTTACCGCTTCATCTTCTGGAACAATACCTGCAGGATCTATTTTATATAAAGTAGGTGATGGCACAACTGCTTATAATTCTTTGAAGTTTACAACTGCTATACCTACTGATGCAACTACAAAGAAGTATGTAGATGATAAAGTAAGCACTAAAACATCAGTTACTGTAAATGGAAGTAATGTAGCCATTTTTGATGCTGATACAAAGCAAGATAAATTAACAGTGATTGACCCTATATACATAAATAGTTGCAATCAAAGTTTAGGTTTAGCTTATGGAACTGGTCTTACATTTAATTCTTGTAATGGATTGTGCGTAGATTGGTCAAGTATGCCTGTAGATTCATCTACATTTTATGTAGACAGCTGTAATGGCTTACAAATAAACTCTGGTAATAATTTACTTGATATAGGATTATATGGAAATTATGGTTCATCATATATCCATGAAAGTTGCAATAGTTTAACCATACTATCAGAATCTATTGAAATAGATGCTACAAATAGTAATGGTCAAATAGCAATACAAGGTGACAATACTGACATAATAATTCATAATAATAATTTAGGTCTCATTATAGATAAAGATTCTAATACTTTATCAATAGGTTCAGTTAGCGGTGGTCAACTTAATTTAGACTATGCTCATTTACAAGTAGAAAGTGATGGTGTATCAGTAAGTCATAGCCCAACATCAGATAATCATGTAGCAAATAAGAAGTATGTTGATACAAATAATTCTGTACTTAAAACATATGTAAATAGTAATCTTTATAATGAAAATATTCTTATTAATGGAGAATTTAATATAAATCAACAAGGTACTACAACTTATAATATAAGCAGTAAAAGAGTAAAAACAGTAGATATGTGGATAGGCTGGAATGGTACTGGTACATTTAATGCAAGTACAAAAGTTTTAACTAACACAGGAACAAGTGGAAATCTTATTTTACAACAAGCGATTGAATATTATGACTATTTATGGGGAAAAACACTTACTCTAACAGCAAAAATAGATGGTGTAATATATTCAGCTACAAGTACTCTCCCATCATCTGTGCCCAGTGCAGATGCATACTACTGTTATAAAAATATAACTACCTCAAGTGGTGCAGTGCTTTATATGAGATTAAGATATATGCCAGCTAGAACAATGATGTATGCCGACATAGGTCTTGGTCCTGATAGTTCAGGAGCAACAAAACCGAGTATCACATTAGGATTTGTAAAACTTGAATATGGCTCAACATTTACTCCAATAAGAAGAGGTGGATGGAATACATGGAGTGATGAACTTGTAAAATGTCAAAGATATTATCAATTAGCATATCTTCATGGTGTACCTTATTATGCTACTAATGCAACAACTATTGCTCCTTGTATAAGATTGCAATCTCAAATGAGAACTACTCCTACGCTATCTGTTGAGCAGCTACCAACTATAATTGGAGAGGGTGCATCACATTCAAGTACTGCAATGGTACATAATTCATGTTGGAATAATATAGAACAGGTTAAAATAACTACTTCTGGACTTACAGCTAATAAAATATATGTAATGAGTACTGGTGCTGTGCTACTTGATGCAAATATTTATTAAGGAGAAATACAATGGAAGATATTATATATTCAAAAACAAAAGTTTACATAAAAATTGATGAAAATAACAATATCATAGACATAAATAGTGATATTTTTATTGAAGATACTGGGGGTTGGATATTTATAGATGACGGCTATGGAGATAAATATGACCATGCTCAATCAGCTTATTTAAATAAACCTCTTTTTAACGAGGGGGGTACTTATAATTATAAATTTGTAAACGATGAAATAGTAGAGATAGTTTAATCTGTCTCTACTATTATAATTTATTATATTGTATATATTTATATATATACTTTGGAGGTATGCTTATGAAAATAGCAGTGGTACAAATTTACAATGAAGCAATAAAAAATTATGCAGAATATAGCAGAATAGCGAATGTTTTATATGCAAAGCAACACGGATATGATTATATATGTTGGGAAAAAGATTTAGTGCCAACTTATATTTCATCTTATTATAATAAACTTTTAGCCATAGAAAATGTAATGAATAGTGAAAATAAATATGATTGGATATTCTATTTAGATGTTGATGCTATGGTTACTCTGCCAAATGTAGCATTAGAGGGAATAATAGAAAAATGTGGCGAGAGGGAATTGATATTAGGCAATGATAAAAATGGCTCAAACAATGGAGTATTTCTTATAAAGAACACAGAAACAATGAAGAAGTTTATCAGAGAATGTTATGAGGATAGAAACTTTTATCACACAGAAACACCAGAACAATCTGCAATGTTTGAAAGAATAAAATTAGATGAATATAAAGATAAATTAGGAGTATTGCCAGCTCAATTCTTTAACGCTTATGTTATTAAGTATAATAATATGAAATATGAAGAACCTTTGTTTGATGGCTCAAAAAGTTTTGTATTGCATCTACAAAGATTGCCTAATGACAAAAGAGAATCTATATTTAGAGATTTGCTAAAACAAATGCATATTATTTGTATGTAGAATATTTTAAATAAATTGTGAAAAAATATAGCTAAATATTTATAGATAAACCAAAATAAATAGAGGAGAACATAAACAAATGTTTATTTATCAGAAAAACAAAGTTAATGAAGTCACAGGACAAGTAGAGCAATCACTTAATGTTACATTTGAGGACAATAAACCTGTTGAAACACCTGATGTGGTTATTACAAAGGACGGGGTTACTGGGATAAAGAGCGATAGTAAGGCTTATTCTGTAGCATTTGCAGGACAAACCAATTTTACATCTTTTTCAGTAGACGGTGAGATAACAAAATATGATAAACAGTTACCATACATAGCATCAATACCATTCAAAAAATCTTTTGGTTTCAATGTAAGTGAAGTAGCAGACCCACAAGATTTGATGTATGTATTTGGTGTTATGACAGAATATAATTCGTTTGGTGTTCAAGAAATTCCGAATAGTGCTATATCGGAAATTGGAGAATATGTGTTAGATATTGAGGAAAAAATGTTATATACCCCACATGGTAATTATGATATATCCGAGTTGTTATCTCAATTTAGTAATATATATAGCATGGAAATAGGATATGTATCAGGCGGTTAAAATGAAACACATACTTAATTTTATAGAGAGGAAAGGTAAATAAAAGAAATGTTCATATATGAAAAGAATAAATTAAATCAAGAAACTGGCAAAGTAGAACAAACATTAAATATAACTTTTGAGAATAACAAGCCAGTAGAAACCCCCGATGTAGTTATAACAGCAGATGGAGTTACTGGTATTAAAAGTGATTCTAACGCTTACTCGTACTTTTTATACACAGAAGGTTCAGGTACAGTAATTTTAGACGATGGAGAAGGTTTAACATTTCCATTAAAAGGAACTGCATCTTATTATGGACAATTATTTAATAAAAGATTTTCGTACTCATATAATGTTGATGATACAAGACCGAAAATTTTTTATGATGATGGCACAGGAAATATGTATTTCATTAGTGTTGACGGACAAAACCCATTAATAATAGATACCAATACGGAATTTATTGTTGATATGGAAAATAAAAAAATATATTTGAACGAAACTGTTTACAACATTGAAGATTGTTACTATGGTGACGGAATATATTCAAATAAAATAATTCCTGATAAATTAAAGGGTTTTATAACACGAGGATATTAAAGTGAAACAAATTCTTAATTTTATAAAATAATATAAGGAGAGTAAAGAATTATGTTTATTTATGAAAAAAAGCACAAAGATGAATCAAAGGATTTAACTTATCAAACTCTTAACATACAGTTTGCAAAAAATGTACCTGTCGAGAAACCTGAAATAGTATTAAAGGAAGACATCACTCTTGATGAAGAAGGTAATAAGATTGTATCTGCTTCTTTAATAGTTAATAAAGACGAGTAATTTATTTATATTATTGTAAATATGTGAGGTGATTTATCATAGAAATAGGCGCTTATGTTAGTGAAATAAAGACACAACTCACTGGAGATTTACTAGATTTAGAATTAGAAGACAGTACTCTTGTAAAATTAGTTAATTCTGCTTTTAGAGAAGTACAAAGATATATAGATACTACAGTAATAAAGACAGTAGATTATAAGCCTTGCATAGATTTATCTGATTTAAATGTAAGCTCAGTTTCTAGAGTATACAGAGCTCAAAGTTACATGGCAACCGGTTCAGAGTCTGGAGAAACTCCAGCAGATCCAATTTATTTAGCCCAATGGCAGATGATGTCAGGTAATGGTAATTTATATAATATGAGTGATTGGGCTTATAATTTTTCAGCTTGGAACACTGCTCTGCAAATTAGAAACACAGTCTCAACAGATCTATTATTTAGATTTGAAAAGCATACTAATAAATTATATATTAATGTAGCTTTTGATAAGCCAACAAAGATAACTATAGAATATGTACCAAGGTATAATGATGTCTCAGAAGTTGTATCTGACTATTGGATAGATATTATATTAAGGATGTCTTTAGCTTTAGCTAAAATTGCATTAGGTAGAATTCGTTCTAAATATACTCAATCTAATGCACTTTGGGCTATGGACGGTGATACTTTACTGTCTGAAGGTAATGATGAACTAGATAAATTAAGAACAAGTTTACAGAATAATACACAATTAGTTTATCCTATAGATTAATTGTATATATTATATTATATTATATTAAGGAGATAGAAATGTCAAAATATTTAACTGAAGCATTTAAGCAAATGAACGATCTTAATGAGGAAGTATTTAAAGTTGATATAGATGATGCTAAAAAGTTGCAAACGTTTTTAGATGGCGATACTGTTGATGAATTTGAAACAATTATAGATCCTGAAGCTGAGACAGTTGATGACTTACAAGATTCATATATAGGTAAGATAATTTTAAATTGTCCAGTATGTAATGCAAAGATCTATAAAGATTTAGATAATATTATAATTGATGACAAAGTAGATTTAGTTAATACTGATGAAGAGTGTCCTTTCTGTCAATCATTAGGTGGTTTTGAAGTAATTGGGCAAATTGATAAATTTGATGTAGATGAAGAATTTAAAGATGATACAAATGGCAATAGCGATGAAGATATAAATGAATCTAAATCTAAATCTAAACCTAGACGTACTACTAAATCTAGATCTCTTAAAGAATCAGATGATACAAAGATGTTAAAAGAAGGTTATGAAGACGATTTAGTTGAAGGTGCTTACTATAGAGGATTTATAATTAGTAAAGCAGGCGATAAATTTATGATTGACGGTTTTGGTGAATCATACGACACATATGGAGATGCTAAAGCAGGTGTAGATAGTTGGATTGAGAATGATGGTATAGACCCAAGAGTTTTAAATGAAGACTTCAAGAAAGTAAACATTGAGACTGATGATTCTATAATGACTATGGATTCAGATAATAGCGGTAAAGTAACAGTTACAACTGAACCAAAGCAAAAAGCTGAAGGAGAAGTAATTTCTCCTATATCTGATGAAAATAAAGATAAAATTTTAGATTCTGATGCAGATAAAGAAATTGAGGAAGAGCCAGAACTAGAAATAGAAGAACCATCTATTGACGTAGAAGTTGATGAGTTTTCAGAAGATGATTTTGATGAACTTGGAGAAAGTTATTTAAAGAAAGTGTATGAGAATGTAAAGTCTTATAAAACTACTAAAGGTAAAATATCTGGAGATTCTATGATATTTGAAGGAATTATAACATTTAATTCTGGTAAAAAATCTAAAACTAAGTTTATGTTCGAATCTTCAACAGCTACTAAAACAGGAAAAGTTAAATTTATAGGAAAAAATCCTCAAATATCTAAAAATAATAAAGCATTCACAATTACTGGCAGAATAAAAGGTGGTAAATTAGTAACAGAATCATTTACATACAATTATTCAGCTAAAGATGCTAATACTAAAAAATCTAAAAAATTATATGGTACAATTACTAAAAAGTAAATAAGAGGAGGCTACTAATATGGGTGATTTATTTGAAGATAAAAGATCTGAATTAGTAGCCAAATCTCGTCAAAGTCAAAAAGAGCGAGATGGCAAAAATCGTTATGAAAAAAGAATTAAATCTAGAATAGCTAATTCTACTAAACAATATAATAAAATAAATATGAATCAGTTATTTAAAGATAATATTCTTACAGTTAATATAGATGTTAAAGGTGAAACTAACGATTATATAGTCAGTATAAGTTTTGGCGGCTTTTTAGATAAAGTGCAAGAACAGTTAAAGCGCAATAATAATACTTTAGATTTAAAAATAATTTTAAGAGCACTAATAGATTCGTTTAATGAGGATAATGTTTATATACATTGCAGTTGTTCTGATTGGAAATACAGAATGGCATATTGGGCAACTATAAATGATATAAATGTTGGAGATCCTGAAAATAGACCCTCAGACATTACTAATCCAAGTAATAGTTTGGGCCCAGGTTGTAAACATGTAATGCTAGTTTTAGCTAATCATAGTTGGTTGATAAAAGTAGCAAGTGTTATAAATAATTATATAAAATACTTTGAAAAATATAAACAACGTGAATACGCTGACATTATTTACCCAGCAATTTATGGTAAGAAATATGAGGAGCTAGTCCAATTAGATATATTTGATGATGGCTCTGACGAATTAGACACTAAAACAAACACTATAGATGCAGCTAATGAACTTGGCGCTAAATCCGGACAATTTAAAAAAGGTAATACTCAAGGAGTTAGATTTACTTCTAAATCCAATAAAGACAATGATATACAATTAGATATTGATAGTAGTGAGGAAAATGACAATGAGTAATGTTTTAAATTATATAAATGAGGCATTTGATAAACAAATCAGAGATACAAATAGATCTAAAAAATGTGAAATTACAGAAAGTTTGTCACATAATACAAACGATTTATATGACGATATCTACAATGCATTAAGTGATATAGCATTTAAGTATAGCACAAAAGGTATTGCTATATATAAGAAAGATTTTAATGATGCAATTAAATATTTTATGACTAGATTCTTTGGTTATGGACCCAATGATATTGATGAGGCGGTTATAGCTCCTCCAAAAAAAGATTTATCTAAAATAGAAGGATCTATAACTAATACAATTGAAACAAATATATCTAAATTTAATGACGCTAAAACAAAAGAAGAATTAGTTGATACGTTAAAAGAAATATTAGATTCAAATAATATAGATACTAAAGCATCAAAACGTTTATTAAATACTGTCCAGAAAGCTAAGGGGTTTGCTCAGGCACTATTTGCAATATATAATTCATTATTATATGGCAAAGGTTTAGGTGTTATAGAGTGTGTTCAAGGTGCTTCTAGTAACAAACAAACTATAAAAGAAGATTATAATGAGGAAGCAATTGACATATATGAGATTGATATTCCAGAATTAATGGAGTATTTACATGGAGAATATACTAATGGTAGATTAAGACCAGAAGCTTATGTAGTTGGTTTAAGAAAAGCGTATGACGCTTTAGAATCAGTTGATACTCAATATTAAATAAATATAGGAGTTATTTATGGAAGATAAAAAATATGGCTCATTATTAACTCCAGATATAAAAATACATAGACAATATTTTAAAGAAATGTGTAAGCTAATTGGTATACAAGTTATATATAGAGCTCCTAGACCAGATAAACACTATACCAATTATGCAGAAATAGATTCTAATTTTTATGAACCAACTTTAGAGGGTTGTATATTTGAAGAACATCCAACTCAACAAACATTAAAAAAATTAGGATGGGTATCTGAGTTACAACAAAATTCTTCTATAATTCATGTGAGATACGATTTACCAGAAATCCAACAAGGAGCATTATTTATAATACCAAGTGGTTTAGATAATGCTAAAGGTCGACTATTTAGAGTGAGTAAAATATCAAATGTAATTGTATATCCTGCCTCATTAACTTGCGAAATAGTTCCAGAATATGAGAATGTGTTTAGTAATGATTCATATGATCACGCAAATAATAGTTTTAATTTATTGAATGAGGAGGAAAGTTGCTTATGAGATTTCTTCTTGAAGCAGATAATGCTGGAGAAATTAAATCTAGTTATACAGATAAAGAGTTAGAAGATATGCCAATATCTCGTTTATCTAATCTAATTGATGATTATAAGATAGGCACAAATATAAATGAGAGAACGAGAATTATTAAGCATTTTCTTGATAAAAAACTAGGAGCAAATTCAGACAAATTTAGCGATCAGTTAGTTTTAAGAAGTATTGCAGAGAACATATACGATGTTGGTATAGATAATAATCCATTTTTAAGTTTTATAGAAAAATATGCAGACAGCGATACTCCAAAATTGAGTTTTGATGTTAGTGTATTTGTTAATAATTTGTTAGCTAATAGAGTATTTAAATCTTCGTCAGATGTATTAGCTGCAGATTATTTATATAATGATAAAACATATGATGAGACAAATGCAAATGATATAATATATAAATTAAAGACTTTTTTATTTGTAAAAAATAAAAGTAATTTAAAAAAATTTGATATTCCTAATAATATTTATAGCATAATTAAAGATAAAAGTGCTGAGGAGATAAAAAACATATTAAGTGGTTATCAAGAACAAAATAGAAATGAATTAGATGGTATAGACATAATTGCTGAGCATTATAATATATCAAATAATGACGTAACTGATCAATATGTAAAATCATATATAATAGAAATATGTAAAGAATCTAATGAATTAAAATCAAAGAGCGAGGATATTAAAGATTTCTTAGAAAACTCTTTAAGTGGGAAGTATAGTACAGTACGAGATGGATTAAATAATATTTTAAATACAACATATTCAGACACAAAAAGAAATTCAGCTGAAGATGTTTTTAATATAAGACTAATAGATTTTATAGCTAAACAGCTTAAATCAAATACAAGTTCATCTAAAACTGGTTTTCAAATTGTAAAAGATGCAATTAGAAAGGCTACTAATCAGTTACCAAAAAAATTAACTAAAAAACAAGTTGAACAGTATATAACAGAATTAGCTAAAAAGACTAATAGAAACTATACAACTGTTAAACTCGCATTAGAAAATCAAGATGAGCTACCACAAAAAGTTTTAAATTTATTAAAAATGACATATACAGCCCCAGATATAGACGGTATGACAGCTGCATCTGTATTTAATAATTTACTATTAAAGTTTATTGATAACGATGATATGTTTAAGACGAAGTGATTTTTATGAATTTAATAATAGAAAATAATTCAAATATTGAATTAGATGATTTAATAAGTAATCAATTAATAGATAGTATGAAGAACTATTTTATTTCTTCAATTAGAGATGATAAACTTATAGCATTTGATAATTATATAAACAGTGAAAAATTATTTAAATCAAATTTATATAAATCAAAACAAGATTATATTTCTACTAAAGATTTATTAATTGAGTGCATAGATAATCTAGTATATACTAAAAACACAAATCTTTATATAATAGAAATAAATTCTAAGAAAAATTCTAAAAAATTAGATGCTAAATTAATATATATATCTAAGTTAATAAATTATGGGAATATGCAACTAGCTCCTTATCCTATATTTACAGAATTATTTGATTATTATGCTGAAATATTTCCAAAAATATTTGAAGAATATATGGAAACTATTAATAAGGAGGAGTAAATGTGGCATTAAGATTTTATGACGAGGCTTTAGTCAATAAAATTAAAAAGTGGACGCAAGGCACTCAAGTTGAGATTACAGGCCCAGATGAAACACGTAGAATTTTTGAGATTACTGCTGATAAAAATAATGATAAACCTATACAATTGCCTTTAATATGCATAAGAAGAGGTCAAGGTTTTGAGGTACTACAACCAAACAAAAAACCTCTCTCATTTGATGGTGCTACACTTGAGGCTAATTATAAAAAAAGTATTCAGTTAAATGCAATAGCGGTTAGTATACCTTATCAGATAGATATTTATACTAGACACTTTGCAGAAGCTGATGAGTATGTTAGGAATTTTATTTTTAATATAATAAATTTTCCTAAATTAGAAGTTAATTTACCTTATCTTAATTCAAATGTAATTAAGGCAGCAAATATACGATTAAATAATAACATAGAAGATAATTCTGGAATACCAGAAAGGCTTATACCCGGTCAATTCACAAGATTCACATTAACATTATACATAGATGATGCATATCTATTTGATCTAAGAGTTAGAGATAACTATTCAATTGAAACACAGGTAGAAGCTGAACTTCAATCTTATAATAAATAAAAATTAATTAAAGGAGATATAAAATGGCAAATATTACGATTCGTGAAGTAGATTCTACAAGCTCTGGTATATCTGCAACTAATGATAATATAGCATATGTTCCTGGTTATGCAATTACTGGTCCTGTAAATACTCCCACACTGTGCGAAAGTCTAGAACAATTTCAAGTAACTTTTGGATATGAACCATATGTGTTTAAAACAAAACAAGCATATCCAAGTTTTAAAACTGGTGAAACTGATGTAACTCCTAAAGGTGCAATGTATGAAATAGGAGATTATGAAAAATCTTACATATATGCAGCCGAATTATTAAAACTTGGATTACCTATTCTTTATGAAAGAGTGTTGCCAGAACATAAGATTAGTGAAGGTTTAACTGTAAAGCCAGATAATTTAGTAGCAAAACTCTATTTCACAAAAAATGGTATAGTAGATTTAACTACTGGTACTCTTAATGAATCAGAAACTGAGTTTACTAAAACAGAAGGTGGCAGTAAAGAAGATATTGTGCTTATTATTTCAGCTAATAGTGTAGGCATTGCAGCTACAGATACATTGATTGTATATTCGGTTCCAGGTGATAATAAAGATTATTTTGAATTTAAGATTACTTGCAGTAAAAGAATTTATGGCAAAGAAGAAACTGAAATAATTAGATTTACCAATGATGAGAGTAAAAAAGATCTTGCAATTCCTGAACCAATTTATTATTATAAAGATATTTCATCTAAATTTGTTAATTTTAAGTGGTTAAGTGATTTACAAACCATAGGAAGTGGGGATTCTGATGGAATAAATTTATCAATAGATAGTAAATATACTACAGATGAAGAAGGACAAGCGATAGACGAGTTTAATGTATCTGATTTATATACTAAAATGTCAGAAAGTGGCTTCTGGGATTCTGTAGATAGATTAACTGCTAAAGGTGAGTATGATTTTAAATATCTAACTTCTGGAGCATATCCAGTATTTGAACATTATATTTCAGGTGCTGAACCAACTGTAAATTCAATTGCTACAAATATGATTAAGTGTGCAGAAACAAGAGGCGATGCTACAGCATACATAGATAGCACTAATAATAAAACAAGAACACTAATCGCTTCTAATAAAGATTCAGTTTATTATAGCTATGCTACTTATATGAGAACCCTTGGTAATGATTATAGCATATATTCTGCTTTATTTACACCATGGTATAGAAGTAATTGCAGTACAGTTAATAAGATTATTGAAATGCCCGCTTCATTTGCTTACTTATCTTCATTAGCTAAGATGATTCAAATTTATCCTAGTTATCTTGCTGTTGCTGGTGTAACTAGAGGATTAATTCCTAATTTTGTATCTCCTTGTCAAAATATTACAAACGCTATGGCTGATAGTTATCAACCAAGAAATGATGTAGCTATAAATGCTATTACAAATATAAAGCCTTATGGGTATGTTATCTGGGGTAATAGAACAGGTAAAAATAATGCCATAGACGGTAATTTAACTGCTCAATCGTTTTTGAATGTAAGGCAAATGGTAAGTGATATTAAGAAATTAGTATACACTGCAGCAAAATCATTAACATTTGAGCAGAATAACGATATTTTATGGGTTAACTTTAAATCTAAAATAACTCCTACTCTTGATAAAATGGTTACAAGTAATGGAATTAGCGGTTATAAGGTTATACAGAAACCTACAACAGAGAGAGCAAAGATTGTTGCATTAATTAAGATTTATCCTATTGAACCTGTTGAGGATTGGGATATAACAATTGAATTAAGTGATGCAGAAGTTGTAGTACAGTAAGGAGGATTGAACAATTATGACAGATAATCAAATAGGTACCTATTATTTAGCAGATAATCCTGAATTATATGAAGTTCAAAGAGATAATAACTTTGAATTTGTAGTTGAAGGATTAGATAGACTACTTAGAGCCGGTGCAACAGGTGATGATGATTCAGATTATATTACAAATGGTCAAGAAGTATTAAGATTCTCAACTGTAAGTACATTTATTCCAACGTTTGAACTTGGTACAATAGAAATAAAAAGAGGCAACAATACAATGAAAGCAGCAGGAGTTCCTACTTTCCAAGCAGGTCAGTTTGCAATTAATGATTATATTGGTGCTGACAGTAAATCTGTTTTATTTGCTTGGCAAGCTCTTGCATATAATGTTAAGACTGAAAAAGTTGGAAGAATGAGCGCTTATAAAAAAGATTGCACTTTACTTGAATACACACCAGACTATAAGTTAGTTAGAGCTTGGAAGCTTAAAGGTTGTTGGGTTTCTAATGTTAATCAAACAGATTATAACATGGAGAACTCTGGAAAGAAAACAGTAACAGCAACCATTCAATATGATAAAGCATATATTGATTACGATTTTGCTACAAACTAATAAAATTTAATAAAAATATTGTATAATATATATAGTTGGGTTATAATAACTCAACTATATGTATTATTTATTATATGCATAATGTTGTTATAATACATAATATGTATCATTTATCAATCATTATGGAGGTAAAGAATGGATTATACAATAGCACAAGATTTTGTATTGCCAAGTAAAGGATTAATATATAGCAAGTCAGTTAATCCTAATATTAAATTACGCAGTATGACTACGATAGAAGAGATGAAAAGACTTGCATATTCTGATACTCCTTATAAAACATTAGCAGAGATCATAGATGACTGTATGGTAACTAAACCTGGCATTTCTTCTTATGATATGTGCATTGGAGATTATCAGTTTTTGTTACATAGACTTAGAATGGTAACATATGGTAAAGATTATAATACACAAGCAATTTGTCCATACTGTGGAACAAAGATAAATAGTGTTATAAATCTTGAAGATTTATCAGTTATAGAGTGGGATGAGAACGCTGATATCGCATCTCTATTGGAATTTAAGTTACCTGTGACAGGTAAAAATATTAAAATTAGAATACAGACACCACATATGACAGATGATATGATGCTGAGAAAAAAGGATATTCAAAAGAGATTTCCTGATATGCAAGGTGATGTATCAATACTGTTACTTGTTTCATCTCTAATCGAAACAGTAGATGGTCAAGTTTTAGACGCAGTTAAATTAGAAACATTTGTAAAAAATTTACCGATGCGTGACACAAATACAATAATTAAAAAAGCAGATAAAGTGAATATGATGATAGGAATAGACACTACTATACATAATACTTGTACTAATAGTGCCTGCGGTAAGTCTTTTGACAGTTCCTTTCGCCTCACATCTGAATTTTTTGGACCCTCGGTTGACTAGTGATGGTAAACCATATGGTCCATATAGATATAAACAATTAGTTAAAGAAAGATACTTTATTTCAAAGCATAGTAGCACATCATATGCAGATACAGGAAATATAACTCCAACTGAAAGAATGTATATGTTAGATTTTATTGCTACAGAAATTAAAAGACAGAACGACGAGATAAAGAAGCTAAATCAACAAAGAAATAATTAGTGTGAGGGTGTATTAAATGAGTAAAACAACTATAGGTGACGATAATAACACACCAAATAAACAAAGTAATTACTTAGGTTTATCTCATGAACAAAAGTTAGCTAAAGCTCGTCAAGATAATGTAAAACAACAGAGTAAGTTAGAAGAAGCTAGAGATAGAGAAAAGTACAAACGATTAGCTGAACTAGAAGATAAGTATAGAACAGATAGAACAAAATTTGAAGAAGAAAGTTTTAAATTAGAGCTTGAGTATCAAAAAGAACTTGAACTTGAAAAACTAGCTTCTGATAAACGAAGCATTGAAAATCGTAAAAAATTAGAGAAAGAATTTAATGAATATCAGCTAAAAAATGCAGATAATTATGCAGATAGATTAGAAGCTGCTGCTAAAATATTTGGAGAAAATTTAAAAGAAGCTGGACATGAATTACTTCAAAAATCTCTAACATCTATAACAAGCTTTGGTTCTGGCGCAGATAAATATATGACTGTGTATGCAGAATACATGGGAAAGATCGACGCAAGACTCCAAGGTTCAGTAGATAAATTTGGACGAGAAATTCAGCACCCATTCAAAGAAATTACAAATTTAATAACTAATAACCTAGGTATAAATGGTCTTGTAAAACAACAAGAGGTAGTATCTAATTTGGCAACACTAGTTAGTCAAGGTATTGCATATAATGTGGAGCAAAGATCATTTTTAATGACTGTAAGTGATAAGATAGCAGAGACATTTGATGCAGCAAATGGCACGTTGTTAAGAATTATTAGACTACAGCAAGCAGATTCTACTGCAGCAAGATTAGGTATAGAAGCTAATCTTACACGATATTTAAATGCTACTTTCCAAGATACTTCTTATTTATCTAATGTTTATGATAGCGTTGAAGCAGCACTATCAGGAGCAATATCTCAATTAGGACGCGATGAAGGTGTATCATTTGAATATGCAGTTCAAAAGTGGTTAGGTTCATTAAGCTCTGTTGGTATGTCAGATGAATCACTTTTAAACATTGCAAAAGGAGTTAATGCATTAGTCACAGGAGATGTTAGTCTATTAAGTGGAAATACAGCATTAATGAACCTAATGGCAATGTCTGCAAATAGAGCTGGCATACCATTAGGTAGTGCTTTAACTACTGGTCTTAATGCAGAAAATACCAACAAATTATTAAAAAGTTTAGTATCATATACACAAGAATTAGCAGCAACTAACAATCAAGTTGTTAAATCTAAATATGCCGAATTATTTGGATTAGATATTTCTGACTTTACAGCTGTATTAAATTTATCAAAAGATGAGCTTGAAAATATCTCATCAAATATGTTATCATATACAGATACTTTAGCAGAGACTAACTCTCAGCTTAAATTAGTTTCTTCAAGAACTCATATATCTGAAATGATTAACAATTTGTTTGAAAATGTGCTATTTGGCGCAGGTATGGATATTGCAAGCAATCCAGCTACATACATGTTATGGCAAGCAACTAAATTTATTAAAGATGCTACAGGTGGAATAGAAATTCCAATACCGTTGCCATTCCTTGGTACATATGAAATAGAATTGATGAACACAATTCAAACAGGAATTGTTGGCATATCAACATTGGGAAATCTCATAGGTGCATTAGGAAGCTTATCTAAGGGCGGCGCTATGAATTTAGATGCTTGGAATGCTACAGATTATACTAGAAGAGGTACTGGCTTTGGTGGCATAAATGCTGGTGTAGATGAGTTTATTTCTCAAAGTGCATATATTGGTAATGCTGATGCTTCTAATTTAAAAGAATCAGCTATAAGTTCAGCTAAATCAGATGTTGAATCACAAACAGGCGATACAGAAACTGAGTTACAAAAAATCTTAAAAATAATGCAATCTTGGGATTTTGGTGGATATGGGTTAAAAGTCATAGAAGTAACACCAAAAGCCACAGATATGGAGAGTTCTAAAGTAATTGAAGCATCTACAATATCAAATGGTAAATCAGTTACTCTTGTACATGCTAGTGATACATCTAAAGATTCAACTATAAAAACAATTGAAGAGTCAGATCCAACTAGTGCCATACTTGCATTATTAAAATCTTGTATAAATAATGGAGCAATTGTAGTAAAGACAAATGGCAATAAATTAGATATTAATACAGGTATGACAGGAGGTTTTTAATAGTGCAAAAATTTTATACTAATACTACTGTAAGTAAGTTTATAAAAAATTTAGTTGCAAAAAACCCTATACCTATGATAAATACATATTCTGATGGTGATATAATGCTATCTAATATGTTATATATAAAAAATGATTATATTGTAAAATGTAACTATAAAGATGGTTTTATTATAGATAGTGAAAGTACTAACATAGATAATTATTTAGATATAATAGAACCATATATTTTTGGTGAACATTATGATGGTATTACTACTACTTATAAATCAAATATAAACAGTTATGATAGTACTACACATTATTATTTAGGACAATATTTAAGAGCAATTAGAGATATAAAAGGGATAGACTTAATGCCCTTTTATAATTGTTATAATAGTACATATATTAAAGATATTAAATTATATTCATCTACTACTAATAGTATAGATTTTAAAATATTAACAGATCCAAAACATATTAATGAGGATTATAAGTTGATAGCAATACCAATAAAATTCTTTAAGACATATACAATAGCAGTAGATTGTACAACTCCTTATTATATAATGCCAATGATATATGGTAATAAAGGTATTATTAAAGATAATTTATTATATGATATGAGCAAATATTTTGGGCAAAAATGTCAATCGTCATATTTTAATAAGCCATATAAATTTAAAGTTGATTTACGAAAATTTGTGAGCGAAATATCAAATAGTTTAAATGATTATGGTATAAAAGATGATGACAATGCATATAAAAAGATTGCATCATATGAAAAATTTTTATATTTATTAATACAACTACCAATTAATAATAAATCATCAATAGTGGTACTAGAAGGAGATTATACAGATAAAAAGGGCATTAATATTATAGATACATCAAGACCTGAATTTAGTACCCTATCATATAAACAATTAAATAATTTATTATTAAGTGATTTATCACTATTAAATAGAAATGATGGTAATTCATATGCATTTAGTGATAGACTTATTGAGTATTTATTATTAAATGCTATTACAAGTGATGAGGATATTACTCAAAATATTTCAAGAATACAAACTTACGCAACTTCATTAACTAATCAAAAATTAAATAATTATCCAAGATATATGATGTTTAATAATACTAAAGGAGTTTGGTCAAATGATTTGCGTTATTATTTGTATTCACTAGTTATGAGTAGTAAATATTTAAAAAATAAATATGATATAAATGGATTTGTAGATAAAGATGTAGAGAAAATAATTACAAGAGGTCAGGGAGTATAATTATGGCTACAAAGATAGATACAAGTAAAAGAACTTTTGTAATGATAAATAATTATATATATTTACACCATATTAAAGACTCATCTGGAAATGGTACATTTATTATACTCCCATCGTATCCAGAGTCTATTCAAGATTCTCTACAATCAACTTTTAGTAGTCAAAACCCATTAGCTCGTACTGCACCTATATTCTCATATCAAAATTCTGGGCCACGTCAAGTTCAAGTTTCATTAAATTTACACCGTGATATGATGACACAAATAAATTATGGCGTAAGTAATGCAGCTGTTGAGCTTGGTGATGATTATGTTGATACATTAATAAAACAAGTACAAGCTATTGCTTTACCAGATTATGTATCTGCTTCTAAAATGGTAAATCCACCTCTAATATCTGTTAGATTTGGAAATGAAATTTTTATTAAAGGTGTTGTACAAGGTGGTATAAATATTACCTATAATTTGCCAATACTAGAAAATGATAAATACGCTCAGGTACAAATTGCTTTTACTGTATCAGAGGTAGATCCATTTGATGCCCAAACAGTTATGCAACAAGGAAGTTTTAGAGGTCTTGATAGAACTTTAGATAGAAAAATAAATTCAAATTAATAGGAGGTATATATGGAAGTATTAAAAAATAAAGATTATAGAACGTATGATTATATTTCCAGATATACAGGTTTTCCTTTTTACTATAATACAAAAGACAATAAATACATATACGGTACAACTGGTCAGTTAGTAAAAGATATACCATTTGTATTACATATAGTAAAGAATAGAGATACTTTTGATAGTTTAGCTTTAAATTACTATGGCAACCCAACATTATATTGGGTAATATGTGATTTTAATGACATACAAGATCCATTTACAGACTTAAAAATAGGCCAAAAAATAAAGATACCAACATTAAGTAGTTTAAGCTTCAAAATATAGTAAGGTGGTGATAATATGGTTACAAATTTATTATCAACTACAAGTAGAGTAGAAGCACCATATATTGAAGTTACCATAGGTAATTATACATTTGGATCATATAATAAAACTCAAAAAACATCTTTAGATGATTCAGGAGTTAGATACACACAGGTATCTACTACATTTCCTAATTATATGAAATCTTTAAATGTAATAAAAGTTAACGGAGCAGTTAATACATATAATATAAATATGGTTTATGGAATAAGAGCAGGAGATGATCCTAATTTACTTGAAAAAGTATTTAGTTCTGTTTCTAATACAAGAAAAATTTCCATAAGTTATGGTGATTATTGCTCTCCAACTTTTATATATAAAACAGAAGAAGCTATTATAACTAAAGTAACATCTAATGTTGATTTAGCTGGATCATCTATAACATATATGATCACGTGTACAAGCGAAGCATTGAGTTTAGCAGCTGGTACTTATTCATTTCCTGCTAGACATGAAAAACCAAGCAAAGTTATAAAAGATATATTATATTCAAACACATATGGCATATTAGAAATATTTTATGGGATGCGTGATAGAGATTTAGTATTATCTAAAGGACTAATTGCATCAGATGACAAAGAAGTAACTATTGAAGCAAAACAAAATATAACTATATTTGAATACTTAAATTATTTAGTACAATGTATGTCAAGTAGAAATGATTCTCCGACATCTATCATTAAATCGAGTGCATATGCTTTTACTGTTATTGATGATACATCAGGTATATTTGGTGGGCCATATTTTAAAGTAAGTAAAATATCACGTAATTTAAAAAGCATAAATTCCATAGATATGTATGAGATAGATGTAGGTTATCCCACAGCAAATATAGTAACAAGTTTTACTATTGATGATGATGAAACTTACTCTATATTATATAATTATTCTCAAAAAGTAGAACAATCAGATTATATTTATCGTATTGATAATGCTGGTAATACTGAATATATATATTCTCCTATGCTTTCTAACTCAAAGCAGTTATTAAAGACCACTGAGGCTGATAAATCATGGTGGACAAAGATGACTCAATATCCTATTAAAGCAACTTTAACGATAAAAGGATTATTAAGACCAGCAATTTTAATGAATTATGTAAAAGTTAATGTATATTTTTTTGGAAGAAAACATATATCATCTGGAATCTATATTATTACTCAACAACAAGATACTATAGATCAAAATGGGTATAGAACAACTCTATCTTTAACTAGAGTACAAGGAGATGAGGATTTATGATAACAAAAGCAATAGTTGAAGAAATCATAAGTCCTTATTCTGCAAGAGTTAGAATGCCAATTTTAAATGCTATAAAAGGAGCAAAACAATCTACTCCTACAGACGAATTATCAATTGCGACTATTTGTACTATACCTAACGCTAAGAATAATATAAATGTTGGAGACATTGTATTTGTTGGATTTGAAGACAATGATTATAGCAAACCAATTATAATTGGTCATTTATTTAAAGAAAATAAAACTAAGGATTTGTATGATAACACATCATTAGACTTAGTCCTTAGATCATTAAATGTACAATACGATACAACATTATCAAGCAACACAAAAATAGGTGAAGTTATTGGTAAAGAGATACAATGCTTACAAGGTATTCGTAGTAACATACAGAAACAGATAGATGATATTGAACAATCCTATGGCGATGTAGAAGCTATGACAAATTCAGAAATAGATAAAATTTTATCTACATAATAGGAGGAAGTATTTAATGTATTCTATAGCTTTTCCAAAAATGCTAAATAATACAACAACAAACTTAGTACAAGATAAAGAAGCTACAGCTTCAAATTTAAAGATTTTAATAATGTCTGATAGAACATCATTATATGGAGATCCATATTTTGGAACACTTATAAAGAAATTTTTATTTGAGCAAAATAATATTGTATTACAAGATATGATTATAGATGAAATTTATACAGCTATATTAATATTTATGCCTCAAATTAAAGTTGAAAGAGAAGATATTACAGTTACATCTGATGGTGTAGATGTATTTACCTCAGTAAAGTGTTTAAATTTATTAGATTTTACAACAAATTTATATAATATAAATTTAACTGCAGATGGCGAGGTATAATATGGACGAACAACTTATATCAAATACAAGTTATACAAATAAAGATTTTAGATCTATTTATCCTGAACTTCTTGATTTGGTTACAAAGATAACAGGTAAATGGGATCCATCTTTATCAAATGAATCTGATCCTGGTGTTATACTTTTAAAATTAAATGCTTTAATTGCAGATAAAAGTAATTATAATATAGATAAAAATGTGCTTGAATTCTTCCCATTATCAGTTACACAGATAGGTAATGCAAGGGAGTTGTATGATACTCTTGGATATTCAATGCATTGGTATAAATCAGCAACTACTCAAATTGCATTTAAATGGGTAGGAGAAAAGAGTGATGGAAAACCATATACAATACCTCAATTTTCTATGATTACAGATAGCTCAAGAGAAGTTGTTTATACATTAATAAATCCAGTAGTTGTTAATAAAACATCTGAAGTTGCTCTTGGAAGTGCAATACAAGGTGTAAATTATCAATATGAGATTAATGGAGAAACAGCTATAAAGCTATCTAATCTTGATTCTGATTTAAGGCTATATTTTACCGAAAGACAAATTGCAGAAAATGGAATTTTCGTTGGAAATGTAGGAGATAAATATGATTGGGAAGCAGTTGATAATCTAGAATCTACTGCCCTTGGTCAAAAAGTTTATAAATTTGGAGTTCTTCCAAACACAGATATTTGTTATATTCAATTTCCTCAAGATATTGCAAATTTAATTGAAGATGGATTAAATATACAGTATATAATTAGTGATGGAGTAAATGGAAATATTTCTGCTTTAACACTTGATACATTTTATAATGATCAAATAGAAGAAGTTGAAGATTCAGATGGTAATAAATCTAATGTTACTATAAATGACTATATATCAATATCAAATAATAGTTCAGCATTAAATGGATCTGATCCAGAGGACTTAGATAGCGCATATAGAAACTATAAGAAAACAATAGGTACATTTAATACTTTAATAACATGCTTAGATTATGAAAATGCTATTTATAATTTAAGTGATGACGTGCACCCGCAATATGATTACTTAGTTTCAAATTGTGTAGTATCTGATAGAACAAATGATATAAATCATAGCTATAATATACAGGTATTAAATGATTATGGTGAACATAGCGAGCTAGTTGTTGAATCAGATATAAATGGTAATCCATCAATGACTGCATTTAATTTAGGACTATATTTATTATCTCCTATGAGTAATATATATGACAGACAAACTTTCAATAATTCATTTGCGCCTAATCCACTACTTCAATCAGATATTGAAAGAGATCTTGAGTATATAAAATTTGCTCAACATGATTATATAGACAATTCAAATATATCTAAATATTTATATAGAAATGATTATTCTATATCATGTAAAGTAATTACATATTATAAAGTTTCAGATTCTGAGGCCTCTCAAATTTTAGCTAATATATATCTTGCTTTATATAAAACATTTAATGCAAGAGAAGTTGATTTTGGAAATCCTATAGATTATGATAAACTTTATAAAACTATACAAGATGCTGATACTCGTATTAAAACAATTATATTAGATGAGCCTATTTATAATATAAAGAAAGTAGATTCATATAATAATGTTTCAAATTTAGATGGAGATGATAAAATTGAGATTATTTCCAAATCTATTTTAGCTGGAGTAACTCCATTATATGAGTTTGATGATAGATTTAATTTCGAATTTGGGCAAACTTCACCTAGTGAGATAATAGAAAATATTCAAAAAGTTACAACCCAATCAGAAATTACAGTAGGTGCAGTAGGTACAGTACCAGTTACTGAGCTTACAGATGAAGATTATTATACATTAAAAGCAAATGAGAGCGTACAACTTATTGCACCAAATCTAGAGACTGAAAAAAATTATACAGTTGGTATTAATTATGAATTTACAGGTTTTAATGGTACAGAGATTAATGCTAATACTGATTATAAGTTAAAAGATGGCGAAGAGTTAATATTTACATATAAACAAAATGGCGTTGATAAAAAAGATACCTATGGTGTAGGTACAATAATTCTTTCAAGCTTTAATATTACCCCATCTAATTATTCTGGTGATTTAGGTACATCAAATAGCATTTCTATTAGAAAAATTAGACAAACTGATTTAACAATTACTTCGCAAAATCCAAAGTTATATTGCTATTGGATAACTAATACAGTTATAAATAATAAATATACTATACCATTTAATAGTGATGGAGAATATGTACTTAGAACAGGCGAATACTTTATGTACACATTCGATTTAGAGAGTAATGAACTTGTTATATTAGGTTCTGGCACTAAAATTGCTATTCAAAACAATGCTATAAAATCTAATTATCGCCCAACTGTACCTAAAGTAGATTTAACTTCTATATATGATAATGGTATTAGTGCATTTACAACAAATGATTGGGTTGTATATAATTTAAATAATGACCCAAAATATATAGTTACAGAAATGCAAATTATTACCTTAGGTGAAGGAAGTCAATTATATTGTACTAATGAAGCTGGTAATCCTATAACATTAAATAATTCTTTACAAAAAGTAAAAAATATTTATTATAAAATTGATGAAAATGCAGATCCTACTTCTCCTCCAAGCATAGATGATAGTTTGGATATTTGGCAAGCAATGAGCTCATTAAATTTGAACGCAACACCAAATACAGTTCAAACTTTAAAAGAACATCAATCAATAACACTATTCAATACAAATAACGAACCAACAGTTCTTGAACCAGGAATCTCATTTATGTTTAGTTCGCCTGTAATAATTCAAGGTGGAGAAAATATAGATGTTGCAATTTTAAATACCAGTGGAGTTTATGACTATACACTTTCTTGTTATAAGTTTATACAATCATCTGATATAATTACTAGAGATACTGAAGATTTTATTGTTTTAAATATATTATCATCATCTAATGATAAAGAATTAAAATTTAACTTTGGTTTAGATTATAGTAAATATGTTATACCAATTATATTTAATAAAGTTGGAGAAAATGATACATTAACTGTAACAAATTGTGAATTATTTAATCTAAAATCAAGCGTTACATTAGATAAATCTGGAACATATTATCTTAATCCTACAAGTAATAATACAGGTAGCCTTAAATTTGAGTATACAACAACTGGCACAAATCAAGATATTACTAAATCATATAATTCTGGTGAGTATACTATAAATAAAGGTTCAGTAGAAAAACTTATTTCAAATCATTTATATAGCGTAGGTAATGGAAAAGACATTGAAGCAATTTATGGCGAAAATGGAAATACACTCGAAGGTGTAGAATATGTGACATTTTCATCTATTCCAGATGATTTTATATTTGTATTTGATGAAATTGATAAAACTTACAAAGCAAAATTAGAATTATCAGATGATAATATAATGACTACAGGAAATTGGAGATCTTCAGTTTTAGTAGGAAAGATTAACAAAATAGATAGTGTTAATTATGGCAATGACGTTTTAAATAAAATTAAAGAATTGAATGTTGGCGGAAAATTTAACTTTACCTATAGAGTTAATGAAGATGAGCTTATTGAAGATCCAACACTACCAGAAAGCTTTTGGAATATTCACCATATTTATAATAAATACACTATAGCTAAATTAGATGCTGGGTATAATACATCAATACAGATACCTAAATCTAGTAAATTATAAGGTGGTGTTTTATATTGAAATTATTTAGATTACAAAATAATACTCCATCTTATTGCGTAGAGCAATCAAGAGACTTTCAGCTATTTTGTAGAATATTTGATGCTTCATTTAATGGAACAAAATTTGATATAGACAGTATGATTCAAGTATTAGATCCCGCAAAAGTTAATGATAGAATGCTTGAATTATACTGTACCAGAGTTGGTTTTTATCCCACAAAAAGCATTGATGCAAAAGTATTGAGATATATTATAGCAGCATTTCCATTTATTATAAAAAATAAAGGGACAAAATTGGGCATACAGCAATGTATATACACTATACTTAAAGCAGAAAATAGTACATTACCTCCATATGTTGAAATTATAAATATAAATTTAAGCGAAAATAGTAATGATGATTATGTAATAAATATTTATACACCTATAAAACTTTTTAATGAAGTAGCATTAAGAGAGTTATTGAGATATGTTGTTCCAGCTGGATATACATATAATATTATATTATATAATGCTCTATTAGATGGGTTTACAGATCAAACTACTAATTTAGATGAGCTTATAACTATTAAATCACCAACATACATTTCATCAGCAATTAGAGGCAGCAATGGTATTAGTAGCGAGTATTATGGTGCTAGTGTTCCCAAATACATTGTAGATGGCATTGAAGCAATAAGTCCAACAGTTGAAGAACAAGCATTGATTAATGCTTATGATACATCAGAAATCGTAGGAAGTTCTAATTATATATTAAAACATAAAGATAAAGATAATGATACTATTACTCAAAAAACATATAATAATGAGGTATAGATAAATGGATAAAAATAATACACAAAATAAAACAAAAACGACTAATAAAAATTTATCTATACCTTATCAAGGTGTAGTTACTGCAAAAGTAATTAGAAATGGTAAAGTTGTTAAAACTTTTAAAAAGCATAATAAAGGTACAGATTTTTTATTTAAACAACTTTGCAGATGTTTAGCAGGTCAAGATGTTAGAGATGCTATGCCAAGATATATAGATGCAGGAACAATAGATAATACTGAAAATAAGTTTAAATCAGAATTAATTCAACCATCGTTTATTACTGGTAAATATGTTAAAAAGTTTAATAGTCAGTATTATGCAGTAGTACTAAATGCTTTAATTCCTTTTTCATCTATGATTTCCAATGAATCAATTATAAATACTTTTGTACTAAAACCGAAATATGACAGTTTAAATGATAGTATACTTGCAATATTTGAGTTAAATGGAGAAAGTGTACGATTAGAGCAAGGAGAATCATTATTAATAGAGTGGAAAATGGCATTTACAAGTATTGATATTAGTGAAGGAGAAGATAATTAATGGCAGATATAAAATTAAGTACAGATAAAATTACAGTGTTTCCTGTATCTAATAAACCTTCAGAACCTAATTCAAGATTAATTACTGAGTATAATTTAACTCATATAGTTAATCGATTAGTTGATAAATCAAGTTTTGTAATTACAAGTAATGATAGTGACACAATTAAAGATCAAACTGGTCCATTTGAGTTTAATATAGAAGGTTATTATGTTAAAATAATAGATTTAAAAGACCTTATAGAACAGTTCAGTGAAGTAACTTCAATTTATGCAAAAATTGGTATAAAACCTAGTCAAGCAGATAATAACAACTTTCAAGAACTTAAAGGTGAAGAAGATGAAGCTGGGTTATATACAGGTGTAAATTTTACAGACACAATAGAAGCACAATCAACTGTTGAAGAAGCTTCAGCAATTTATTATAATTTAAAATTACTTGAAAAATCAAGTGCATCAAACAATTGGCTAATACCAAGAGAAAGTAAAGTTAGATTTAATCAATGGTCGTTTAGTAGTATAGACGATGGAGATTTAGACGAACCTTATACAATATATAATTAATATGTAAATAACAGCAGTTTTTAATTAAATTGCTGTTATTTATTTTTATATAATTGTATATTTATATATAATTATATAAAGGAGATTTATATGAAGCCAAATAAATATGAGATTATAGAGTGTCCATATTGTGGTAGAGAATATTTACCGTCTGAAATTTTTTATCCAAAATCATTTTTTGGTGAAGCACGTAATTTAGATAGAGATTATGCTGGAAGAATACTAGAATATTTTGGTAAATCAATGGATCTAACTGAAAAATATATTTGTGATAATTGTAATAAATCATTTAAAGTTTCAGCAAAAATAAATTTTAAAACAGAAACTGATAATAAGAATAACTTCGATGAAGATTATGCAACTTCTATATCATCTACAAAATTAACATTATCTGAGGATTTATGATTCTTATAGAAGAGAGAAAATCTAAAAAAATTCCAGCAGTTACGTCATTATTTTTAAAATTAAATTATTACAATCCACTAGTATTAGATATATTAAAACAGTCAGATAATTCTATATATGACAGAAAAACTGATGAGTTTGAATTTTCAATTAATAAATTATATTTTTTAGTAGATTTATTAACAAAGTATGATGATGTTAAGTTTATAACGTGTCCAGATGACACTCAGAGCTTACTAGATTGCAATAACTTTAAGTTTAAAGTAAAACCATATTCGTATCAATTAGATGGGATAAATTATGGCTTAAATCATCTTAATTGGCTGCTACTAGATGATCAGGGTTTAGGTAAAACTTTACAAATGATATATTTAGCTGAAGTACTTAAAAAAAGAGAAGGCTTAAAGCATTGTTTAATTATATGTGGTATAAATAGTTTAAAGTATAACTGGGCTAAAGAGATTTCAAAGTTTTCAAATTTAACTTACACTATTCTTGGTCAAAAAATCACTAAAACTGGTAAAATAAAATTTGCGTCTGTAGCTGAAAGATGTAAAATGTTGAAAAATGGTTTAAGTGAATTTTTTGTAATTACCAACAAAGAAACTCTACAAAATAAAGAATTTGTTGAAGCATTCAATAGTAGCAGAAGTAAATTTGATATGATAGTATTAGATGAAGCTCATAAGTGTAAGAATCCATCATCTAAATCTACTAAAAGTTTACTAAAATTAAAAGCGAATAGAAAAATAGCTCTTACTGGTACAATTATAATGAATAATCCAGAGAATGCTTATGTATCATTAAAGTGGACTAATAATATTGGCTCAAATTATTCTCAATTTAAAAATATGTTTAATGAATATGGTGGTTTTGGTGGTGTACAGGTAATAGGATATAAAAATCTAGATATACTAAAAGATTTAATATCTAAATGTTCATTAAGACGTTTAAAATCAGAAGTCTTGGATTTACCAGAAAAAACATATCAGATTGAGTATGTAGAAATGGGCTCAACTCAACAAGCATTGTATGATGAAGTTGAAAAAGGAATTGCAGCAGAATTAGATTTATTGCCAAATAAAGATATTACTATATTACAAGAATTAGCAATAAATATGCGTTTAAGACAAATAACGGCTTATCCTGGCATGTTATCTACAGAAGTTACTTGTTCAGCTAAACTAGATAGATTAGAAGAATTAGCTGAAACAATTATAGCACAAGGTGATAAATTAGTAGTTTTTTGTACATTTAAAGGTACTGTTAAAGAGATAGCCAATAGATTATCTATATATAATCCAGTTATTTGCACAGGCGATAATGATGATTTTACTATAAATAAAAATAAAAATAAATTTGAAGAAGATTCAAGTTGTAAAGTTATGATATGCACGTGGCAAAAGATGGGTACTGGACACACACTTACAAGTGCAAATTATGCAATATTTGTAGATACACCTTGGACAGATTCTGATTTTCAACAGTGTGCTGACAGAATTTATAGAATAGGTCAAAATAAACATGTATTCATTATTACATTAATTACAAAAAATACATATGATGAACGAGTTCAAGAAATTCTAGAACGAAAAGAATGTCTAAGTGGTTATCTAATTGATGATAAAGATCCAAATATCTTGAATATATTTGAATAACATATTGATAAACAGTTTATTAAATTATAAATTGTTTATCAATTTTTTATTTTATATTGTATATTAAATTAAATACAAGCATAAGTCATAAACTTAGAAAAAATTTTATAAAAATAGTTGATAAGCAGAAAAATTTGTGTTATAATGTAATCAAATAAATTGGAGGTTTATAAAAGCTATATAATGCAAAGATTTTTTAAATATGCTGAGCAGATAGCCACATTAGATGATACTACATATTCAATTAAAGATCTAATGTTTGAAATAGCTAATAGAGCTGGCTATCACAGAGGAATTAGAGAGTTTAAGAATGGTAATAAGAGAATTGTTACAAAATATACTAAACCATTTGACAATGTTCTTGTATGTAAATGGTTTGTAAACTATAAAAAATTATTTGTTTCTAAACTTATCTCGCACCCAGAATTAGAAGAATTTCATGTACAAATAATAACTGAAACATTTTTTGCTGTTATGAAGAGTTTAAATTTAGACAAAATAACATGTGATAATGCTGTAAATAGGCTAGTTACATTAGCATTTGGAAATAGAATAGGTTATGTACTATTTACAATTGGCTCAGAAAAAAGAATAAAGGATCACATGGAAAAAAATCCAACTATACATAATGTCAGAATGAATTCAGCTATAAACCACATGGCTATATCTTTAGATTCTTTTGTAACAGAACCAGCTTCTGCAATTTATGAGGATGAAGGGTTTGATTCATTATTAGTGGATCTTAGAATGAGCTTAAAAGATAATCCATATGGCGAAAGAATGCTAGAAGCAATGTTATATTCTAATAAAAAATTACAGTTAGACCACATAGACGACTTTGTATATTTAACAAAGGATGAGTGTAATGATACTACAAAAGTTGCTCTTACATTAGCTTATAATACTATAAAATCAATTCTTAAAAGTTATGTTGGAGATAAAAGTAAGAATTGGGGTAATATTACAACTAAAAAGATTAAATATTCCTTTGAAAGGACGTGATTAATATTCAAATAAATACTAATAGTTATAATATAGATGTTGCAAAAATTTTTGGTGTATGTTCTGCTGTATTTATTACTTGTATATATCAAGAATATTTATATCAAACTCGTAATAAAAAATCTAATGATAATGATACAATAGCTTTATCTAGGGCAGAAATTTACGAGAGAACTGGCTTAGATGATGAGAAACAAATCGATGTAGAATTGGCATTAGTAGCTTGTGGCATAATTAGTACTAAGCCACTTCAAAATGTTCCAAATAAAAATTATTATATATTTAATAGCGAACAATTTGATAAAATTATGACTGCTAAATCTCCTGATGATATTATAAATAGTTCTCAAGCTATACAATTTATAAAAAAACCAAGAGTTGAGCCAGTTTCTAAGAGACAAACTCATATAGCTAAGTTAAAATCATCTGTATCAGTAGATGACCCAATATTACAGCAATATTTTTGTGATTGGATAGATGCTGTATATACAAATCCCAAAGGCTTCTTATCACCATCTAGTGTAAATATAGCTCAACAAGAACTTTTAGCTTATTGTAAAAATAATCAAGATGTTCAAATAGCTATAATGAGAATAGCTATAAAAGGTGGTTTAAGAGATATAACTTGGGCAATTCAAAAATATGAGGAAACCAATACTAAACAGATAAATAATAATTTTGTTACGTATAAAGATATTAAATCAGATGGCTCTAATGTCATAAATGAGGAGTTCTAATGGAATATATTTATAACGAATTAGAAAAAGATAAGTGTTGGTATAAGAAAATATGCGATCATAGCAAATGCAACACATTTTGTATTAGACATTATAAAATGGATGCGTTATTACATATGGCCACAATGGAAGGTAAGCTTAAATATCCAATTACACTGAAACCAGATAGTGTTGATTATGAAGCATATACTAGATTACGTAATATAAAGAATAATATAAAAGATTTTGTAAATAATGGTAAAAACCTTTTAATTTATAGTAAAAATACAGGAAATGGCAAAACTGAGTGGTGCAAAAAACTCTTATTAAGTTGGTTTGATAGTATTTGGCCATTTACAGAATTTGAGTGTAGAGGTTTATTTATTTCTATGCCAAAATTTATTGGTGCAATGAAAGAAAATATATCTAAACCTAATGAGTATTATCAATTTGTAAATGAAAATATTATAAACGCTGATATAGTAGTTTGGGATGAGATGAACTATAAAGATTATTCATCTTTTGAATTAGATTATTTGTTAAGTGTAATAGGACAAAGAATAGCAATAGGTAAATCAAATATATTTACTTCTAATTATGATTTACAGCAAATATCAGAAAGACTTGGTTCACGTTTAAGTAGTAGAATAATTGGATGTTCAGAAGCAATTGAATTTAAAGGTTCAGATAAACGTGGAATGGAGGTATAATTTATGGCAAATGCAATTTATAACTCTATGACAGAGTTAATGTTTATAAATTATATATTCCAAAATAATTCAATGCAAGTTGTTATATTAAATGGTATAACAGAAGAATACTTTACTACATATAAACCTCATTTTAAATTTTTAATTGAGTTTTATAATAAATATAATCAGCTACCAAGTAAAGAAACATTTCAAGGTAAGTTCTCAGATGACTTTGAGTGGATAACTGTAACAGATCCAGAAGAATATTTAATATCTAAATTAAAAGAAGCAAAATTATTTAGAGATTTATTAGTACATTATAAAGATTTGGGAGAATTAATTAAGTCTGAAAAAACTGATTTAGCTGTTGAAAAAATGGCTAGTATATCTCAGCAATTTTTAAAACAAAAACAATCTACATGTATAGACTTAATAGACGACGCTAATATAAGATATAATAATTATATTGAGCGTGTAAATAATCCAAATCAAGCATTTATAACAACTGGTCTAGAAGAATTGGATGATATATTAGGTGGTTGGGATAGACTTAATGAATCAGCTTTAATTTGTGCTAGAACTGGTTTCGGTAAATCTTGGTGGTTAATATATTTTGCTATGCAAGCAGCAAAACAAGGCTTTAGAGTTGGGTATTATTCAGGTGAGATGGAGACAGACTTAGTAGGTTATAGATTCGATACATTTTTAGGTAACATAGCAAATGGTTCACTCACACATGGCAATGAAAATATTAAAGATAGGTATGACAATTATATAGAATCTTTAAGTAAAGTGGTTCCTGGACATTTATTTTGTGCAACTCCTGATGATTTTGATGGTTCAGTTACAGTTAGTAAACTTAGAGCATTTATAGAAAAATATGATTTAGATATATTATGTATAGATCAATTTAGTTTGCTAGATGATGAGCAGCATGGTAAATCACCACGTGAACAAGCTTCTAATATATCTAAAGAGTTAAGAAAACTTCAAAGGTTGAAGAAAATACCAATTTTAGCAGCTGTACAGCTTAATAGAGAAGATACTACAGATACAGGTCCAAGCACTAAAAATATTGCTGAGAGTGATAGAATTGGTCAAGACGCAACTACTGTATTATTCATTGAGAGAAAAGGGGATAATGTTCAAATTATAGTTGGTAAAGCTAGAAATGCAAGAACTGGTGATAAATTAACATATAATTGGAATATTAATATGGGTACATTACATTATATACCTACAGAAAAAGACGCATTAAGCGGCAGAGGTTCTGAGAATTTAATAGAAAGTTATAATGATACACTTAGATCTGATTCAGTGTTCTAATATTAGAGGTATTAAATGCCAATTATTATAGATAATAATAAAGTAATAGATACAGATGTTAAAACTATTCTAGCATTATTACAACAACAACTTTATGCTATGGGCATAAATAAATTAAATAAAGTTGATTATAAGTTAAATAATGCTAGAATAACTTGTCCTATACATAAGAATGGGCAAGAACATACACCATCTTGTGATATACTTTTACATGATAAAGATGATGGCACACCAGCTGGAACAGTCCATTGTTTTGGGTGTGGATATAGAGCTAATATTGTTAAATTCATATCAGATTGTTTAGGTATATCATATAAAGCAGCAACAGAATGGTTACTAAATTGTTGTAATTATAGTTTAATTGATAATATTAGAGATTTAGGCGATTTAGATTTAACACCAACTAACATTAAAAATAACTATAATGATTTGCCAATAGTTACATTAGATGAATTAAAGTCATATGATTATATTCATCCTTATATGTTTGAAAGAAAGTTAAATGATTTCGTAATAAATAAATTTGACGTTGGATATGATCCAAAAACAGATTCATTAACATTTCCAGTATATGTAAATGGCACATGCTTGTTCGTAGCCAAACGTAGAACAAAGTTTAAAAGATTTGATATGCCAGAAATATATCCAAAACCAATATATGGTTTAGATTATATAACAGATGATGAGGTTATTGTTTGTGAAAGTATTATAAACGCACTTACTTGTTGGGTCTATGGTAAACAAGCTGTAGCTTTATTTGGTACAGGTTCCGAGTATCAAATAAATTTGTTAAATAATATAAACACAAGAAAGATTATATTAGCATTAGATGGTGATGAAGCTGGTAAAATAGGTATTAAACGTATAAGTAAAGGTTTGACTAATAAGATAGTTACTAAATTAAATTTACCAGACGGTAAAGATATAAATGATTTAAGTAAAGAACAATTTGATGAGCTTTTAAGTAAAGAAGACTTTGTATTTTAATATTGATTTAGAAATTTGGAGGTATTTATATGAGTGAAACATCTCAAATTATGCATTTTAATTTAAATAAAAAAGATGATTGTGCAATAATTAGATTGTATCATACATCTGTTAAAACGATTGAACATGCAATTATTCATAATATTAAAGTAAATGATAAAAAAAGAAGTATTAAGTGTATAGGTGAGAATTGTCCTATATGCAAAAATGGCAATAATTCTATTGAACGCGTATATATTCATTTATTTGATTATACTGATAATAAAGAAAAAGTGTGGGTTAGAACTGATAAAATTCTTTCTCAATTTGAAACTATTGAGAAAGATTGGGGCGATTTGAGCAAGTGCGTATTAAAGATTACTAGACTTACAGATGACTTTCCTAAATATGAAGTTAGTATTATGCCTCCAACAAGTTATGAATCAATAAATCAAGAATTGATAGATAAATCTATAGCATATAGATTCTATATGAGTAGAAAACAAGATGAGATTGACACATTTTTAGCAACAGGTGAATTTCCTATTCGTAATAAGGAGCAAAAACAAGAGTATATTCCAAAGTCAGAATATAAGAAAGACACTAATACAAGTTCTTCACACTTTTCAGGAGTATATAAAAATATAAATGTTAATACTCAATCTACATTTAATATTGAAGATGATTTTGATCCATTTAATGTAATTCCTAAAAAAGTATAAGGAGATTGTTATGTCTGAGTTTAAGAAGACATCATTTTTAGATGATTTTGAATTACCTATAATAACTCATGACACAATTAAACAGCAATTAGTTAAATTAGGTAAAACTCATATTGTAAATAAAAGAAAATCCATAGAAAGTCTACCTTTAGTTGATAGATTGAAGTATATTGAAACAGAGGTTTTTAAAGTTCTTGGTAGATATAAAGGATTTGTAAAAGTTGTATATACTGAAGAAGAGCTTAATAAATATATTGATAAAGCAATTGCAGTTGATTATCTATCTTTTGATACTGAGACAAACAATAGTCTAGACCCATTAACATGCAAGCTAATGGGTCTTTGTTTATATATACCTAACACTAAACCAGTGTACATACCAATAAATCATTGTAAACCAGGTACAGATATACTATTGGAAAAGCAAGTTAGTGAAGAATGCGTTAAAAATGTGTTACAGAGATTGAAAGATAGTAATGTAAAAATGGTATACCATAATGGTAAGTTTGATATTAGAGTTTGTTATAATACAATGGGTATATATTTACCAATTTGGTGGGACACAATGATTGCTGCTCAATTACTCAATGAAAATGAGTTGGCTAAATTGAAATATCAATATAAAGTACATGTAGATCCAACAATAGATTCATATAATATAGAAAAATTATTTACTGGTTTGCCATATGCTTGGATAGATCCAGAAATTTTTGCATTTTATGCCGCTATAGATGCTTATGATACTTATCAATTACAGCAGCAACAGCAAGAAATATTTGAAAAACCAGATATGCATAAATTATATAAATTATTTACTGATATTGAAGTTCCAATTGTTTTAGTTACATCAGCAATGGAAGACTCAGGAATTTGCATGGATGTTGAATTTTTAAATAAATTAAATGATAAGTATACTAAAGGTTTAGATAGGTGTATAAATACATTAAATGATATACTTAAACCATATTCTCAACAAATAGAGTATTATCAAAAACTAGGTAAATTAGATAATCCAATTAACTATGAGAGTCCACCTCAGCTTGTTATATTATTATATGATATATTGAAAATAGAGCCATTAGAAGAATTTGGAAGATCTACAGAAAAAGCAGCATTAAAAGCATTAAATAATGATTTTACTAAGGCACTACTAGATTATAGACATTATAGTATACTTATAAAAACATTTACAAAACCACTCCCAGAATGGTTGTCACCACGAGATGGTAAGCTTCATGCAAACTTTAATCAGATGGGTAAAGAAGATAACAATGTTAGAACAGGTAGATTCAGTTCAACAAATCCGAATCTACAGCAAATACCATCTAAAGAAAAAGTAATGCGAATGATGTTTAAAGCTAGTGTAGAGTATAATGATTTTAATATTGAGAATAATTATGTTGAAATTCCAGATGTTTGTGAAGTTGAAACACCAAGTGGTTGGGTAAGAGCAAAGGAGCTTAAAGCAGGAGATTATATTGTTACAGATGATGGGATAGACGCTATATATAAAATTATCGTAGATGGGTCCAAATATGTATTATACTTAAATAATGATTTTAGGTAAAAGTATTGCATATAATAATAGAGGTAAAAAAATTTTGTAAATAATATAAAATAGTTTAAGAAAGGTGGAGGTGGTGCAAATGGGTAAGTCTATACACACTAGAACAAGATATGTGATAGTTGGTGGAGACTTTTCTTAGGAATCTCAACAGGAACCAAGGCTATTAACTCACATGTGTGGTGATGAGAATCTTATGAATACATATAACAATAAGAAAGACTTATACGCAACAATTGGTTCAATGGTTTTTAAGAAAGATTATTGGGAATGTATGGAACACTGGGAAGATGGTACTCCTAATCCAACAGGCAAAGCAATAAGATCTAAATGTAAAGGTTTAGTTTTGGGTTAACATTAGCCCCTGTGTGCGGTGACGCATTCAGCAAATGTAGTGAACTGCAATTACAAGCAGGTGTAGTTATTCATATAACTGCTAACGGTAGAAGTTAAATAAGAGCAGATATGCGACAATCATATCTATAATCCATGCGCGAATACGCTTCGTAAGAGAGTCTACGGCCCCATAAATGGGTAGCAGAGGATACCGTGCCAAGATATAATAAATAAGGTGTAACGACTATCTATTTATAGAGTAGGGACGAGTTTGTTACGTTTCGAAGTGCTACAAATCAACTAAATATTGATTATGATATAGTCTACGCCGTAGGGAAACCACGGATAGCGTGATAATGTATGGAATGGGTGCAAAACTTATGTCTAATATTCTTAATGTATCAACAGAAGAGTGTATAAATATATTAGATGAGTTTTATAAGATGTTTCCAGCTGTAAAAGAGTTTACACAAGCAAATGAAAAAATGGCTAAAGAATTAGGTTACGTGGAAGATTACATGGGCCGCCGTAGACATCTTCCAGATGCAAATTTACCGGAAATAGAAGTAAGAGCTAAGAAGAATATTATTGCAAATTCAGATGTATTCATAGATATGGATAATACAAGTATCGAACTAGCTGATAGTGAACTTAATAAAGTTTGGACTAATTATTATAATGAAAATTTCGTTGGTAAAGGTTTTAAAGCAAAATCAAAATTTAAAGAAGAAGCAAAAAATCAAGGTGTAGATGTGTTTGATAATGGAGCATTTATATCTAAAACGCTTACTCAATGTACAAATGCAAGAATTCAAGGTGGTGCAGCAACATTAACTAAAAAAGCAATGGTTAATATTTATAACAATGACAGACTAAATAAATTAGGTTTTAGATTGCTTATTCCAGTGCATGATGAATTATTAGGAGAGTGTCCAATTGAGAATGCTGAAGAGGTAGAAAAACTTTTAGCTGAAACAATGATTGCAGCTGGTAAACCAGAGTGTTCTGTAGATATGAAGGTAGATACATATACTGTAAAGCATTGGTATGCTGACGAAGTTAATAATGCTATTAGAGATGATTATATTAAAAAAATTGGAACTGGGGTTTCAGAAGAAGATGCAATTTCATATTTTATAAATGAACACCCAGAATTAAGCCAAGATGTAGTTAAAGCTATGTGTTTGGGAGAATATGATGTATTAACTGGAGATGTATAATGAGATTAAATATTAAGGAATTAAAATCTATAGTTAGTAAATTAAACTTAGCTATAGAAAAGACTAAAATAAATCCAAAATCAGGTTGGATTGAGTTATTATGCGAAAACAATAAATTAGATTTAAAGGTAGCAAATTATGATTATTATCTAAAAGCTTCCATTGACTTAATAGAAGGTGGGTCTAATTTACATGCAACAATATTGTCTGATACATTTATTCCTTTAGTATCAAAATTAGATGATGATTATGTTGATATAGAAGAAAGATCTAATTCTCTTATATTTACTACAGATACTAATGAGTATACATTTCCAATTATAAAAGAATTGGGAAAAGTAAAATCCATAGATTCAATACAATTTAATTGTCACAATACTTCTACAAAGTTGTTGGGTGTTGATTTATCTACTATATCAACAACTAATGCAAAAGGTTTGTTAGATTCAGTATTTTCCAATGAATTACAGCAATATATTTATGTTGATAACATAGGTGCAATTACATTCACTGAGAATATTTATATAAATGACTTTTCAAAACCTTCTCCTGATAAATTTAAATTTTTATTAAATTCAACACAAGCAAAATTATTAGACATATTTAAAGATATTGATACAGTTAATGTTTATATTGAGGAAAAAGAATCATTTAATGCTAGTTCAGCAATCAGAGTATTGTTTGAATCTGATAATCTATATTTGGTAGTTGTTACACAAAGTTTAGACATTACAGAAAAATTTCCGTCAATACGTTTAAGAAATATAGCAAATAATGATAATAATACGCATGTGATTTTAGATAAAAAGAAGTTAGATAAAGCATTAGCCAGATTAATGGTATTCGATAAAAAATTTGATATAACTGTAATGAATTATAGTAAATTAGTTTTCGGTATAAACTCTGTTAAATTGGTATCTATAAAAAATAATAACTATGAAATAATACAGTATATATCTAGTACAAATGCTATTGAGCATGAATCTATGATTAGATTTGCTGATTTAATGAAACAATTAAAAGCAATAAATTCCAAAGATATAGATATTAGCTATGGTAATGGCAAAGCAATAGTTATAAATGGTAACATTAAGCAATTAATTCCAGAAATATCTATGATTTCAAGGGTATAATTATGGCAGCAAATTATGGTAAACAATTTGAACAAAAATTTAAAGAAGATTTTTTAAAATTAAATGGTTCAACTATAGATAGATTATATGATACAACTTTTGGATATAAGTCAATAAAACAAGTTTGTGATTTCATAGGATATGTAATGCCAAATATATTCTATTTAGAGTGTAAATCTGTACAAGGAAATACATTTCCATTATCTAAATTAACACAATATGATAAATTAAAAGAAAAAGTAGGAATACCAGGAGTAAGAGCAGGCGTAATAATCTGGTTTTATGATCACTATAAAGTTGTATATGTACCAATAAGTACTATAACTAAATTAAAAAATGATAATAAAAAATCTATTAATATTAAAATGTTAGATGAAAATTTGTATTATTTAATAGATATACCATCTAAAAAACTAAGAATATTTTTAGATAGTGATTATAGTGTTTTATTAAATTTAAGGGACGGTGATTAGTTTGGCTAATGAAACTTTTTTATATGGCATAGATACAGAAAAGGTTACATCATTAATGAGAGATACTGGTGAAAATGTAAAATATTTCAATGAAACTTCAAATAATATTGCATCAGAACAGACTAAGCTTCTAGATGATCTTATGAAAAAATTATATATAATTGTGCGCAAATCTGATGATGTTACTACAAAAGTATTAGAAAGTTATTATCTTGAATTAACTAATTTATTATATTTTATGGGTGATAAACTAGAACAATTAGGTATATATGGGGATATGTCTAAGGCAGCAGCTAAAGAAGTATATAATTCAGCTTATTTAAGTAATCAAATAAAAGATTCTGATAAGAAGAATAAAACTACAGTTGCAGAAAATCAAGCCGTTGCGGATCAAAAGTCACAGTATGAACAAGTAGTTAGTTCTATATATGAACACGCATATAAAATTGTAAAATATAAAATAGATGCAGGTTTTGAGATGATTAATACTTTAAGAAAAATCATTTCAAGAAGAATGCAAGAAGAAAGTTTAAGCAGTTCTCAATTTAAAGTTCCAATGAATTTAAACAATAATAATGGAGGTCGTCTATGATAGTTACATATGTAGATAAAGATGAGTTGTTAGATGATTTTACACTTACAATTGAATTCACAGACAAACCAATTAGAGGTAATGAAGTATCTGTGACTGATTGTGCTAAACTCATTTTAAGTGGTTCAAATTGGGAATCAAAAGACAATAAAATAATTTCATATATGGATAGAAACCTCATAGAGACATATAAAGATATAGAAAAAAGAAGTATTAATATAATATGATATGTACAGTAAAATATGTAAAAAATGCAATAGAGAATTCGAAACTGAAATAAAGAATAAACAAATTTGCGATTCTTGTTTGACAGGAGTAGGAAGCATATTTAGATGTAAAACCTGTGGTAAACCTATACCAGCAGGTAAGAAGTTCTGCAGTCATTCATGCAATAGTAAAAATAATGTTAATAATTATAATCCATTTTCAGATGATATTATTAAGAAAAAGATTGCTGATACTAAACAAAATTTATTAGCTAATCCTGATTATAAGGAGCAAATTAAAAGAAAAACTGAACTAACTAAATTAGAAAGATATGGAGATAAGCATTATAATAATATTCAAAAGATAAAGAAAACTAATTTAGAAAAGTATGGCGTAGAATATAATTTTGCTTCTAAAGATGTTAAGTTAAATGGCAAAGCAACTCTTAAAGAAAATTTAAACGATACAGATTATAAAAACAATATTGTCAATAAAAGAAAAGCAACTTGTTTAAATAGATTTGGTTTAGATAATATTTTTAAAGATTCTGATTATATAAAACAATGTAAAATAAATAAACATGGCTCACTAGATGAATCATATAGAATAGGTTTAGAAGCTTCTAAGGCTACTTGTTTAGAAAGATATGGTGTTGAATATTACACTCAATCTGATTTATATAAATCTGCTGCAGAGACAAAAAGATTAGAAAAGATAAATAATACAGGTTTAGTAACTAAATCACAAGAAGCCTTAAGTGAAGATTTTAAAGCTTTACTTTATAATAGAAATTTATCTATTGAGTTTTTAAATACTATAGGTAAATTATCAATATATGAATTATCTAATATGTTTAATTGTTCTATAACAACCATAGTACATTGGATTAATAGATTAGATTTAAGAGATTATATTCAATTTAATACTGGTAGTAAATATGAGATTGACTTACAGAATACATTTAATAATTTAAGTTTTATAAAACATGCAAGAGTATTAAATGGTAAAGAGATAGATTTGTATGATTCTAATAATAAATTAGGTTTGGAATTTAATGGTAACTATTGGCATAGTGATTTGAATAAATCAAAAAATTATCATTTTGATAAATCTAAATTAGCTGAGAGTTTAGGAATACGTCTTATACACATTTATGAATATGAGTGGCTAGATAGCAGAATTAGACCAATACTTGAATCTATTATAAATATTTCTACTGGTAATGTTTCTAATAAAATTTATGCTAGAAATTGTATTATTAAACAAATAAGCAATTTAGAAGCAAAACCTTTCAATGATAAAAATCATCTACAAGGACATAGAAACGCACAAATAACTTATGGTTTATTTTATAATAATGAATTAGTACAATTAATGAGTTTCTCATTTGATAAACGTAACAATTGGTGGGAAATAATACGTGGGTGTCCTGGCAGCAACAATATTGTTGTTGGTGGCGTATCTAAATTGTTTAAACATTTTATAAAGAATCATAATCCTCAAAGAATTTTTAGCTATTGTGATTTTAATAAATTTGATGGTAAAGGATACGAAGCAATTGGTATGAGGTTTATAGGTTATACTGGACCAGATTTAACATGGTTAGTAGATGGTAAAGCTATAAAACGTCAACCTAAAAAGCATAATCAGCTTAAAGAAGTAGCTGAAGCAAAAATATGGGGTGCTGGTTCTAAAAAATATTTATGGGAGAATAATTTAAAATGAGTGAAGAAAATAATTTAAAGAATTTAAAGTCAGTATTGAAGCAAATTAGTAAAAAGTATGGTGAAAGTGTTGTAAAGATTGGTGTTGATGATTTAGCTGTAGATGGTATTCTATCTCTTGGTACTCCATCATTTGACTTTTGTTTATATGGTGGAATTCCTGAAGGAAGAATAGTAGAATTTAGTGGTGCTGAGGGTTCTGGAAAAACAACAACAGCATTTATCGTAGCTGCATCATATCAGAGAGAAGAAATTAAAAGAAATCCAGATAATCCAAGAGCAATTATTTTGCTTGATAATGAGGGCACAGCAGATCCAGTTTGGGCTAAAAAACTTGGTTATAATATGGATGCTGATGCAGAAGTCCCAACAATAATAATTAGACCTGAGGCTCAATCAGCAGAAGAAATTTTTGATATGGCAATAGATATGTTAAAGACTGGAGAAGTTGGTTTATTGATTTTTGACAGTATTGCAACTCTAGTTCCTCAACAAATAGTTGATGAATCTATGGAAAAACAGCAAATGGGCGGTATTGCAAAAGCTTTGACTAGATTTGCAAATACAGCACTTGGTCTACTTAGAAAATATAAAGCAACTTTAATAGCTATAAATCAAGTAAGAGAGAATATTTCTGGTTATGGTGACCCATTAATTACTCCTGGTGGCAGAAGCTGGAAACATGCTTGTTCAACAAGAATAATGTTTAAACGTGGAGATTTCTTTGATGAAGAAGGAAACGTACTAGCTAAAAAAGATGCACAATCTCCTGCTGGACATGTGATTGAAGCAGCTGTACTTAAAACAAAAACTTGCAAATGGGATAGAAAACTTGGTTATATGCATTTAAACTATACAAAGGGTATAGATGTTCTACAAGATACGCTAGATGTTGCTACACACTTTGGTTACATAGATAATTCAGTTCAAGGCACATTTAAACTTATAGATATTGATACAGGTGAAATTATGTGTGATGAAGCTGGTAATGAGATTAAGATTAGAGGTAAAAAGAATCTTGTAGCCTACTTTAGAGATAATATTACTCAGTGGAAGAGACTATATGACTTAGTTTATAATAAATTAAAACAAAAAGACGATCCTTTTATTGTATCATTTGAAAAAATGTTAGATAGAAATATAGATGAGGAATTCGCGGCAGAAATTAAGGAGAGTGCTGAATAATGATAGAAGTATTTGAAGAATTAAATGGGTATAATAAATATTTAAGAGAGCACATTTCAAATGTAATGTTAGGTTATAAGTGGATAAAAGAAAATACTTCTGAGTTGCTTGAAGGCACAACACCAAATTTAGAAATTGAAATAGAAAATCATGATGCAAGTAAATATTCAGATGAAGAATACAATGCATACGATGAATATTTTTATGGTGACAATAAATCAAAAGAAGTAGATTATAATTTTGATTTGGCTTGGAATCACCATCAGAAAAATAATCCACATCATTGGCAGTATTGGGTACTTCTTAAAGATGAAGGAGAAACAGTCCCACTCGATATGGATTATGAGTCTATATTACACATGATATGCGATTGGTGGGCTTTTTCTTGGAAATCAGGAAATCTATATGAAATTTTTGATTGGTATAAGAAAAACAAAGCAAAGCAAATAATGAGTAATAAGACAAGAAAAGTAGTAGAAGAAGTTCTTGATACTATTAAAAAGAAATTGGATGATTTAAAATAATGATTGATTTAAAATGTGGAGATTGCTTAGAATTGATGCAAAATTTAGAAGATAAATCTATTGATTTAATTCTATGTGATTTGCCTTATGGGAAGACTTCATGTAAATGGGATAATTTGATTCGATTTGATTTATTGTGGGAGCAATATAAAAGAATTATTAAAGATAATGGTTGTATATGTTTATTTGGAACAGAACCATTTAGTTCATATTTAAGACTAAGCAATATTGATTGGTATAAATATGATTTATATTGGGTAAAAGAAAAACCTACAAATTTTTTACAACTTAAAAAACGATTTGGTAAAGTTACAGAAAATATTTGTGTGTTTTATAATAAGCAGTGTACATACAATCCTCAAAAGTTTAAAGTAAATTATAGAGTTATAAATAAACCTAAAATTAAAAATAATTCATCTGAAGTGGCTGCAAAAGGTTTTAAAAATATTAAACCGTATAAAGACGATGGTACAAGATACCCAACAGATATATTAAAATTTAATAGAGAAAAATTAGGTACAACTGTTCACGAGGCACAAAAACCAGTAGCATTACTTGAATATTTAATAAAATCTTATACAAATGAAGGTGATACTGTGCTAGATAATTGCATGGGAAGCGGTTCTACAGGAGTAGCTTGTATTAATTCAAATAGAGATTTTATAGGAATAGAAATAAATGAAGACTACTTTAATATCGCAAAAACTAGATGTGAGGAACATTTAAATGCCTACAAAAAATGAAAATTCAACAAGATTTTATAGTGATAAACAGGAAAAGAGTGTTTGTAAAATAATAAATGGCCAGCAAACTGCAAATAGTGGCGCTGGTCATTTTAATAAAGGAGATGTTGTTAATAAAAAAGCTTCTCTTTTGTGTGAATGCAAGTGTACAATGACTCCAAAAGTCTCATTTAGTATTAAAAAAGATTGGCTTGAAAAAAATAAGAATGAGTCATTTTCAATGAGATTAAATAATCAAATTATAGCTTTTAATTTTGAACCAGATGGTAAAAACTATTTTATTATAAATGAAAAATTAGCTAGATTTTTAGTAGAAAAATTAGAAGAAGAAAATAGTTGATTTATTTATTGTTATACATTATAATATAACTATAAATATATTTTGGAGGTAAATATGAATCCTATTGTAAAATTTTTTAAAACAGAAAAGAAGAGAAAAGAAATTCTTGCTATGCCTAATATTAATCTTAATAAAGAGATAAAAATTCAGGGCACACAGTTTGATAGAAAACGACATTATACTGATGCAGATATTAAAAAGTGGCTAAAAGCACATAATAGTGGTATGTCAATATCTGAAATTTCTAAAAAGTTTGAAGTTAGTTATGCAACTGTAAAATATAATATAGATGATTTATTTAGAATTTCACATATTAAATCATTGAGTGGTCTACATACTGGAGTAGATCATATTACAGTTTATGATAGAGCTACATATAAAAGAAATTTACTTAAGAAAAGAAAAATTAAAGTTTCAATTTAAGGAGAATTTATATGGTTATTGATGTTGAAAGAAATTATGCAAAATTTAAAAAATATGTACAAGCTTATATTAAAAGAGACGGCGTAGATGAATTTATTTCTTGGTTAGATAACTCAGATATGAAAATAGCACCAGCTAGTACTAAGTATCACTTATCATGCGAAGGTGGACTAGTTGCGCATTGTCTAAATGTATTCTATAGGCTCATTAAATTGATTCAAGCTGAATATCCTGAGGGAACCGAGTGTCCATATTCTCAAGAGTCTATTACGTTGGTTGCTCTTCTTCACGATTTAGCTAAAGTTAATTATTATACTATTTCAGAAAAAAATGTTAAGAATGCACAAGGTCAATGGGAAAAGGTTCCGTATTATACAGTTAGAGATACTAATGATAGATTTGTTTTTGGTAGCCATTCTATGAATAGTCTTTATCTTGCTAGTAAATTTTTTAAATTAACTTATGATGAAGAACTCGCTATATTGCATCATATGGGAGGTCTTGATACAACTGAAGATACTATTACACTTAAAAACACAATAGATGCTTATAAAAAATCTACACTTGCATTATTATTGCATCAAGCCGACATGATGGCTACATGTATTGATGAGCTAGAAGATAATTCAAATGAATGATATTTTAAGAAAACAATTAGATTTATTAGTTGATAGAGAAAAAATTATTGATGGTAAATCAGAAAAAGAAATACCGGATTCTTTTTCTGAAATTGTATTTAAAAAACAAATAACAGTTAAAAGTAACTTTGAAATAAAAGTTATTTTTGCTGATTATATAGTTAAACCTTTTCCAGGATTTGATTTTCATGATAAATTTAATGGTGGTATAGCACCACCAAATAAAAAAATGTTTGGTAAGATTATTAAAGAAACTGAGAAGATGTATAAATTTGATTTACAATCTGAATCTGGTTCAAACCATTGGATTGGGTGGACTCCAAAAAAGAGTGTAGAGGTTTATAAACTATGAGTAATTTAAGTTTAAAGTGGAGACCAAAATGTTTTGCAGAAGTTGTTGGCCAACCAACTGTAGTATCTATTTTAAGTAGACAAATTGCAACTAAATCATTTAAAAATGTTTATTTATTTTGTGGAGCGCATGGTTGTGGTAAAACTACTGTTGCTCGTATTTTAGCATCAGAAATAAATAATGGTCTTGGAGAACCAATTGAACTTGATGCAGCATCAAACAATGGTATAGATAATATTAGAGCACTAATTTTAGATTCTCAGCAGCTTCCAATTGATTGTGATTATAAAGTTTATATTATAGATGAGTGTCATCAATTAACTAAAGCAGCTTGGGATGCAGCTTTAAAGTTAATAGAAGAACCTCCACTTAATTCTATATTTATATTTTGTACAACAAATCCAGATAAACTTCCTCAAACAATATTATCTAGGGTACAAAGATTTGATTTTAAAAGAGTAGATGTTTATACTATAGCTGGTAGATTAGCTTATATTTTAAATGAAGAAACTGACTGCACATTTACTACAGAAGCATTATATAGAATAGCAGCTATTTCAAATGGGCACATTAGAGATGCTATAAATATGTTAGATAAGTGTGTTAGTTATTCTAATGATGTCACATTAAATAATGTAGAATTAGTTCTAGGTATTCCTAGAATTGAATGTATACATAAAATGGTGGCTAATATTATAAATAATAATTTAAATGAAGCTATTAATATATATAATTCTATTAAACTAGAGTGTGAAGATTCAATTCAAATATATGATAATATTATAGATGTTGTAATTAATCATAACATATATGTTAAAACTGGGAGTCTTAGGTCTACAAATATTCCAGAATCATTTAAGTCTTTTATTATAAATGATTATAATAAATTAAAATTATTTTTGAATAGGTTGATGAAATTTAGAACTTTTGCAAATCAATCAAATGCAGATAATTTATTAAAAACCATATTTATTGAAATAACTTCGGAGGAATAATATGGGAGTAGAAGATTTCGCAAAATACGTTATAGATAATATGAATAGAGCTACATTAAGTAATGCTCTAAATATCAGCAATAAATTAAATGGCGGAGAATATTATAACTTAGACGAATTTATAGCCGCTATAGATAAATGTGTGTCATTGCAATTAGCTAATAATAAAATTTCTAAAGCAGCTGCTTATAAAGTTTTAGATTCATCATGTTCATTATCTAAAAAACTAAAAACAACATTTAAATATAATAAGCAAATGTTAGCAGATGATTATATTATAGATATTTGGAGAGCTATTAATGGATATTAAATTATTAAAAAGTGATATACTATCAAATAATATTCCAAAATTTTTAATATTTATTGAAGAAGAACAAGCTTTAGCAAAACAATATCTTACTGCTATTTCTAAAACATTAAATAAAGAGTGCAAATATTATGATACAGCAGATAATGTAATATATGATATTCAAACAAATATAAAGTCAGATTGCATATATGTTATATTAAACGATAAAAATTTATTAAATAATAGAAATTATATAGAATCTCTTAGATCTCTAAATAAGTATATAATAGTTAGATTAGATTCAGTTGATAAATCTAACAACGTTTATAAGGAATATAAACAATTATTCGTAAATTTTAGTAAAATAGACAAATATGCTTTATTAGCATATGTTCAAAAGAAGTGTAAAGATAATAAAATATCTGTTAATCAAGATAAATTAGAGCAATTAATAGATAATTGTAATTATGATTTGGGTTGTATAATAAATGAACTAGATAAAATAATTACATTATCGCAAGAAAATTCAAACATATTATTTGATTATATGCTATATAATGGTTTTTCAGATTATAGACAAACTAATGTGTTTTTATTTATAAACCATATAATAGCTGGCGATATTTGTGTTTTTAGTGAAAAACAGAGATTGGTAGATTCTCCTATGGCAATATTATATAATTTATATAATACAGCAAGAAATAAATTTATAAAAGATAAAGATTCTAGATGTTTAAGGATTATGCAAATTTGTAGTCAGTTATATAATTCTATAATAGATGGTACACTAAGTGATACATATGCCATAGATTATTTATTATTGAGGTGTTTTGATGAGTAAAGATTGGACTGGTAATTATAATTCAATATATAAAACTTTAGGTGCGAGTAGTCATAGTGTTGGTGAAAGAGAAGAGAATGATTTTTATGCTACTAATCCAAAAGCATTGGAGCTTCTTTTAGAAAAAGAAGAGTTTGCACATTTTGTGTATGAGCCAGCTGTAGGTCAAGGCCATTTAGCAGAGGTATTGAAAAATAACGGTTATACTGTAATTTGCAGTGATATTATAGATAGAGGCTATCCAAATACTGAGGTTAAAGATTTCTTAACTATAGATAGTTTGGCAGTTAAAGGTGATATTATCACAAATCCACCTTATAAATACGCAGCTGAATTTGTTGAAAAAGCTATGCAATTAGTTGATGTTGGCGATAAAATTGCTATGTTTTTAAAACTCCAGTTTTTAGAAGGAAAAGATAGGTATAAACTATTTAAAAAGTACCCTCCAAAGAAAATATATGTATTTTCTTCTAGAATAACTTGCGCTAAAAATGGAGATTTTTATCAAAGAGATAATAATGGCAATATAAAGCTTGATAGACATGGAAATAAACTTGAAATTGGCAGTGCAGTTTGTTATGCTTGGTTTATTTGGGAGAAAGGTTCTAAATCATTACCAATAATAGATTGGCTTATAAATGAGTAATATGAAAGTAGATATTACAAAAGAAGATTTTAATAGTAAATATTAAATTATTTTACTATAAAATATGCATAAAGTTAGTATGTATATAATTACCAAGCTTTGGAGGAAGTTAAATGAAAGTTTTGCTTTATAGTGATAACCACTGGACGCAATATTCATCTATAGTTAGACGAAGAGGAGAAAAATATTCTCTAAGACTAGAAAATCAAATACAATCTTTAAATTGGGTTGAACAAACAGCAATAGATTATGGTTGCAAGCAAATTATTTGTCTTGGAGATTTTTTTGATAAAGAAAGTCTTAATTCAGAAGAATTATCTGCATTAAATGAAATAAATTGGTCACAAGATATTTATCACTATTTTATTGTAGGAAATCATGAAATTGGTATAAATAATTTGAAGTATAATTCTGCTAAAGTGTTTAATATGCTACAAAAGTGTGATACTATTAGTGAGCCACAATTTATGTCATATAATAATATTTTATTAATTCCATATGACTTAAATTCATCAAATAAATCAATTAAAGATTACTTTAATAATAATTGTATTCCAGAAAAACTAATTGTGTTAAGTCACAATGATATTAAAGGAATACAGTATGGTAAATACACATCTCAAAGTGGTTTTGATTTAAACGATATAGAGAATAATTGCGCTTTATTCATAAATGGCCATCTACATAATAATAAATATTTAAATGATAAAAAAACTATACTAAATTTAGGTAATTTAACAGGACAGAATTTTAGTGAAGATGCTAGTGTATACACACATAATATTTGCATATTAGATACAGATACTCTTAAAATTGAGTTAATTGAAAATCCGTATGCTTTTAATTTTTATAAGTTAAATTTTACTAATAGCGATATAGTAAATATTAAAAATGATTTAAGTAAATTAAAGAATAATGCAGTTATTACAATTAAAGCATTTGAAAAGCAATTAACAGACATAAGAAATATTTTACATAGTCTCAAAAATATAGTCGAGAGTCGTATAATTATTGAACCTGAGGTCATTGAGGGTCAATCTAGGAACACTGAAGAGTTGGTTAAATTAAACTATATCGAACAATTTAATGATTATATTTTGAACACTCTTGGAAACGATAAACTTGTATTAGAAGAATTGGAGGCTATAAATGTTAATTAAATTTAAGAAAATAGTCTTAAATAATTTCTTATCATTTGGTTATTCTGAACTAGATTTAACAGATGGTGGTTATACTCTTGTTTCTGGTATAAATAACAATAAAGACGATTTAGCTAAATCAAATGGCTCTGGTAAATCAAGTATATGGGAAGCAATATCTTGGTCTTTAACTGGTAAGACAATTCGTGAATGTAAAGATATAGTTAATATTTATGCTAATGATGGGGCTTATGTAGAGTTAGAATTTTCTATAGATTCTGATGAATATAAAGTTATAAGATCTAAGGATCACAGTAAATATAAAACTAATTTGAAGATTTTTATAAATGGCGAAGATAAATCAGGCAAAGGTATTAAAGATTCTGAAAAACTTTTAGCTGAATATATTCCAGATTTAACTTCAACGTTACTAGGTTCTGTTATAATTCTTGGTCAAGGTTTACCTCAAAGATTTTCAAATAATACACCTTCGGGTCGTAAAGATGTCTTAGAGACATTATCTAAATCAGATTTTATGATTGAGGATATTAAAAACAAATTAACTGTTCGTAAATCAGATTTATCAAATCAAATTCGTTCTTTTGAAGACGATAATCTTATTTGTAATACAAAACTTATAGAATTAGATAAAACATTATCACAAACTGAGTCAAAATTAAGTGAATTATTATCTACTGATTTTAATACTAAAATTATAGATTTAAAAGAACAGCTAGATAAACTTAATATTGAGTTTAATAAGAAGTCTAAAGAATATGATGAGAAAATTGAAAGACTTGACAATCTAAGGTTAGAATATTCTAGCGTATCAAATATTAAAAATAATGAACTATTAGAAATAAATAAATTATATGCTGATAAAATTGATATAATTAAATCTGATATATCAAAACTAAGTGCAGAAATTGCAGTTAATACATCTGAATTAAATAGATTAAAAAATATAAAAGATATATGTCCAACATGCGGTCAAAAGATACCTAATATTGAGAAACCAGATACAACTAATTTAGAGCAAATATTGCTTGATTTAAAAGGTAGTATAAATAGTAAAAATTTTGAAATAAGTAAACTTAATAAACAACTAGATGGTGAGAAACAGTCACTATTAGTTAAATATGGTTCTAAAATTGAAGAATTGGAGTTAAGAGGTAAAGTCGTTGCTCAGGAAGTAAAGACTTTAAAACAAATTATAGATAATCTAACCGCTGATAAGGTAACATATCAATCATCTATAGCTGTAGCCGAGCAAACAAAAATAACAATTGAAGATAATATTAAAAATTTAAAAGAAACGTTAAATAGCTTGAATCTTGAAAAATATAATTTATCTAATAAAATATTGTATATTAATAATATAAAAGAAGAAACTCAAAAGAGACTTGAAGTTGTTAATCGTATGTATATGATAGCAATACGAGACTTTAGAGGTTTTCTACTTACAAATATAATTGAATTTATCAATAAAAAATCTAAAGAGTACTGTAAAGACATTTTTGAAACAGATAAACTTGAATTTATATTAGATGGAAATTACATAAATATTTTTTATGATAATAAACAATATGAAAATTTATCTGGCGGAGAAAAACAAAAGGTAGATTTGATTGTACAGTTTGCAATTAGAGATATGTTATGTAAATTTTTAAATTTTAGTTCTAATATAATCGTTTTAGACGAAATATTTGATAATCTAGATTCTCTTGGTTGTCAAAAAGTTCTTAATGTTATTTCTAAAAAACTGTCAGACATTGATAGTATCTATATAGTAACCCATCACTCAGACATAGATTTACCGATTGATAATGAAATTATTGTTATTAAAAACGAAAATGGTATTAGTGAGATAAAACAATGATTTTTAAAAAACCAAAATTAACATATACTGAGATGTGTATTTACATAGATAAACATGCATATGAACCTGATTGTGATGATAATTTGATTTATGAGTACTTATATCATATAATATATATGCTTGCTAGAAAAAGTGGTTATTTTAATGCTGAACATTATTATAATGATTTTGCTATACAATCTGCTAGTAAAATATTTATGAGATATAAAAATCCAAAACAATATATAATAGATGATGCTACTGGCGAACCAAAACTTACAAAAATTATAAGTGTACTCAATTACATTAAAAGTAAATTATATCCGATGAAGGTTGAATTTGAGCAAAGTAATTATTCACAAACTTATAATTATAATGAAGACGATTTATCTGAACCAATTGAATATATGTTTGTTAAAAAGCTTAGTACTGATGATGCTATGCATAAACTAGAATTCACAGATTATTTAAATAGAATAGTTATAATAATTCGTAAAGAATTAAAAAAGATACCATATGTTAATAATAAGGTTGCTTGGAGAAATATATATATAAGTTGTTTATTAACAATATTAAATTCTATTACACTTAGTAATAAAAATAAAGAAAAACTATATATAAAAAATAATTATATGTATACTAAAGAGTCTTATGTTGAAAAAGTTTTCAGAGAAGAATCAAGCGATCCAGTTCTATTATACCACTTAGATCAAACTATGAAACCATATATATTTGTATTAACAAATAAAGTAAAACGTGTTTTAGCTAATGATTTAAGTAGCATGATTAAATCTTGGGAACCACCTAGTGAAATGATTAAAAATATGCTATTTACAGTATATGAAGAAAATAGTAGTGGAGAAGACAGATGAATATAAATAAAGAATTAAATAATTTAAAATCTACTAATATATATTCACTCATGTTATTTGCAATGTATAAGCTTATAAATATTCCAGAGTATTCTTCGCTAAGTGAATTAGTTTATATTTTAGATAAAGATAGTTTTTTAGATTTATGCGAATATTTTGGTGGTACAACAATAAAGATTCCAACAATACATGAGCTTAAATCTTTAACATATGCATTACTTTTATATCAATACGTAAATATTGATGGGATGGATTATGACGAAGCTTTAAAATTAATTGGTCATGATTCAACAGAATTACGTGAAGTTAAAACTAATTATATTAATTTATGCGAAGTTTTAAAAAATTATAAATTTGATTTAAATGGTAATTAAAATGTTAAAACAAGAGCTAAATGTAATATTAAATGATTTAAATAAAAGGAATAGAAGTAAGTCACAAATGCTAGAGCAATTTGTATCTAATAGATTAGACGCTTCACTTAATACATATTATTCTGAATTATTAGAAAGCTATGAATTTTTAAAATCACGTAATCAACTTAAACTTGCTAAAAAGATTAATAGGAGGTTATAATGTGTTTAACTTAATAACAGATTTACATACTTTAACTAGTATTCCAACTGCATCTTTGGATAAATTAGTTGAAAAAAGCATATGGTGTATATGTAGTGATGTTGAAGAGTCAATTTTAGATAAAGATAATATAACTAAAATAGATATTGGTATTGGTGATTTGTATATTAAATTAGAAGATGATTTAATTAAATATAAGTTTATACCATCTTCACAATTAGAATCAGCTATAAAAGATACAGTACTATGCGGTAAAAATATTTTAACAGATACAATTGAAACTACATTAGCTGATAGGTTTGTAAATACATATAAGGACTTATTTCAATGAGTAATAATGATTTAATCAGTACTAATAATAATGAAATTATAATTGATACTCTTCCATTAGATTTACAAACAGCAGAAGTTGCTCAAAAAATTTTAGATGAACAAGATATTGATAAAGTTAAAGATTTAACTCATTTGTTTAATCTTAATCAATCTAAGAAGAATGTGCTTAGAGTAATGAGATTAAATGGTTTACTTGATAAAGTTTCAGATCAAATTATTGAGAGATTTGAAAAAAGACCTGGTGAGTTTTCTAATTCAGACTTATTACAATATATGCAAGTAGTTCAAGCTTCTATAGATAGAGCAAATAAGAGTGTTAATTTGGTTGAAGAAGCACCAATAATTAGTTTAAATCAACAAAATATAAATGTAAATATAAATAAAGCTGATGAGTTAGACAGAGAATCTAAGAGTAGAGTTATAGATGCTGTAACAGCATTATTATCACAAATTAATAAAGAACAAACATCTAATTTTGATTATATTGTAGAAAATAATGAAGGAGAAATAGACAATGACAAAATTTGAAGATAATATTAATGATGAAACAAAAGAAGTTTCAACAGTTAAATCAAATGAACCTGCTAAAGAACCTACTAAAGAAGATATATTAAAAGCATATAGACAGCTAGATGAAAAATATAGTAAATTATTTAGAGCATATGCAAATCTTTTAGATCTGTATCTTGGTAATATGCCACAGGGTGAAATATGATACTATTATTTAATCTTAAAAGTGGTAATAAGCTTGAAATTACACTTAAAACAGAATTAACACCAATTGGATTTAGACAATTATTGACAATTTTACAAAGAGATAAATGTATTACTGACAGTAATTTATGCGATGGTTGCTATTATATAAATATGGATGAAGTAGAAACTGTATCTATGACTGAAAAGAAAACTAATCGTAAATTAATTAAGGAATAATATAATGGTTAATTTAATTAAAGAATTTCCAGAAGAACTCAAATTACATAAAGGTGAAACATATAAGGAATATCAGACAAGAGTTGTTTCAAGTAGAAAAAAATTTGGACTAACTTGGTCTGATATAAGAGATTTAATTAACTCTGAATGTAATTTAAGTCACGATGAAAGCACATATAGAAAATATTATTATAGACATGTAAAAAATAAATTAGATAATAATATTGAGTTAAACGAAGTTGACTCATATACTAATATAGATTCTAATATTGAATCTGAAACTTGGCTTAAAATTAAAAAAGAAAGATATAAAAATTCAGATACTTTAACTCAAACAAACGCATTTATAAGACGTTTATCTAGGGAAGAGACACTAATAGAAATAGCGCATGATGCTGCTTCTCAAATAAGTAGTAAAAAACTTTTAGATATATATAATGAACCCCTTTTTATAAAATCTGGTAAATCTGCAGCTATATTGCAGTTAAGTGATTGGCATTATGGTATTGAGTGTAATAATTATTGGAATCATTATAATCCAGATATAGCTAAGCAAAGAGTTACAACTCTTAGAAATAAAGTTATACAAAAGTGTGCACAAAATAATTGTAAAGAGATACATGTGGTTAATCTTTCTGATTTAATTTCAGGTAGAATTCATCTATCTATACGTCTTCAAAATAGAATTGATGTAATTACTCAAATTATAGAAGTATCAGAGATGGTAGCTGAGCTTCTTACAGATCTATCTAAATATATGGAAGTTCATTACTATGATTGTTTAGATAATCATAGTAGAATTGAACCAAATAAAAAAGACTCTCTAGATCTAGAGTCACTTGTAAGAATTATACCATGGTATCTTAAATCTAGAATCACATCATCTAATATACATATACATGATAATGAATTTAGTGATGACATAATATCATTTAAGTGCTTAGATTATAATATAGTTGGTGTACATGGAGATAACGATAAACCAATAAAAGTTGTAGATAATCTTACACTTTTAACACATCAGCATTATGATCTAGTACTCACTGCTCATTTACACCACTTTGGTGGGGATGAAAAGAATCAAACACTTGTAGTTAGTAACGGTTCTCTAATGGGTACTGATTCATATGCAGAAAAACTCAGATTAAGCAGTAGACCTTCTCAAAATCTTATTATAGTTACAGGTGAGTCTGTTGCTGATTCAATTCATAGAATACTTTTAGATTAGAATATATAAAGTATTAAAAAACACATTACAAATTTTAAATAAATTTAATAAGATATAGGTAAGTCCCTTGAGGTAAGTCCTATAGTAAGGAGTAAATTAATGAAATTTTATAGCGAAACACTAGATAAATTATTTAACACAGAAGATGAACTTAATTTAGAGGAAAAAGCTTATTTAGATAAACAGAAAAAACTTGAAGAAGAAGCTAAAAGAAGAGAAGCTGAACAGAAACAAGCACAAAGTGCACTAGAACAATCTAAAAAGCAGTATGCAGATGCTATTGAACAAGCAGATGAGAAAGTTAGCGAAGCTTATAAAAATTTAGAATTAGCTAAAGAGCAAGCTAAAACTATATCTGAAGCTTATATAAAGGAGTTAGATAGTATACTTGAACCTGCTAAGAAAGCAGTACAAAGTGCAGAAGCTGAAAAATTTAAAGCTATTAAACAGTTTAATGAAAAATTCGGTGTGTATAGAGTTAATTATACTGGTAATAGAGCGGCTGAAGAGTATGCACGTGCAAGAAGTATGTTTAATGATGTATTTCAAATATTCGATGGATTTTTTAGATAAAATATAAAGTAAATATAATAATTATTTGTAATGTGTTTTTAGCAATTAGTAAGTAATATTTACTAATTGCTTTTTTATTTACAATTGTTGATTGTATATTATTATAACAGTGTTTAAGGAGGTATTAATATTGGGAACTGTAACAATTCAATGTTACACAACTAAGAATCCTATTTCAATGATAGGAGAAGAAGCAGGTGTATGTTGGGGAGCAGATACTTCTATTTATGAGAAAAACTACAAACGAGGTATAGATTGTCTTGAAAACCAACACGGGAGAACGTTTGAGTTTCCAGATATATACATGATACTAGATGGTTATTCTGTGCGTGTAATTCGAGAATGGTATACTCATATAGGTGGCAGTCCTACTAGACTTCAAGCAAGTACACGTTACATAGATTATCAAACAAATTTTGATTATGTAACACCGTTGAGTATTGAATCAAATTTAGAAGCAAAAGAAATTTACGATAAAACAATGCAAATTATTTCTGAAAATGGTAAGAAATTGGAGAATTTGGGTATTTCTCATGAAGATAGCGCACTTATTCTTCCACTTGGCATGACAACAAAAATTGTATGTAAACATAATTTGAGAAATCTTATAGATATGTCAAGACAGAGAATGTGTCAAAGAGCATATCATGAATATAGAAAATTATTTAAAGATGTTTGTGATGCTCTTAAAAATTATTCAGAAGAATGGAAATATATTATAGAACACTATTTTATGCCAAAATGTGAGTATCTTGGATATTGTCCAGAAAAACATAGCTGTGGTAGAAAAATTAAAAAATAAAGGAGTTTACTTTAATGGAAATTAATAAATCAGAATTTGCTAATAATATTATAATTAATAAATTTAAGAATAATAATAACTGTTTTGAATTTACATATGAAGAATTGGGTGATATTTTATATGATGCTTATATTAAAGGATATAGGCAAGGTGTAGTTGATACTAAATATGAATTATATGATAAATGTGATCAAATTCCTATTCCTGGATTGGAGGAATTTTAATATGGCAGTAAAACATATAAAAGAATATTATAATCAAATATGCAATCAATATCTTGATATGCTTAAAGAAATTAAAGATTTTGAAGAAGAATCTAAAAAGGGTTTGATTGAGCCAGAAAGACTTGATAAAATTAAAGAAGATATTGAACCAATGAAAAATAATTATGAACGTTGGTCTTATATGATGTTTCTATTGAACAAACCTTCAAGAAAATCTAAACATAAAAAATATGAAGAACAAAATAAAAATTTTTTAAAATCTATTAAAGATAGTAATAAAATTGATGCAATTCTAGAAGAAAATAAAAAATCTATAAAATCTATAAATTCTAAGTAGTTGACATATAGTACTAATTGTATTATAATATAAACATTGGAGGTATAAGTTATGAAAATTGTGGTTGAAGGCCCAAATAATGTTGGAAAAAGTACACTCATTAGTAAATTAAAAAGTGAAATTACTTGGATGGATTTTCAAATTGAGCATGTTGATGGCGGTTGTCCTAATGATTTTGAGTTTCACAAAAATATGCTAGAATTGCCACAAAATATAATATTCGATAGATTTTATATTGGTGAAAGAATTTATCCATATATTTATAATAGAAAATCAAAACTATCAGAAAAAGAACTAGAAGATTTGTGTACTATGTTCAATGATACTATTATAATTATAGTGGACGCGGATTATAACTTTATTTTGAAAGCATATAAAAATAAAGGTGAAGAAACTGATGTTGATTCTAATTTTATATTTACTGAGAAAGCAAAGTTTTATGAATATGGAGAAAAATTAAAAAATTTGGGTATGAGAGTATTTAATCTCAAAAATCATTTGCCAGGTAAAGGTTATATTGGAGATCCAACTGTTGATGATATTATTAAACAAATTAAAAATATATGTTTAAATGAAACGGAGAATGAATTAGATGGTTTAAATGAAGTGGAGAATAAATTAAATGAAGAATGCATTGATAATTAATCCAAGAGCAGGTAAAAAAGAGTTAGCAACGATTGGCGATAATGAGTGTTTTGGTTTTTGTAATCTTCTAAAACTTTGTAATATTGAACCTAAATATTTGAAACCAAATAAATTTGATAATAACACTACAATATCAATAGATGAGCTAACAGATATAAATGATTTTGATTACATATTCGTATATTGTTTTAATCCAAATTTCTTTGGTGGTGTTGAAGATAAATTTTTGCTCAATTGTTATAAGTTATTGGCAAAATGTAATAAACCAATATATTATTTGTTAGTTGATATGGGTAACTTTTTTAAACAATTAGGTGAAAAAGTTATGGAAAGAGATTGGGAAACAATTAAAAGTTCACAGTATAGCGATTTTGTTGTAGGTGATATTCACTATATTTCTCAAGGATATGACATAGACCTTATAAATAAACTAAAAGCTTATAAAGGTGTAATATCTACTAAAACATCATATTTTCCGCTTCAGTTTTGTGCTTTATTTAATGAAGGTAGAATCAAACCATTTGGTGAATACAACCCAAATAGAGAGTATGATTTATATTATGGTGGAAGTTATAGATCTGGAAAACGCCATAAGCAGTTTAAAGAATATATGTTTAATAGAAATATAAAAACAGGTTTCTTTGGAACTATTTCTCTTAAAGATTTTAAAAATGACTATGGTGAAATTGTACCAGAATTTAATGGTAAAGTTAAACAAAATGAGATTATTGATGAGAATAAACGAGGTTTAGCTACAATTATTCTTAATGAGAAATATTATAATAATAATGTAATCACTCTTAGAGTGTTTGAGAGTCTTCTAGCAGACATGGTAGTTTTTATAGATAAACCATTTGATGTAAATAAAGTTGTATTTGAGGATGAAGTTCTACGTAATTTTAACTATGTGTCTAATGGTGTTGAATTAGAGAAAAAAATAAAGATGCTAAAGGAAGATAAAACACTTTTATTTGATATTATTAATAGACAAAGAAAAGAATTTAATAGATGGTTTAATATTGATAGTTTTAAATCTATGCTTTTAAATATATTAAATGAGGTATAATAATGATTTATAATAATTTTCAATCAGCATATATAGATATTGTAAATGATGTTTATAAAACAGGTAAAGATGTTACAGTTAGAGGTCTAGAAATGAAAGAAAAGATTCCTTATTATTTTGAAATTAGTAATCCAAGAGATAGACTTCTAAATATTGAGAGTAGAAAAAATATAAATAAATATATATTTGGTGAATTGATGTGGTATCTTTCTGGTAGAGATGATGTTGAATTCATAAGTAAATATTCTAAGGTATGGGCACCTCTATCTGATGATGGTATACATAGTAATTCTGCATATGGTAAATATATTTTTAGAGAAATGCCAACTAAGGGTTGGGGTACTGGTTATTATGACGATATAAATATGACTTTTAAATCTCAATGGAATTATGTTAAAGAGACACTGACTAGAGATCCTTATTCAAGACAAGCAGTTATTCAAATAAAACCAATTCAAATGTATGATACAAAAGATGTAACTTGTACATATTTTCTACAATTTTTTATAAGAGATAACAAATTAGATATGCTTGTGGGTATGCGTTCAAATGATCTATTGTTTGGCACAACTTATGATGTATTTATGTTTACATTTATGCAAGAATTGATGGCAGCTGAATTAGGTGTAGAATTAGGTACATATAAACATTTTGCAGCTAATATGCACATTTATGTGAGAGATAGAGATAAAATTGAAGCTATATGTAAAGATTCAAGTTCAGCTAATACGTTTAAATTTGCGCAGATTCCAGCAGATTTTAGAATAAATGATTTACCAAAACTTCTAGAATTAGAAAAACAGTATTGGTCAAATGATAAACAGTTGGATATTGATTTAATAAACAGTTTATCAACACTCGGTAAACAAATTTTAAGCTTATTAACAAAAGAACAGTATTAAGTTAAAATTTGTTTGTATTTTAATTCAAAATTTGGAGGTATTAAACATGTTTACAGAAGTAGAATATGAATTACTTGAAAAAGCGTGTAGAACTGAAGATCTTAAAAAGAATAATTATGATTCAATGGCTAACTGTGCTGAAAATGTTGCAAGTGCAATAAATGTAACAAAACAAGAAGTAATCAGATTTAAAGATTATATGTATTATATGACTAATTGTTGGAAAGATGGTGATCCATTAAATTTGGCACCAGGTAAATATCCAGATAGAGTTAGCAAAGCATTTATAAAAATATTACAAATAATTGATGATTGTAATAATTTGTGCAATTTGGATATTCTAGATCCATATTTTGAAGCACTAAAACGTAGAGGTATAACTATTATTGTAGATAAATCTAATAAAGCTGGCGATAAATATCAAGCGTATAAAGATATTGTTATAAACAATGTTAAAGAAATGTGCGAGTATCAGTGTAATATATGTAATTTATCTGATTCTGTTAAAATTGATATGGCTGAAGAAGCACGTCAAAAGAGTATTTGCGCAAAAGATAAATTTGTACCAATAGTTAGATTGTATAATAGATATAAGCACAATGATAGAAATGGTAAAAATAACGAAAAAGTTATAGATAAATTTGTAAATATGCATTTAGATGCATCAATGACAGGTAATTGTTCTCAAGAACTTATTAAAATATGTGAGGATTCATTAATATGACAAAAAAATATCCAATTTTGCAAGTAAAACGATTAAGCAGTAATGCTAAAATACCAACTAGAGGCACCAATGGTTCATCAGGGTTAGATGTTTATACACCAATAGATATTACAATAGAACCAAGAAAAGATGTTCTAGTACCTCTAGATTTATCATTTAATATACCATATGGTTGGGATTTAGTGGTACATAATAAATCTGGTGTATCTACAAAAAAGAAACTTTTAAAGGGTGCAGAATTAATTGACAGTGATTATACTGGAAATTGTCATGTACATTTATTTAATAATTCAGACGATATTGTAACATTTAAAAAAGGTGATAAAATTGCTCAGCTTGTTATGAGAGAAGTTTGGATGGGTGAACTTGTAGAAGTTGATGAAATTGTTAAAGACACTGATAGAGGTTCTGGTGGTTTTGGATCTACTGGTGATAGATAAGATTGAGGAGCCAATTGGCTCCTCAATTTGTATATTATAATATAAGTTATTAGTTAAAATTAAAAAATAAATAGCTCATTAGATTTATATATAATAAGCTAAATTTAATATAATCGCGAGGAAAAAAGATGGAAAAGCTTTTAAAAGATTTAGGAATAACTAAAGTAGGTAGTTATTCTAAAGATGGCTCATATGTTATTGATTTGGACAGCAGTGATGAGTTTGGTAAAATTTACTCTCTTTTAGAGAATAGTGAAGATCTCCATTATATGGAAGAAAATAATCTCTTAACTATATCTAATGCAAGTATGACATATAGATATGGAGAAGAGTATCAACTTCAATTAATAGCAGATTTTAACTATGATTTATACAAGTTAGTTGTAAATGAGATCTAATGGAGGTAAAGTTTAATATGAAAGAAATTATTACTGATTATGAAAAATTATCAGATTGGTGCAGTGAAATTGAACCAGGTAAAGGTGGAAAAAATACACAGGAAATAGTTAGAGAACTTAAAAAAGTAGTTAGAGAAAAAAATCTAAAAGGTTTATCTGCACCTCAAATAGGTTATGATAAAAGAATATTTGTAATAAATTTTAATGGTGATATACGTTCTTTTATTAATCCAATTATTAAAAGCGCAAAAGGTTTAGAGCTTTCAAGAGAAACATGCTCTAGTATTCCAAATAAAACATTCATTAGAATTAGAAATAGTTCAATTGAAGTTGCATATATGACTCCATTGGGTAAGATTGAATCTAGAAAAATGTTTGGTCTTGCTGCAATAGTATTTCAGCATCATATAGATCATCTAAATGGTTTACTTCTTTCAGATGTAGGACTTGAAATAGATGAAGCATTTGATAATGCTACTGATAGTGAGAGAGAAGAAGTAATAAATGCATATTTAGATAGTCTTGATTTGCATAGAAAAGAACTTGCTGAAGAGATTGCTTCAAATGAAGATTTGAGTAAAATGAATAATGCTATTAATTTTCTAGAAAAAGTTCAAAATGGAGAAATTGAGATAGATAGAACTAGAACAGTTAATATTAAGGAAGACTCTGAATGAGATTTAAATATAAATTTTCTACTCTTTTCGAGAAAGAATTGGATATAGAGGATATAGGAAATTGTGCAATAGAAGTAATTGATTGTAAAAATCAACACTATTATCTGGTAATAAAAACATCATTAGGGACCACTTCATTTTTTGAATATGGTCCCATTGTTCCAGATATAAAGCTACTACCAAAATATGTACATAATACTTTTAATAGAATTGAATTTTCAGAATATAAAATAGAAAAAAGAATTAATACATTTTTAACAAATGCTGAAGAAGTTAATATTATTGATAAAGATAAAGCATTAAATAGTTGTGTTAATTTAATTGAATATTTTAGAGATGAAAATAACTACTGATAGGAGAAAGTAATTTTATTACTTTATACGAAACATTAAGTATGAATAAACAAACAATTAGAGATTTTTATAATAGAATCATTGGATATATTGAAACAAAGCCAAATGGGGATAAGGTTATAAGAAATTTTTATAATGTAATACTTGGTACATATGATAAAAAGCTTGATGTAACTCGTGATTTTTATGGCAGAATAGTTGGTAAAGGTGACTTATCAAGTATGCTGTTATATAAGTAAGTTTATAAATATAATGATAAGGAGATAAATTAAGTGGCAGGAAATAGTTTATTACACTTTTTAAGAGGTAGCTTAGAAGATGCTGAATCAGGTAATTTAATACTAGAACCAGGTCAACCATTTTATAATTATAATAAAAACTATCTAACAATTGGCGGTAAAGACGGCAATACTAAAGTTAATGGAAAACCTTTAACCGTAAGAGAAGTTATAGGTTATGCTGGAGAAAGTAACAGCATTACTGGTAATTTGAACTTAGATAATGAGTTTCATTTAAAATATGATGATAATAGTAACACACTAGAATTACTTACTCCTAATAATTTTGTACTTAAATCTAGTTCATATAATATATTATCATATACACTAAATTCTAATCCAAAATTAGAAATTAGTGATTTTACTTCATCATCAGCATATATATATAATTTACAATTTGGTCCAAACTACTTTGTTCCAGATAACCAAGATTTTGGAGCTGAAACTACAACTACATTTTATGGGTTAATGGGATCAGAAATAGGTTGTAATACTATTATTCCTATAGAAACAACAAATATTATAAAATATGTTTATCAGCATGACAGTAGTAATTTAGTACAAATAATGCCTGATTCTAGTAGTGTTAAAGTTAATTTAGGTATAAGCTCATCTCCTTTTAACAAATTATATGTTGATACTGCTACAATAGATAAATTAGTTTGTAGTAAAACTGAAATTAATAGAAAAGTAACTGAAATAAAAAAGTTACCTACTGACACTACTTCGCACACTTGGGTAAATAGAATTGTTGTAGGTTCAGTAACAGTTACTGTCGATAGTAATAGTAATTTACTTTTTAACGGTGAAGTTATTAATACTGATTGTGATATATTGTATACTACGTCTGCTAGTCTGTTTAATCAGAATCCTGACGAATATGGTAAATATGTGGATTGCAAAATTAGGTCATTGGGAGTGATAATATCCCCTCTTGATATAAAAAATCGTGTTAGTAATGAAGGTCTAACAGGTAGGTATATGTATTTTGCAGGAAATAGTATAGCACTACAATTAAAAGGATCAGATATAGGATGGTATGATATATCTCTAGCAGCAGAATTGAGTTATGACAATAGTAAGTGGGTACTAGAATTTATTATGTATACATTAGGTTCAAGCATCTCAGGGTCTTATAGTGTTTCTTTCGAGTAAGGAGTACTATTAATTATGAAATGCTATGTATATAATTTAAATATAAAATTAATAAATAATAAATTATAATTTTGCATTAAATAGTTGATTTTCTTCTTCTTTTATATTATAATATAAATGTAAATAAAAGAAGAGGAGAATATAAATATGAAATTTACAGTAGTTACTGGTTTAGTATCAAAAATAGAGGACAAATTTAATAAATTTGCTAAAAAGTTTAATAAGTATGGCAAAGATACTATCACTTTTACAAAGTCTGAATCTTATTACTCAGATAAAGAAAAGTGCTATGTAACAGATATTGATATTTGTGGCTCATATAAAATTGAAGGTTATGAGTTTATTGCATCTCTTGAATATATAGAAGAACAGGGATGTAATCTCATTAAAAAAATTAATCCAGATGTAGATATACCTACTAAATATAGAACATCTACTAATTGTGATCACTGCAAGACTAGAAGATATAGAAAGAATACAGTTCTTTTGAGAAATATCGCTACAGGAGAATTTATTCAAGTCGGTAAAGCTTGCGTTAAAGATTACCTCGGTGTGGATGTAGTTGAGTATGCAATGTATATCAACTGGTTTAATTCTCTTGAAGAATATATTGATGAAATCTCTAAGTTAAAGAGTTCTTATAAGAAACCTTGTTATAGTGTTGAAGAAATTCTTCTTCAAACTGCAGAAAGAGTTAGACATTGTGGTTATGTATCAAAAGCTCAGGCAAATAGGATTTGGTATGATGAGGAAAGATACGTTGATACAACTGCAAGTGTTATATTTCATATAATGCTTGATTTAAAAAATGACTATAACGAAAGTTTATACACTAAATATGAAATCACAGATTTTGCAAGAGATTATGTAAAAAATGTCATTGAATTTATCAAAAATGCAGATGAAACAGATGATTATTTATATAATCTTAAGATATTGCTCAATACAAAGTATGTTGAGAGCGATAAAATTCATATGGTAGTTTCTATGGTTGGTTGTTATATAAGAGAACTCTATAAGAATGAAGAAAAGAAAAGAATTGAAGCTAATCCTTCAAAACATATAGGTAATGTAGGAGATAAGCTTCAATTTACAGCTGTACCTGAACTCATCACAAGCTATGATACAGATTTTGGTATAACAAGAGTATATAAATTTATTTATAATGGTGATGAGATAATCTGGAAAACTGGTAAATATCTTGAACCTAATAAAGAAGTTACTCTTAAAGGAACAATAAAAGAACATTCTACATTTAGAAATATTGCTCAAACAGTTTTAACAAGATGCAGAATATGCAAATAAATAAAGTATATAAATATAGATAGTTGATATTAAAATCAGCTATCTATATTTATCTTAAATGGCACAAATAAAGGAGTAATTATGCGTATAATTAAAAGAAACGGCGAAGAAGTACAATTTGATAAAGAAAAAATTGAAATAGCAATTAGTAAAGCTAATAAAGAAATGACACCAGAAAATGCAATAACTGAGAAAACAATTCATAAAATAGTAAATGCTGTTTGTGATGAGTATATAAAAAGACATGCTACATTGTCAGTAGAAGATGTTCAAGATCTAGTAGAAACTTATCTTATGAAAGAAGGTGCATATGAACTTGCTAAGGCTTACATAAGATATAGATATTGGCGTAATCAAATTAGACAACACAATACAACAGATGATAGAATATTATCTCTTATACAAAATGATAATGAAGACGTAAAACAAGAAAATTCAAATAAAAATCCTACAATAGCATCTGTACAAAGAGATTATATGGCTGGAGAAGTAAGTAAGGATTTAACAAGAAGATATTTCTTACCTGCTGATGTGACTAAGGCACATGATGAGGGACTTATTCATTTTCATGACGCCGATTATTTTGCTAACCCAATTCACAACTGTGATCTAGTTAATCTTGAAGATATGCTTCAAAATGGTACTGTTATAAGTGGCACATTGATTGAAAAACCTCATAGCTTCTCTACTGCTTGTAATATTGCAACACAAATAATTGCACAAGTAGCAAGTTCACAATATGGTGGACAATCTATATCTCTTGCGCATTTAGCGCCATTTGTAGACATAAGTCGTAAAAAGATACGTGCAGAAGTTGATTATGAACTCAATTTGGCACATGGCACATTTGATAAAGATTATGGTGAAGTGCGTGATGCTATTGTAGAGCAACGTGTAAAAGAAGAAATTAAACGTGGAGTTCAGACTATACAATATCAAGTAGTAACTTTAATGACTACAAACGGTCAGGCTCCGTTCGTAACTGTATTTATGTATCTTAATGAGGCAAAAAATGAGCAGGAAAAAGATGATTTAGCTCTCATAATAGAAGAAACACTTAAACAACGCTATCAAGGTGTAAAAAATGAAAAAGGAGTATTTATAACTCCTGCTTTTCCAAAACTTATATATGTTCTTGAAGAAGATAATGTTTCAGAAGATAGCAAGTATTGGCATTTAACAGAATTAGCTGCAAAGTGTACAGCTAAGAGAATGGTTCCTGATTATATATCAGAAAAGATAATGAAACAACTGAAAGAAGGTAACTGCTACCCGGTAATGGGTTGCCGTTCTTGTCTTGCTCCATGGAAAGATGAAAATGGTAATTATAAGTTTTATGGTAGATGGAATCAAGGAGTAGTAACAGTAAACTTAGTAGATATTGGATTATCAGCAAATAAAGATATAAATAAGTTTTGGGAAATCTTTGATGAAAGAATGGAATTATGTCATAAAGCATTGAGATGTCGTCATGAAAGATTGCTTGACACTAAGTCTGATGTAGCACCAATATTGTGGCAATATGGAGCAATAGCAAGACTTAAAAAAGGTGAAACAATAGATAAACTTATGTATGGCGGATATTCCTCTATTTCACTTGGATATGCAGGTCTTTGGGAGTGCGTTTACTCTCTTATAGGCAAGAAGCTCACCGAGCCTGAAGGTGAAAAATTAGGTCTTGAAATAATGCAAAAATTGAATGATTATATAGGAAAGTGGAAAAAAGCAGAAAATATAGGCTATGCTTTATATGGTACTCCGCTTGAATCCACAACATACAAGTTTGCTAAATGCTTACAGAAGAGATTTGGTGTTATTGAGGGAGTAACTGATAAGAACTATATAACAAATTCATATCATATCCATGTCACCGAAAAAATAAATGCATTTGATAAATTAGCATTTGAGGCTAAATTTCAAGCACTTTCCACAGGTGGTGCAATATCATATGTAGAAGTTCCTAATATGCAGAATAATATAGATGCAGTATTAGAGATAATTAAATTTATATATAATAATATAATGTATGCAGAACTCAACACTAAGTCTGACTACTGTCAGGTTTGTGGCTATGATGGAGAAATAGAGATAATAGAGCAGGACGGAAAACTTATTTGGCGTTGTCCGCAATGTGGAAATACAAATCAAGATAAGATGAATGTAGCTCGTAGGACTTGCGGTTATATTGGATCTCAATTTTGGAATCAAGGAAGAACACAAGAAATTAAAGAAAGAGTTTTACATCTTTAAAATAATTAAGATAAATTAAAGAAGAGGTTTTAAGAACCTCTTCTTTTTTATTGTATATCAATATATATATATAAATGGAGGTATAAATATGTCAAAATCAAATATTTTACAAGATAGCAGTGAATTCAATAAAGTAGAGATGTCTTCTACAGCAGTGGAACCAGATAAAGAGTTAGATGAAATTATATCTAATTCATTTAAATTTAATGGTGATGCTTATTCAATAAAAGAAAATTCAAAATTTAATGTAAATTGTACAAATTGCAGCGACAATGTTAATCATCCAAGTCATTACACTCAGGGAAAGATTGAATGTATTGAAGCAATGCAGGAGGCTATGGGTATTGACGCAGTGATGAACTTTTGTCAATGTAATGCTTTCAAATATATTTGGCGTTCACAGCATAAGAATGGTTATGAAGATATTAGAAAAGCAATATGGTATTGTAACAAATATTTGGAATTAGCTGAAAAAAAATCTAACAATAAATAATTTTAAAATAGTTGATTTATAAATTTATTTATAATATAATTATTTTAAATTTATAAAATTAATAATGAAGGAGTATAAATAAATGGCAAAATATAAATGTACTATAAATAGAAATAAATGGGATAAAAAACATAATTACTATAATGAATGGTCAGAAGACGTAGATGTTAAGTATTATTCAGTAAATCCTATTTTTATAACTATTGAAATTATACTTACTATGTTTACAATTATTTTATTCAATGCAGGTATGATATTTATTTGTAAGTATATGAGTGTGCCTGTTGGAATTAAATTAATTTATCTTTTAGCACCTCTTACAGTCTGTACAATGTTGATTATTGCTGTTGTTAAATTAGATAAAATTAGAGTAGCTTTAAATTCTTTTATTACAGATAAGCTTATAGAAGAATTTACAAGAATATCTAAACAAGTGTTTGAACGAGAAAAAAGTGCAATGATATTATTTAGAGGAAATTCAAAGAACAAACATAAAGAACTTGTTAGACAATATGTTGAAAGATATATTTCTCTAAAAGATTTCTGTGAGAGAATTAAAGATGTGCCAGCAGATAAACAAATATATTTATTTAGTTTAGTAGAATCTTACAGAACATACAGAAAAAGTGTACAAATTAGGTGTAAGAATAGTTGATATATCTTATACTTTATGGTATAATTAAATTATCAAAAGTTAAGGAGATTATTTACTATGACTACATCACAAATCAGAGATAGGTTAGCAAAAGCAGAGGAAAGAAAGATTAAGAAATTGTCTTCTATTGAGAAGAAAAAAGTCCTTATCAATAAAAAGACTTCGCAGGTGCATAAAGCTGGGTATGAACTTACTCCTGAAGATAAAAGAAGAGCTTATCAGAATGATAGTGAACTTGGGTGGGTAATGTCTCAGATAGAATTTCTTGAAGATGATATTGTACGTCTTAACAAAGAAATCCCAGAAATTGATAATCTCATAGAAAAGTATAATACAATGCTTGCCAATGGTGAAAAAGAAGATGCTCTTTTTGAGAATTTTCCTGAAATATTTAAACAACTTGAAAAAGATCTCTTTGAAAGATGGTATGCATATGATATTAAAAGAAAAGAATATCTTCGTGAGGAACTTAAGAAAATGTCTTATGTAGAATTCATTAAAATGTATAAACATTCAGGATATAACCTTGCAGTCTATACTACTGAAGATCAAATCAAATCAGACAATAAAAAAGCAGCTCATATATTTGTACTTGATTTATGGAAAAGAATTAATGCTATTACAGGAGAGATCACAGATTATAGTAATATACGCTTAGTTGGTCCTGCTCTAAATGGTATAGTTGTAGGTAAAGCAGGTAAAGCAAAAATAGAAACAATTATTGCTGGTGGATATAATATTCAAAGAGAACATTATAGAGTGCTCGTACACTCTATTTAATTCAGATTAATTTCAATAAAGAGAAGGATAATTATGGATAGTAATCATAGTACAAATTATAGTAAATTTAATATTAAAAGTGATATTAATGATCTTTTTGATACATTAGATTCAGTAATATCTTATTCAGAAAAAATGTTATTCATAGATATGATTGTTGATTATATCTATGAAAATTATAGTAAAAATAATAAGGAGTGTAATAATGATTAATAAGATTGATAACTCAATGATAAAATTTCCAAATATGTATTGCGGAGAGTGCCCATATTGGCTCGCTTATAAAGAACCTGAAACATCAGATGAAGAAAATAGAGAAATAGAAAACATATGTAGTAATTGTAAATTTAATAACAATAGTATAGCAAATACTATTGTAGAAATATGTAATATTGATAACAATGAATTTGCAGATGAGAGCGATATTGTTGAGCTATTTTAATGTATTTAAGTAGTTGATTTACATACGGGTGCATGTTATAATATATTTGTAAAACACAAATATATGCTTGATAAAGCAGAATAGGGAGTAAAATAAGATGTATACCAATATAGAAGTACTTTACACTGGAACGTGGCAAGATTTAATTGATTGCGGCAAACGAGCAAAGTTAATTTTAAAAGAAAAGAATCTTGCTCATGTAGTTTATGCATACGTAACCAAAGATAAGCCTAATGATATTCATTTATTAGATTGGCAACCCATTGAATTTGATACTGACGAGCATTTCAAAAATTATTTAAAATTTGCAGAACCAGAAGCAGCAATGATTTATGCGGTACACGCAAATTGATAAGGAGAAAATTGTATGAGACATGTAAGTATATATCAAATAAATGATATTAAAAATTGTAGTTATGCATTTAGATCTTATGATGATTCAAAATTTTCTATTGGCGACTATAAGGTAGTATATGAGACCCATATAGATTTTACAGATACAGACACTGAGCTTTGTGAGGAACTCTTTTATAATTCAAACATTGGAAAATTATCTTATGATGGTCACACATTGAGTGTGTCAGATTTAATACGTATTGACAATAAATTTTATTATTGTAATCCTATAGGTTGGAAAGAAATTAATATATAAAATAAAATCTATTAATAATATATATATATAAGGAGAACATGCATATGTCTCAAACTAAGGTAAAAAGAGTACAAAAAAGGAATTAAAGCTGATATACCTGGTATAAGTGAACTTGTTAGATTTGGTAAAGATAGTAATAAAACAATTAGAATTGCTGAAAGAAATAAATATGATTCTTTATGTACATACTTTAGAATACATATAACACCAAGTATAGCTCAAAAATTTTTTGATGAAACAAGAAATATTGGTTATAAAGTAAATGCTATTAAACAACCTCAGTTATATAAGTATTGGAGTGACTTCATGACAAATGAATACAATAAACTTAAAAAAGAATATGACACAGTTGAAGTTGAAATTTAAAAAAATATTATGTAAACATACATATAAACCAATTGCAAATATATATGGTGAATTAAAAGAAGATTTTAATGGTTGCACAGTTTTAAGCTGTACTAAATGCCACAAATTAAAATATGTTAAAGATTACATAGAAGCGCCATTTAACTATAATATGATACTTTTATATAAACTACATAAAAATAATGGGACGCTTACTGATGAATTAAAATCAGCACTATTAAATAATATCTGTAAAAACAATAAAGAATATATAGATATGATAAGTAATATTTAAATATTTAATAATAATTAAAGGAATATTTTATATGACAAAAGCTGAAAAGAATGATATAATTGAGTGGGCAAATACTTTAACAAATTATGAACTTGAAAATGAGTATTACGATATATTGTTCAATGTTTGCTTAGATTCTCAAGTTGAGAAAATGTATGAATACGGATATGATATAAGAGATATTGTTGAGCGTGAAAAATACGAAAAATTTATGACTGACAAAGCTAATTTGTTAGAGTGTTTATGTTATGAGCGTGGTATCAAGTTATGGGAGTAATAGATATGGATGGAATTGAAATTATCACAAAAGAGACAGTTATAGAATCTAATATCACTATATTTTGGATTATCATGGGAATAATTGTAATTTCACTTCTTATTATTGGCATATATAGCATAGTAACAAATAATTTAAAATGTGGTAAACCAATGATAATTATAGTTTTAGGTTCAATACCACTTATGCTCCTTGTTGGATGGTTGTGTTGTACTGTTTTTGCAATTCAAACAGATAGATATGAATATACTGCAAAAATTGATGAATCAGTTTCATTAGTTGAATTTTATGATAATTATACCAATATTGAATATAGAGATGGCATTTGGCATTTTGAAGATAGAAAGTAAAATATGAAGAAGTACTTTATCTTTTCTGATGCTCATGGTTTTTACGATGAACTAATTAATGCATTAGATAAAAAAGGTTTTGAGAAAGACAATCCTGAACATATAATTGTAAGTTTAGGAGATTTACTTGATCGTGGGCCAAAACCACTACAATGCTTACAATTTGTAAATAGTATTCCAAATACTAGAAAAATTCTTATTCGCGGCAATCATGAGGATTTGATGGAAGAGGCAATAGCAAGACGTGAGTTTCTATCGCATGATTGGCATAATGGCACAGAACAAACTACCTATGATTTAACAGGCTATGGTTATAAATTATTTACTGATATTGATGTATTTGATGCAATGAAAAAGCATCTAGACTATAATGAATATATTAATTCAACAATTGATTACTATGAGGATGACAAACACATCTTTGTGCATGGTTGGATTCCTTGTAAGTCTGGTGATCCAAATATATATCATGCTCGTGGAATCAAATATACTTTTGATGAGAATTGGCATAATGGTGATTGGAAAAAAGCTCGTTGGATTAATGGTATGGATGCTTGGAATCAGGGTGTAAGAGTCGATGGTAAAACTATTTACTGCGGACATTGGCACACATCTTGGGGACATAGTAAATTGCATCAAAATGGACCAGAGTGGAACAACAAATATTCTACTAATCCTGAACATAGGAAAGCTCACTTTGAACCTTTTTGTGATGAAGGTATATGTGCGATTGATGCTTGCACGGCTTATAGCGGTAAAGTTAATGTTATTTTGGTGGAAGAGGATTAATTATGATTTATATTATTCGTAAAAAGACAAATTATCAAGATTTGGGGCATCAAAGAATAGACATTGGATTTTACTATGTAGAAGAGAAGTTTATTGATACTCCAAAAGAATATGTTCTATTTGGGACATGCTGCTGTAAAGGATTTATTGAAGAAGATGTTTTCTTTGATGATAAAGAAGGAGCATATATTGAATGTGCAAAAAGAAATAAGAAAATCATTGATTCATTTTTGGAGAATATAAAAGAGTAAAATTTAATCTAATAGGTGGAAAAATTGTATGACCAATTATGAATATATAATACATATGAGTTTGGATAAAATATCTGAATGGTTAGATGAATATGGTCAGTTCGATAGTTCTCCGTGGACTGAATGGTTTGATAAAACATATTGTAAAAATTGTCCAGATATTATGTGCAAGTATGAGGATGGTATAGGAGAATTTCCTTGTTCATATTGTGAATTAAACGGTAACTGTAAATTTTTTCCAGAATATAATAAAATTCCTGATAATAAAACTACTATTAAGATGTGGTTAAAATCAAATTATAATTAACGGGAGATAAAGTATGAATATCAATGATGCAACAGAACAGGCTTATAAAAATGGTTATGAAAAAGGTTATTCAGATGGAAAGAATAGCATAAATAATTGGATAAGTGTAGAGGACGGATTGCCTAATATTGACCAATGCGGAACAGGTAGATATGGTGGTCAGAGGTCAATTAGAGTGCTTTGTGCTTGTAAGCAAAGAGGTGGAAGAACTTTTGTAAAAGAAGGATATTATGAACTGCGTAGTAATGGAAATATTGCTTGGCGAATACCAGGAAGCATTGATTCTGTTACTCATTGGATGTCTCTTCCTAATGTACCAAAGGAGAGTAAATAATGGATATGAATATTGATGATTTTGTTCCCGGGTCCGCATACATAAGTATAAGAAAGGACACATTTAGTGATAAGCAGTATTTTGAAGATTTGTTATCCTTTTTGAAATTACCAAAGGATTGTACCATAATTGAAGTTGGTGTTATTGGAGATTGCTATAATGTAACTGATAAGGGAGTAGTGGTAAAACTTGCAGAAAAAACTTATAGAGGGAGATAAGTAATGAAAAAGAAACTTAAAAATAATGAGAAAACAAAAAAGTATCTTGATGCACTTCCTAAAATTTATATGATAGGTTGTTGGGCAAGATATGGCATATGCGAGTTCCCGTTTACAGGCAAGTATGCAGATAATGGTACTATGCCTCTTGTTTATCGCCACGATGACTGTAACGGGTGGTGTGATAATTGGTATTTAAGAAAATTATCAGACACAACCACAGGTGGATATGTTGGATTTACATTTAGTAAAGTCTGTGCAGAAAAAATTGCAGATGCTCTAAATGCCATTAGAGAAGAAAAACTAAATAAATTATCTAAAAGTTTTTAAATATTTAAGGAGTATAAAATGGAAGAACTTAAAATAAGATATTCAGATAATCTTACATTGTCTGAAGTATTGTCAGCAATAAATAGCGAATCAATAGTGAGTGATATTTCTACAATTATTAAATGGCTTAAAGATAATCCCAATACATATCCATGCACATATACATATAGGTTAGACGATATAACTGTTTCTATTTATAAAGAAGGTTCAGGACTTACAGCATTTGTTGGTAAAGACAAAGGGTATAACATATGAATGAGAGGGTAGCACAGATGACACCGAATGAAGTTATTGAAGAATTTGAGGCACTCATACGAATAGCCAAATATGTAGATAATGATTACTGTGAAACACCATTCAAGATAGATTTCTTGCAAGGAGCAATAGATATTATTAAGTCACAGGAAGAAAAGATTATAGAATTACAAAAACAAATCTCAAATCTGACAAATAAATGTGTAAAATAAGTACATTTAATTAAGGAAAAATGTGTGGAAAATAAAGGAAGGATTATAAAATGGACTTAAATGTTTTTCATTTCGGTAAAGAGAAAACATTATCAAGAAAAATAAAATTATTTTTCAAAAGAATAAAGTGGGCAATACAGAGAGCAACAAAAGGATATAGTGATATGGATATGTGGAATCTATCCACTTTCTACCCACAGTTATTAATAGATTCTCTTACAGAATATAGGAATGGTACAGAGTGCTATCCATTAGAGTTTGCATCTCAAGGAGAATGGATAGAAGTAATGGATAAAATAATAGAGAAAATAAAATATTATAATGAGATTATGAACGTAGAAGATAATCCATATAAAGAGGATTACTATCGTTATATTAACGGATGTACTGAAGACTGTCCTCTTGATAACTTCTTTGAATATCAAAAAATGATGACTAATAAAAAGCAAGAATCATTAAAAGAAGCCCTTTCACTATTAGCAGAATATATGCCAGATTTATGGTATTGAGAAAGGACATTAAGATATTATAAAGTAGGGGATAAACAATGAAAATACCTAAATATATTGATACAATACTTAAAAAGAGAAGAAGATATGCTTCATTATTAATGGATGTATCATGTGCATTAGATGACTGGCTTGATAAAAACAATATCGAGTGTGAAGAATATGATATTTGCACAGGAGTAGAGATGTATGTTAATCCATTTGATTCAGAAAGACGAGTAAGAGAAGCAATATTAAAACATAAGAATATATAACTATATATAAATTATTAAAATTATTATAAGGAAACAATAAGTATGAAGATGTGTAAGAAAAAACTACGCTACCCAGAGTATATAAATGGAATAAAGCAAATACAAAATCCTATAGCAAGATTTTTTATAAAACTTTGGTATTCAGATTGGTATAGAGTGATTTTTATTGCTTTTCCTACTTGGTCAATAATTTTTGCATTGATTTCTCTTTTAGTTTACAAAATAGGATTTATTAAACAATTAGATTTTATACCAGTATTAATAGGTGTTATTTATGGCTTTAATTTTTGGCTAGGATTATTATTTAATGATTATTCTAATCTTAGAAAAATAGGCCTAGATGAGTATTATCAGCCTATAATAAATAATAGTGAGGATTAAGAATATGAAGTGTGATGTTTGTGGAAAAGAAAGAGAAACTTTTGTTGCTGCGTCGGTATATGGCCCAATTTCTTTCGCTTATTGTGAAGAGTGTTTGAAAAATGGGAAAGAGCCATATGATGCTATTGTAGCATATATTTCTTGTGCTGGGCATTTTCCAGACGATATTAATGAGACATATCAGAAGGATGTTCGCAGACAGTTAAAACTACACGGAATTAGTGAAGAACAGTTTATCAAGGATGTTGAGAAAGCTATAAATAATGAGCTACAGTAAAAAGAGTAAGTATTATTATGAAGTGGTCATATAAATAATATAGTTTCAATATAAATAATTTAAATTAGTTGCACTTGAGTCACTTGAGGACACTTGAGTAATATTTTGTAATAAGTGTTAATAGATACATACTAATAAAAATAGTGTTTAAATTTATTTATTTAAATTATAATAAATCATTCTACAAATAGTTGATTTATATAAAATTTTGTAGTAAAATGTATTTGTAAATAAATAGAAAGGAAAATACAAAATGATTGGTACAGAAATTAAGCACTTTCATGACACCGCCAAATGTAGTGCAAAAATCGTTGATTGGGCAACATTGAATAATATCAATTTCAGAGCAACAGAACCCTTGAAGTACATGGGTAATTATATGGATGATGACGGCAATAGAGAGGTATATGCGTTGTTCAGTGATACTCCAATGGCGTATGGAGTAAGAATAGATTGAAAGGAGTATAATATATAATTGTAAATCCTATTGTGGAAAAAGACAACTATGGCGCATATACAATAACTTTTATATACACTTAACTAGATGGTGGTAAGACTTATATACTTAAAACATATCAACCTAATAAAAAGTAAGTAGTCTTGGTGGAAGATTTTGTATTTTATGTGAAGATGATGGTAAGATAAAATTTTACCGTAGCGAATATTTAAGAGATAGAGGTTACTCCAAATTTGTAAAGAGTAACTAATATGATTAATATTTTAAGGAATAAATTTATGATTAATAAAGAACAAAAGAATATAATTATAAAATTTAATGATATATCTAATTATTGTTTACAAGTTGTAGATTGTAAAAAATGCGTGTTTTTAGATAATAAAACAAATAATTGCTTTTGTGGTAGCGAGTTTTGCCCAGCTAAAGTAAAATTTTGTGAAGAGTGTGGTAAAATTATTAAAATGAAATCTAGTAAACGACTTTGTGAAGATTGTTATTCTAAAGACATTATAAAACAAGATATATTAAAAATATTTAATAGTATAGATTCAACAGTATCAGAAGATCCTCATATAAGTTTTATTGATAAAGTAACAAATTATATATATAATAATTATACTAGGAAAAATAGTGATGAAGAATAGAGATAAACCTTTTAGAGTTGATTTACATGGTGGTATTATAAATAAAGGTGACAAATTAGTTTGTCCAATTTGTGGAAAAGAATTTAAAGTAGATGATGATACATGCTATGTTTGTAATGGTAACTATGCTTGTAGTTGGAAGTGTTTTTTAGTTAATAATTCTAAAATTCAAGAAAAAAGAAAAGAAGCAGAAGAGGCTTAAAATTTATTTTAATTTATATTATAAATATTGTATTTTCAATTAAAAATTTAATAAATATATAAGGAGAATTAAAAAGTAATGCGTGAATTTAAGACACATATAGTTGATGAAAAAATGGTGGTTGTTACTACAACATATAAAGGAAAAACTATTAGAGGTGTTGCCCGTTGTGCACCAGAAGATGAATTCAATAAAATAATAGGAGAAAAATTAGCGAGAACTAGATGCGAAAGCAAGCTATATAATAAAATTACACATAATATTGTGAATGAACTTAAATCAATTCTTGGTATGATAGATATGCTTGAAAATAATTTTAATATAAAATTTGATAAGTTTAAGAAAATTGAAAAAACACGTACTCGTATTGCTAGTGAACTTAAAATGCTAGAAAATAACTTAACAAATTAATTAAAAATAGTATTTATAAATATAAAATAAAATTTATACAATATTTTAAATATTGATTAATTTAAATTAAATTTAAAATTAAAATAGCTAAAATTTATAATAATATAGGATTAGTACTGTCTATCCTATTATGTATCTATAACTCAGAGGTAGAGTATCTGACTTTTAATCAGAGAGTCGAGAGTTCAAATCTCTCTAGATGCACCACTATATCATATATAAGGATATTACATAATGAAATTTAATCTAGTTGACGAAAAATTTACAAGTGATATAAACAGAGATATACACTTTAATAAACACGTAGTAATTAAAAATGAGTTTGATTACAGTGAAGAAGAATATGAGCAAAGAGCAGAATTGCTAGCCAAATCTAATATTGATAATAAGAAGATCTTTGGTTATATATCTATAACTAAAGATAATAAAACAGCATATTGTAAGTATAATAAAGAAACTCAAGAATTTACGGTTTATACATATAGAAAAGATGAGCCTTATACTATAACTATGTATAGAAAATCATGGAGAGATTTCATAGGAGATAAAGCAATAGAATATTTTGATGAAATTCCATTGGGAAAATAGTTGATTTGTAATTTAATATAGTATATAATGATATTGTAAATAAAATATACTTGATTTTATTAGGAGTATTATTATGAAAGACTCTGTTGAAGTTAATGAGTTTGGATTTAAAACAGTTATTTGTCCGATATGTGGCAACCAGACGCTAGATAGTCATTATATTTGCTTGCATTGTAAATGGGAATATGATGACACAGTAAATGACAGCGATTATTCAAGTGCTAATGGTTGTACTGTTGGTGAATATAAAATAAAATTTAAACATGGAATGTAACTAAATCTCATATAATTATTGTATATATTATTTGTTATGCTCGGGTGGCGAAACTGGCAGACGCAAGGGACTTTGTTTGACAGATAACTATAGGTCTAAAATAGAGCAACAGATTTGAAAAAATCTGATTGAATGCTGGCTAATTCTTCGAAGGCTATAGTGAACGAAGAGCTAAGTGAGTTTTATAACTCTAAATGTGTAGAGACTATACACCAGCAACCTAAACCGAAAGGCATGGTTAAGAAATAGTCCAGACTACAACACTAACAAGTGGCTAAGGAAATCATAACTTAGCGTAGTAAGAAAATCCCTCGGTAGAAATACCATACGGGTTCGATTCCCGTCCTGAGCACCATATATAGTGGCATAGTTTAGTTGGTTAGAGCAGTAGCCTGTCACGCTACAAGCGGGAGTTCAAATCTCCCTGTCACTGCCAGGTGCATTAAATGGTTTTATTCATTTTGTTCCATAGCACCACTCCTTCCGATTAGGCTATAGTGCTTTAAGTGTTATAGCCTATATATTCCCTGATAGCTCAGTCGGTAGAGCGCATGACTGTTAATCATGATGTCACAGGTTCGAGCCCTGTTCGGGGAGCCAAATCCCACTCTGGATTGTTGACAATGAGTCTCTTTGTGGATAGAGTAGAAACCACCAAGATGCTTTACCTTGAATTGTCGTAAAGCAGTATTGCTCTGATAGACAGTAATCCTTAAATGGTTGATGTTTGTTCAATCAGGTTTGACAAACCAGTCTATCATATATGCTGATGTAGCCGAATTGGCACAGGCGTTAGTTTTAGGAACTAATTTTTGAGGGTTCAACTCCCTCCATCAGTACCAATTATAAATCAGTTAGTTCAAGGAGAGAACATACGGGCTTAGGGTAGGTGTATAAAAGCCGAAGCTATGAGCAGATATGTCAAGTACATTGGCAGACTGGTTACTAATAGTTTGAATCTATTACTGATTTATATAATTATATGCCAGAATACCAAAGTAGCAAATGGAGCAGACTGTAAATCTGTTGTCTTCTGGCTTCGTAGGTGCAAGTCCTACTTCTGGCACCATAAATCGTTTACATAGCATTCCGTGTAACGTTGAGATAAGCTAGTCACTTATCAACAATTGAGGGATGCATCCAGTATATAAGAAAAATGGCACCACTTATGTACTGTAGTATTTAGGAGTGTCCGAAGTCACAGTATTATTAAATTCGGTTAATAATATGCTCAAAGGTGATAAAGCAGTTGATAAATTTTGATGATAATTAAGCTATACTGCTTGAACTGGAATGACTATCCTGTGGTAGAAATCCACCGTATGATATTTGTGTCATCACAAAGTTACGATAAGACTTTACATGACGGTGTAGCATAATGGTAGTGCATCGGACTTTGACTCCGACTATATCTGTTCAATTCAGGTCACCGTTGCCATATGCATAATTAATCCTAATTGGTAAGGAAGTAGTTTGCTAAACTGCTAGTAATCAAGTAATTGATGTATAGGTTCAAGTCCTATATTCTGCGCCATATAATGATGGTATCTTCTAACTGGTCAGGAAACAAGGTTTTCATCCTTGCAATACGGGTTCAAGCCCTGTTACCATCACCAAATAGACAATTAATCGCCCTAGTAAATCTAACAAATAAACAATATAATTAAATTTAGGCGGTTTTAAATATTCTATTGTATAAGTATATTTATAAGGAAAATATATGAGAAAATTAGCTAGCATCAAACAAATATCCGAAATCTATCCAATAGAAGGCAAAGACAGAATAGTTTTAGCTATAATTGATGGGTGGAGTGTTATAGTACAAAAAACACAATTTAATGTTGGAGATAAGGTAGTATATATAGAAATAGATTCAGTACTTCCTGATAAGCCTGAATTTGAATTTCTAAAAAGCAAGAGAATAAAGACAATGAAGATGGCAGGAGTAATTAGTCAAGGTATTGCTTTTCCTCTCTCTATACTTCCTAAAAAAGAGTACAATATAGGTGATGATGTAACAGACATTATTGGTATAAAGCAGTATGAGCCTACGATGGACATTGAACCCAAAACAATAGCAAAGAATTACAAAGAAAAGTCTTTTTGGTATAAATTATTCCACAAGAAAAAAGATAATTCTTTCCCATCATTTATTGCTAAGACAGATGAAACAAGAATACAGAATATGCCATTTATTCTTAAGGATAAAAGTCCGTGGGTAGCAACAGAAAAGATAGATGGACAAAGTGGGACATTCTGCTTAGTGCGGCACAAAAGACTTTTACCATTTCTCAAAGATAAATTTGAGTTCATGGTATGCTCACGTAATTATAGACTGATAGAAAAGGATAATTCATCTTATTGGTATGTTGCACAAAAATATCATTTGGAAGAAGTATTAAAAGCGATAATAGGGGATAATAAATGGGTGGTTATACAAGGTGAGTGTATTGCCCCAAATGTACAGAAAAATAAATATAAGGTAAAAGAACCTGATTTATTTGTATTTAATGTTGTATATCCCAATGGTAGAAAAGATTCTATCTCTGCTAAATCATTGTGCGAAGGATGTGGACTTAAATTTGTACCTATAATTTCAACAAATTTTGTTCTTCCTGATACTGTACAAGAAGTGCTATCTTACGCTCATGACGATAGTGCGCTTGGTAATACAATACGAGAAGGAATTGTATTTCGTAGTTCTGATGGTGCTAGGAGTTTCAAAGCCGTTGACCCTTTATTCTTATTAAAGTATGATGAATGAGATTTTGAAAAATAGAAAAAAATTTCAAAAATCTTTTGAGAGTTTACCATTAGAAAGTTCACAGTTATGCTCGGGGGTTTTTTGGATTGTTGATATCAACAATATTGAAAGCAACAAAAAGTACTGCTTTCAAATACCGTGTGATATGAATGGCATCCCGGATAATGCAGAAAAGTACAATCTTAATGCAAAGAGTGGTACAACGTACAATCACGAAAAATTGTGGAAAATGTTAGGAAGCAAATTTACAAATAATAAACCTTATAACTATTATCCGAGAGGCAGGGTCGATATTTCTAATAGTAAAGTTATAGTTTATCTTAATCCTGTAATAAATACATCAGAAATACAGGAATTTATAAAGAAAGAGTTCAACTTAACATCACATAACGGTATTAAAAAAGTAACCTTCAAATCAGACGGTTCAGAACACTATAAATGTTACTTGGATAGATAGTAACTGTACAGTAAAACATCTGGAAATACCATAAGATTAAAAAATAAAAAACTTTTCCAAAACCTATTTGACAAATTATAAAAAGTGTTGTATAATATATTTGTAAGGTATCATTGCAGAGGGAGAGTATAGAAAATGAAAAACACATACACAATCGGAATGCTTAAGGATGAGGCTTGGAAGAATACTATCGCAAACGTAGGTATTATTATTGGTAAGACGAACAGAGAATCTGCTTTGAATAGCTGGTATGTAATTTGTGGAATCTGTTCTAAGTTAGGTGTTAAGTTTGATGCAAACAGTGAAGTCATTATCAACTAAATAGGTAAAGCAGGAAAAATCTTGGACTTATATAGTCTGATTAATTCATGTGTTCCTCCTAAAAAATATATAAACCTTTCTCGAAATTGAGAATACAAACTCCGAGTGCTATTATAGTGCATTTAGGAGGAAAGAGATTTACAACCATATTTATGGGGAGGTTTACTCTTACCCTTATGGGTAACTTAATTAAACCACAATCAAGTATGGGCGAAAGCCCTATATCGGAATGTAGCCTATCGTTTAGGCACACGGTTTGGGACCGTGATTAAGTAGGTTAGACTCCTATCATTCCGACCAGGATAGTTATATAAGCAAATATGAGTTCTGTCGTAAATAACTAAAAACTCAAATGAGTCCTTAAGCGTTAAGGTAAAACGCTCATATGCTGGTGTGGCTCAATGGTAGAGCAGCTGACTTGTAATCAGCAGGTTGATGGTTCGACTCCGTTCACCAGCTCCAAAATAATAGTTGGTGCTACGAAGCCTAATTTTTGCACTTTAAAACTTAACCACAGTAGTTCGTATATTTTAAGGTAAGAAAATTAGAAGGTTAGAAGCAGTAGTAAATGGAGTGAGATGAACAGCCAACAAAATTTATCGCTGCGTGAAATATGCAGTGTGAATGATGGATTTGTGTGTATAAAGATTGATTTGAAACTCACGTATTTATTGGCTACCTCTAATTGAATATTTGTCGGTAATATTTAATTAGATGACATATCGGAAAGACGATAAAAATTCTTATTGAATAATCCCACTTTAACAACTCCATCAAATCCCATAGATGAGCAATACATCGAGATACCCATCGAGGTCTAGAGCAACGATGGTAAAAATAAAGCCCCTAGAATGTTTTTCAGTATTCATTAATAACTGACATAGAGTAGAAGTGTTTAGGGTCTGTGCCCTCATATTGCAATAGAGGGAAACGGTAAGGACAAGGTATGGAAATCTACGGCAGTACGAAAAACCCTTAAATCTGGTACTTAATAAAGTACCAGATTTTTATATAAAATTATAAATAGTAAATTTAATGCTTTTAAATATAATTTATTGGAAATATTATAAATAAGGAAGTATATAAATAATGGAATGTAGGAATAATTTTATTATAAATAATATAACATATACATATATAATAAATAATATAAATATACGTATTATAGATTCTTATAAAATTATAAAAAGAAAAGATATGAAATCTGCAATTAAACAAATAAGAAAACAAGCAGCAAGTAAAGGATTTATCTATAAAAGAAATAATAAAGAATGGGTACAAGAGTGGAGAGCTCATAACTTATTATATGTTCTTAATTATGAGATAGATCGTACTAAATCAGTCGATTTAAATGAAGATGAGTCAAAATCTAGAAAAATTTTATACAAAATATTGTCATTTATCTATAATTTTATACATTAATGAGAGTTTTTTAACTCTCATTTTTTATTTTAAATAGTTGATATTTACTAAAAATTATAGTATAATTATTTTGTAAAATAAATTAATGTAATTTAAAGAGGTAGAAATGGAAAAAATTAAGAATTCTAAAAAATTAGAAGAGTTTTTAAATTTTAACAGACAGATTATTGCAGATTATAATTATCATATTGAAGCTCTCGATTTAGAAGACAAAAGATCACAAGATCTATTGCATGAATTAGAATTAGGTCCAGGAAAAAATAAAGATAAAATTGCTACTCAATTAAAAAAATCGCGTAAAGAAAGAAGAATACATAAAGATTTTATTGAGGTAAATGAACCTCTTTATAAACTTATAACTAGCGCAGAATATAAAGTAATTAATCATCAACTCACAGATATTCTAGGACAAATGAGGAAACAAGAAAAGCATCAACAGAATAGAATATATATACCACGTATAAATAATAAAGAAACTATATAGATTTAATTATATATAAGTAATAAATTATAAAAATAAAAATGAGAAAGGAAGAAGATGATGAAGGTGAATACATCATCGATACATACTATGTTGAATGTGAGAAATGTCACAAACGAATTCCTATTCTTCAGTTTAGGGAAGCTGATGCTATAAATCAGTGGAATGAAATTTATGCTGATATGCCAAAAGAAAAACTTGAGGAGGAAGTTAAGAGAATTTCAAGCCATTGAAGATTTTGAACCATTACCTATTAAGAACTTGAAAGGATATCCGTATGAGGTGGAGAATTAAAGCTAAAACAGCCCTTGATTGTGTTCACAAGGGCTTTGCGTGGATACCGACTAAAATAGGAGATTATATATATATATTGGCTTGAATCATATTACTATTATAAGTTGGGACCATACTATGCAAATGAGGGATGGACTCGTGTTAAGTTCAAAGATTATCAACTATGTGTTGAGGAAGCATGCTCTATGACAGCTAAAGGAGTAAGAATCAAATGACTTGTGAGGCAAAACAGAAAACAATCTATAATGATTTGAAAAAGAAACTTAAAAATAAAGAAAATTATCTGATATAATAACAGGTAAATATATAGGATTCACATTTAATAAGCAAATAGTAGAAAAATCACAAATGCTTTAAATACTGTCAAAGAAGAATAACTAAATAAATTATCTAAAAATTTTTAAATGTTCAAGGAGCTTAAAATGGAAGAAGTTAAAATAAGATATTCAGATAATCTCACATTGTCAGAAGCACTATCAGCAATAAATAATAAACAAATAGTGGGTGATATTTATACGCTTATTGAATGGCTTAAAAATAATCCAAACACAACCCCATGTCCATATACATATAGATTAAATAATATTACTGTTTCTACTTATAAAGAGGGTTCAGGACTTACAGTATTTGTTGGTAAAGATGAATATACAAGTAAAGATTCATAAGTTATGAATAAGAATAAAAGTATACTATAATGAATATGGAGAGCGGGTAACTATAATGTTTAATGTAGGTAATAAAGTTATAATAAAATCTAACAATAAAGAGGGATTTATCCATTCTATAATAGATGATAATAATTACGTAGTAGGAATATTTGATGACAATACAGTTACTATGGATATACTAAAACCATCAGACATCAGAATGAAAACGTGCAAGAACAAACATGGTGGTATATGCGATTCAGAAATTGGGGTATTAAGGTGCGACTGTTGTATATACCCATTACCCAATGAAGATGATATAAATTACACCAAAATTTGAAATTATACTAATAGTTGTTGTATATTATTTATAAGCGGAGGTTAATAAGATGACTATTAAAATGGCTTTTCCAAATATGTATTGTGGTGAATGTCCATATTGGTTGGCATATAATGAGCCTGATACATCAGTAGAGGAAAACAAAAAGATAGAAAAAATATGTAGCAATTGTGTTACTGCACATAATCAAGTTGGAGGTAATAATAAATGACTATGGCAGAATGGGCAAGAAATGAAGTTGAAATTGCTTGCAAAAGAGAAAATCCAAATAGAAAAGATGGCGAATGGGATTATGGGTGTGCTTGTTATGAAAGTGCCTTAAAAGCATATGAAAGTCTTTGTAATGATGACCATTCAGGAATGAGCTTTGGTATAACAAAGAATATTCTTATAAGACTTATGAATGATATTCCTTTGACACCAATTACTGATGAAGACTTTAAAATAGAAAATGCAATTATAGCTGATTTAGATGGAGAAAAGAAAATACAATGTCCAAGAATGAGTTCATTGTTTAAGTACATATCTGCAGACGGAAATATCACCTATAATGACATAAACAGGGTAATTTGTAAGAACGATGAATCGGATAAGGGTGGATTCTACTCACGAATGGTTAGTAACATAGTAAACAATATGTTTCCTATAACAATGCCCTATTATCCCACTGTTGAGCCTTATAAAGTTATCGTAAACGATTTTCTTTTTGATGAAAAGAATGGCGATTTTGATACAAGAGGTATTTTGTATGTGATTACACCAGATAAAGAAAAAATAGAGATTAATCGTTATTTCAAAGAAGAAAATGGTGGATGGATAGAAATAAGCCAAAAGGAGTATGAATCAAGACGTTCATTTTCATAAAAGTTAGGAGAATAGATGAATGATTAAAATAGTTAAACAGGGTGAAACTATATTTAAGATGGTATGCCCTCAATGTAATTGCATATATACTTACGAAATAGGGGATATTCTTACAGGAGGTACATATTGTCCGTGCTGTGATGAATTTAATCTTCATAGTGCAAGAAAAGATAATAATGCTTTATCAAATACAGTTGATAATATAAAGTATGAGAGGAATACCAATCAGGAGTAAATATAAATGGATTTTAGTTATGAAGAGGCACTTGATGTATTTAACAAATGCCTAAAAGCAAAATATATACATATTGAAGAAAATAGTGTAGATTATTGTGTAGAATTTATTGATGATACAGCATATATTTATTTTCAATGGTCTAATGGCAAAGTCGATTGGAAGAATAATTTTGACTTCCCTGCAACACCTTATAGTGATATGAAAATCAAGTGGAGATGTCATAGAGGATTTCTTAGAGTATGGAAAACCATTAAACCTTGCATAGAACAAATTGATTTCACAAAAGCAAAGAAAATAGTTGTAGTAGGATATAGTCATGGAGCTGCAATAGCAACTTTATGCCACGAGTATATATGGTTCAATTATCCTGATAAAAGGGATTGCTTAATAGGATATGGATTTGGATGCCCAAGATGTTATTTTGGTTTCAAGGTTAAGAAATCATTGAAAGAGCGTTGGAAAACATTTTATCCTGTTAGAAACTTAAATGATATTGTAACTCATGTACCTCCTCGAATATTTGGGTTTATACATACTAATAAGGTAATAAAAATAGGTGAAAAAGGTGTTCTAAATAACCACGATAATCCTACTTGCATAGCTGCACATTATGATGACAATTATAGGTTAAGTTTGAAGAATTGTATTAAACAGGAGGAAAAAAATGACACATCAAATAAATAAATTCGGAGAACAATGTTGTCCTAACTGTAAGCATCATCTAAATTGTGTAATGTTAACCAGCTTACCGCCACAGATTCAATATAGTTGTGATCATTGTGGCTATCTTGAAATAGATGGTGAGGTTATAAATGAGGGGACAAGTACCACAATAAATCAGTTAAATGATGACGGTACGATTTATACCATCAATAATTCAGATAAATGCCTTCATCCAAATATTACATTTGCATATGCAGATGCAGATGGTTTACATTATCGTTGTTATCATTGTGGAGAAGGTATAGTTACTACGTGGTATGAACTACTTAAACCAACAGTTGATAGAATAATAGAGGAGCACAAAAATGAACAATAAAGATTTTAAAAATGATTTAATCAGCTTACTCTATGACAATGGCGTAATCATAAGTGAAGAAGAGGCTAACAATATATTACTCATGCTGTTGGCAAAAGGCTATACTATTGGCAAAGAAATTGATGATACTTGCCCTTATTATACAATATCAACCGTACAGGTTGGCTCTACATTTTCAAGGACACCTATAATAACAAAGAAGATAGCAAGGTGTATGAGAACAAAAGAGATGGATGAGTGCTCATGCGAAGGGCATAAATCCAAGTGTGATTTACATAAAGAGTTTTTATATTAAATACTTAATATAAATTAAGCTAGGAAATTAAATCCTAGCTTATTTTATATTAGTTGACTTACTATAAGCTGTATATTATAATAATATAAAACAATACATTATTAAAGGATAGTTAAAATGGTTTTACCTAAAACATTAAATGAGCAAGATCAGAATGAATTGATGCTTGATTATAAACTGCATGGTAATAAAGAAGCTAGAGAAAAATTAATACTTTGTAATATGCGATTAGCAATGAAATTAGTAAATAAATATTGTTTTAGAGAAGCTAATATAGATGATTGTTCTTCTATTGCTTTTGAAGCTCTTACTAAAGCTATTGATAGTTTCAATATTACTTATTTAAATGATAATAAAATATCTACATATTTAACTAAATGTATACAACAAAATATATACAGATATCTTGACAGAACATATAATAAACCAATTTCACAAAAGTGCATATCATTAAATACCCCAATACAGGTTGCTAAAGATGGTGAAGAAGAAGTAATATTGCAAGACACATTAGCTGATGAAAATTTTGATGAAAATTATCTATATGATTTAATTGAAAAAAGAGAAATTCTTAATAAAATTAATAATTTTTTACAAAATCATTGTACTATTCGTACTCAAAAACTTTTTGCCTATAAATTCGGTTTAGGAGGTTATCCTGTTTTAAAGGAAAAAGAAATTGGTGAAATATTACACTATAAAAGAGGACATATTGCAATGATCTATGCAAGAGTTCTTAAATATATGAAAAATTATTTATTATACGGAAAAATTCCAAAGAATAGGGTATAAATACATAAATAGTTGTTTTAATTTAATTTTTATGTTATAATAATATTGTAAATAAAATATATACAACAATTATGAAAGGGTTATATTACTATGATTATTGATTTGATTCTAGACAGAAAAGACAATGAAGCATTTGATGGAGTTGATACTTACAATGCTCATGACTTTTATTTTGATTGTCTTGCTTATGGAAATATAGGTGATGACATTACTGAAGCAATGGATTATGGCACTGAAGCACAAGTAAAATGCGCTTTGTGTAAGTATGTTGATGAAAATGAATATAATCCTGAAATCAAAGATTATATCAATTCAAAAAATTGGTTGAGGTAAATAACTGATATAGAGGGAGTGAACAAAATGACTAGAAGAGAACTTATCAACGCAATATCCGAATTAAAAGAAAAGGTTGCCGAAATCAGTTGTGATGAAGTAACCGATTATGCTCGGTATGAGGTTTATATTGACCTCGATGCTGCCATCGACCATCTTGAAGAAAATGAAGAAAGAGAAGATTGGTATTGGTAATATGAAATCTTATATTTGTAGATTACGAAATATATATGGCTTTATTGTTGATGGTGCATTTATAGAAGCAAATAACAAGAAAGAAGCCTTGAAAAAGTATTTGATTGCACATCCGTATGCAAAAACAGACAAAAGCAAATATGATTACTATACAGTAGAAGAATATAATGGTTAAATACTACCCATCAAATACAAAGAGAGGTACTAACAATGAGAGTAAAGTTTATAGTTAATAACTACACGCTTGGTGCAAAAGTTAAATCTACACCAACAGATAAAATAATATCTCAAAGACGCATTGATAAAAGTCATACAGAAATTATTTATGAACTTTCATCAATTAGAGAACTTGATAGTTGCAGAAAAATTTTATCCACAAAAGAAGTTGTATTGTACTAATTGTGAGGAGGATTAATAATGACTCAGTTTGAACGCATAAAATCAATGAATATTAAGGAATTGGCAGAATTATTTTTAAGGTATGACTGTGAATACAATTGTTGGAGACCTATAGGAGCATATCCAGAATGTCAAAAGTCAGCAGCGATTAGAGCACAGATTGAGTGGCTTGAAAGTGAGGTTTGATAATAATGACATATTGGGTTTGTTGTAAACGTATTAATGGTAAAGTACAATATTTTACAGGTACGAATTCAAAAGGAGAGCATGAACATAGTATTAATAAAGATGAAGCCTTTAAGTTCAAAACTCTTGAACCTGCAGTTATCTTATTTAATAAAGGATATGCGATTAAGAAGGAGTACATATAATGGAAAAGAAAAAAGAATTATATTGGATATGTTGGAGGGCTGTAAAAGACAACATCAGGGAGTTCTTTACAGGCATTGGCTCTAATGGCGAATATGAAAATTCAACTGATGAAGAGAAAGCATATCACTTTAATACATATTCTGATGCAGAGCATATAGCACTAAGAAATAATTATAATACAGGCTATTGTATATAAAATTATGGGCGATATATAAGGAGTAATATATGATTGAAATTCGTAAACAGGGTAATACCATAGACAATAAAAAATATTTGACTGTTTGTCACAAGTGTGATTGTGAATTTTGGTTTACTAAAGAGGACTGTAAAGGGGATAACGGAAAAGGAGTATCTATTAGTTGTCCAGAATGTGGGCACACTTGGTCAGGAAAATATATGGGAAGTATTGCTTGGTGTGCTACTATAGATAAAATAGATACAAAAGACAGCAGAATACAAACAAAAGAGATTTTTGAGGAAATTGAGAAATTAGCTTTTCGGCTTCTGAATGATAAAGACTATGTTGCAGGTGACCTAATATGTGATATTGGTGAACTTAAGTTGAGGTATATGGAGAAGACAGATGATGACAGATAATGATATTATAAAAGCTTTAGAGTGTTGTCCCAAAGATATATTGTGTGAACAATGCCCTTTGAATGGAAAAAGTAATTGCATGAATAAATTGTATGAATATGCTCTTGATATTGTTAATCGCCAACAAGCAGAAATTGAAAGGTTAAAATGTGCTATTAATGAAATCAAAGACTTAGTGAAAGGACTTCGCATTGGATTTGACAATGAAATGGAATATGTATTTGATGAAACTTTGGAAAAGATAAATGAAATTTCTGAGGAGGTAAAGGAATGACATACGAAGAAGCGATTAAAGTGACTGAAAGTAGCAGAAGTAGGTGATACAGAATGACGAATACGGAACATCTAATTGAGAATGCAATCTGTTGTATTGAAAACGGAGAAACATATGAAGATTTCTCTGGTGCTTGGCATAACAAGGTGATGGCAGAAGAGAACAACATTGATTTAAATCAAGTTTTTCAAATGGCAATCTATATTGTATACACTGTAAAACAGATTTGGGTAAGTGATGCAGTAGCATATTTCCAGAATAGGGAACTATTTGACGATAAGATGAAAGAATATATCGAGAAGCTTATTTAATATCAGAAAAACTGAAGAATTAATAATGAATAAATCAGAGTTTTTTAATTATGATATTGGAGTGATACCATAGGAGGAATATTCAATGAGCAAAAAGACTTGTAAAGATTGTTTGCACTATGAAGTATGCGACGTGCAGAGTTGTGGATTGATAGCAGCAGACCATATTATTTGTTGGCTATTCAAAGACAAATCCGAGTTGGTGAATTTGCCGTGCAAGGTGGAAGATACAGCATATGAAATATTTATACATCATCGTCCTCCTTTTATCCAAGAAAGCACGATAGAAAAAATCATTATCAAACCAAAAGGATTATGGATTAAACTATCTCGGAATACAATGTATGAAACATCTATTTCATCACTCGGCAAAACCATATTTCTCACCCGTGAAGAAGCCGAGAAAGCACTTGCGGAAAGGAATATAGAATGAAAGCATATAAAGCATGGGATGAGGGTGCAGACGAACAACACTCAACTATTGTATTTGCTGAAAACATAAGAGAGGCAAAGAAAATAGCAATGGCAACAGATACTTGTGAGGATGCAAAAACGGTACAAAGAAGCAGACTATCTTTATAAAGGTTTAAGTGAAATTGATTGGTACGATGAAGAAACCAGAGTTGCTCTTGTTCGTGATTTCGGGTGGCGTTGCAATGACTCATCGTGGGAATGCGAAAAGTGTACTGCAAGAAAGTATTGTAGTTGGTTTGAGAAGGATAAGTATCAAGGAAATGGATTATATAGGAGTTATAGAGGAACCATATAAGAAATGAGTTATATTATATTCATTATTTGCTCACTAGTAAATGTTATAGTGAGCACACTAAAAAGTATTATTACAGTAAAAGGGAGTAAACTATCTGCATCTATAATAAATGCTATATCATATGCTATTAACACTGTTGTTATAGTTTATACAGCAAGTAATTTTGCTTTATGGATTAAAATACTTATCTCTGCATCCACTAATTTTATAGGCGTTTATATAGGAATATGGATTCTTGATAAACTTAAAAAAGATAAATTGTGGGAAATTAAAGGTATTATTGATAGAGAGCCAACAGAAGAAGATTATAAATACCTAAATATACTTACCACAAATAAAATTTTATTTACCATTCAAAAAACTTTAATGAATAAAACATTTATTTATATATACTCCTCAAACAAAGATGAAAGCAGACTAATAAAAGATGTATTAAATAAAATGGGTGCTAAGCATATTGTTAATGAGGAAACTGTTAAATTGTAAATATTAATTTAAAATAGTTGACTTAATTTAATTTATATGATACAATAATTATGTAAAATAATTAAGGAGACATATACTATGAGACGAGAAGATAAATATCAAGATACTCCCACATTCAAGTATTACAATGCGAATCCCAAAAATAGAATTACTACTGATTGTGTAGTTAGAGCTATATGTACAGCATTAATGATACCTTATAATCAAGTTGTTATGGAAATGGCTAAATTGCAGTGTGATACAGGCTATGATGAGAGCGAAAATAGATTAATTGATAAATATTTAACTTCAAAAGGTTGGAAAAAGTGTAATCAACCAAGAAAGACTAATAATAAGAAATATACTGGTATAGAATTTTGCAGTTACCTTAAAGAATTAAATAAGTCATCTATATATAAGAGATATAACAGAGTGGTTACAAACATCGGCGGTCATCATATAGTTGCAATAATAGATTATAAGGTAAATGACACCTGGAATAGTACAATGGGTAGTATAGGTACATATTGGATAAAGGAGAAATAATTATGTATAGAGAATTTGAACTTAAAGAAATTATAGATTCTTATGATGATGAAACTATAAATGAG